AGCACCGAAACGCTATTCCTGAAAGATCAAGTCCTGGGAGATCAACTTCCGGGAGGAAGGGGGTAGGGGAAAGTGGGCGCGAGGTTTGTTGGGTTGAAGATCGACAAGGGTTGGGTTTGGGGTGGGCCGGGTTGGCAGGGTTTCGTCGATCCGGGGTGACTTGGAGTGGGAGGACACGTCGAGCAGGACGGGTTGAGTTGAGTCGGGAGGGATCGTCGATCCGGCTTGGGTGGAGCTGGCTTGTGTCGACTTGTCGAGTAGGGCAAGGCGGATTGGGAAGGGTCGGGCTGTGTCGGGGTGGGAAGTCGAGCGGGCGGGGGAGGAGAGGGGGGGCAAGGGGAGCCGTGTCGAGTGGGATGGGGTTGGCGAGATGGGGGCAGTCGGGCAGGGCTGGGGGTTGAATCGGGCTGGGTCGTCAGGGCGGGGGGACCCGGGTCGCGTGGGCATGTCGGGTGGGTCGGATTGGGTGGAGTAGTCAAGTGGGTCGGGTCGAATTGGGGTGGGCCGGGTCGAGTGGACAAGTCGCCGCGGAACGGGATGGCCTGGAAAGTCGGAGAGCGGAAGGGGTAGGCCCGGACTGGCAGGCGAAGTCGACGGGGGAAGGCGCGGCCTGACACGGGAAGTCGACTGGGGAAGGTCCGGACTGGCATGGAAAGTCGAGGTGGGAAGGCTCGGGTTGACCTGGAGAGGAAAGTCGTGCGCGGCGAGGAGGCCTGGCATGGGGAGTCGGAGAGCGGAGGGGGGCGGCAGCCCGGGGTGGCAGGTCGGGTGGGGATGGGTTGCGGTGGCAAGCGGTGTCGACGCGGGAGGGAGTGCGCGGGCATGGGGCGTCGGCCCTGGGTGGACATGGAGAGTCGGAGGGAAGGGGAGAGGACTGGGTGGGGATGTCAGATAGGCAGGAGCTGGGTCGAAGCGACAAGTCAAGAGGAGGGACGGAAAGTCGGAAGGGGGTGGAGGAGTCCTGGGTAGGCATAGGCAGTCGGAAGGGGAGGGTAGTCATGGGTTGTCGGACGGGGATGGAGCGCGGAGGGGAGGGTTGTCTGGTCAGCGGGAGCGGGCGGGGTCGGAACGGTGTGTCGATAGACCAGGGCGGGCCAGGCATGTCGGCAGGCCGGGGAGGGCCGGTCTTGGCTTGTCGGGGACGGCACGAGGAGAACTGGGGTGGGGCTGGTTTGTCGATGGGGGCTGGATTGGGTGGCCCGGGCTTGTCGAGAAGGGCACGGGAAGAACTGGCCTGGAAAGTCGGAGAAGACTCGGCACGGGATGACAAGTCACAGGAAGCGGAGGGGGTTGGCGCGGATTGTCGGCAGGGAGGGCCGGTCTTGGCTTGTCGAGAAGGGCACGGGACGGCATGGCGTGTCGAGATGGACGGAGGTGAGGTGGCACGGAGGGGCTCGTCGACCGGCTGGACATGGGTAGGGAGGGCTTGTCGCGGGGAGGCAGGGATGGTTGGGAATCGGAATGTCGGTGCGGGCTGATCAGACCAGGCGCGCGGCGGGGCGGGCGGGGCGGGCGTGTCGAACAGGGGGGGCAGACGGGGACTGGATGGGCTCGGTTCGTCAGATCGAAGTGGGCTGAGAAGAGCTGGGTTGGGTTGTCGGACGCGGAGTGACACGGAATGGCCCGGGCAGGGACGTCGAGCTGGACAGGAGTAGATGATGGCTCGGGGCGACAGGTCGAGTGGACAGGACTGGGTGGGGATGTCGGGGCGGCGCGGAGTGGCCCGGATTGCGTCGTCGAGCCGAAGGTTACCTGGAGCGATCGTCTCGCCACCGGACGACCATATCACCTCTTGACCCCGATGTGGGGGTCAGGTACGGTCGAAACATGGAGAGAGACGCTAGCACCTTCATCGCTGCCGATGGTGACGAGCACGAGTCACCGGTCATGGCGCTGTACGAACAGGGCCAGGAGCTATGGCGCACGAGTGGCAAGCCCCCGATGCCGGCGCACATAGCCTTGGATGTCGCCAGCGATCTGCTGCTGGACGAGGTGCCCACTGACGGCGTGAAAGCGGTGGCCGCCCAGGCGCTCGTGATGCTCGCAGCCGAGCGGGGCGCCCTGATAGGGCTACTCCAGCGGTTCGGCTTTTCGGGGCACCTGGAGAGCATCGGCTACACCCAGGAGAGACTGAACCCCAGGCCTCGTCGCTGACGGCCCAGCCTTCCCCCTACAGCTCCACGAAGGAGAATCCACAATGGACGACATGAAGCCGTTGGCCTGGTTCGGCGACCCGGACCTCAAAGAACGAACGCTGCTGAAGCTCAAGGAGCATCGCACCAGGGACGAGTTCGCACAGGGGGTGTATCAACGCTTCTCTTCTGATGAGTGGGGCGTGGTGACCTTCAAGGGCTGTGCCCTTGGTTGCATGCTGCCAGCACAATCATTCAAGAGGGAGCACGTCGCGCGCCCGGCCGGTTGGCCCGGATGGGAACCTCTGACGGAGCAGACGTTCGGCATCCCGGCCTTCGTCGCGCGCTACATCAGCACCTACTTCGAGGGGCAGTCGTCATCCGAGAAGGCTGGCGACTTCGCCATCGCCGCCGTCGAGGCCATTCCGGTTGGAGCAGACCTGTCTGGCGTCGCAAAAGCCCTACATGAACGACAGGATGACGATGATGACGATGATGACGATGATGACGATGACGATGCGGTAGGGCGGAACGCTGCCGTCTTCCTCCGCCTCCTTGCGTCAGCTCCGGTCCCTGCGGGGGGTGAGTCGTGAACATCGACCCTGTTGGTACTCGTCGGCGACTCAGGCGAGACGTGGGCCGTCCGACGGCGCCGATCTCCGCGCCGACACCGGAGCCCAAAGAGGATAAGGTCGCCGCAGGGCTAGCCCTCTTTTCCTTGTTTGGCATGCTGTTCGTCGGCGTACTCCTCGCCTGGTTCGTCTTCCCGAATCCGTTCTCTCTCTCTACCGAGGAGGACTACTTCGTAGGCCACTGCCATGATGTCGGTGGGTTCGTAGCAACCAGCTATGGCGAGGACGAGGCCCAACGGAGGATCGGCTACGGAGGCGTCTACTCCGGTCCGGAGCTTCTGTGTCTGGATCGGGACGGTCATCGTCTCGACTACGACTACCAGGACTACGCGAGCTAGGTGCCCCGGTGTTCAGTCTCCTCGCCGATGTTGCGACCCCCGTCATAGCCCTGGGCGCGACGGCATGGGCCGTCCTTCAGGCGCGAGTGCTCAATCGATGCAAGCGCGAACAGCTCGCACGCAAGGCCTCAATGGAGCCGATGTGCCAGTGCAGCCATTCATTCAGCAGGCACGCGAACGGCCGTAGGTGTCAAACGGAGACCAGGTACACCATTAGTACCTACAACTTCGAATGGCGCCAATGTCCCTGCGTCCTATATGTGGGCCCCGATCCATCGCTCTCGGGCCTGTGGCATCTGCCGTTCGACGGTGGCGTACCCACAGGTCGCACAATCAGACAAGGAGACCTTCTCAGATGAGCACCTTGCGGGAGATGCTCGCCCAGGCGCTGGGAGAACAGCACGGCATCATCACCAAGAAGACTCCCTGGGAGGACCTGCCGCTGGGCGTCCAGGACATGTACCTGGCCAAGCAGCAGTGGATCGTCGAAGTGGTGTCGGCCTGGATCGAGGAACGGGGACCCGCGGTGGCCGGCACCCTGGCCCTGGCTCTGGCCGACGAGGCGCTCGACCGCCCGGTGCGGATGTGTCCTGACCAGTTCGAGGACAGCAACGGCCGGGTGATTGCTTGCAGCAAGGGGCTCCACGAGTGGAGCTACTATAACCGACACGAGTTCAGCAGGGTCCTGGAGACCGCGAGCAAGGAGTAGAAGGTCATGGGCACAAGGGGGTTCCTCGGCTTCGTCATCGACGGCGCAGAGAAGATCACGTACAACCACTTCGACTCGTACCCGGAAGGGTTGGGCAACGACGTCAGGGATTGGCTGTCCACAGTGGACCTGGCTCAGGCGGCGGATAGCGCCAGGATGTTGCGCGTCGTCGACCCCGACTCGGTTCCCACGGCCGAGGAGAAGGAAGCTCTACAGCAGTACGCTGACGCACATGTCGGGTCGCAGCGCCTGGACGACTGGTACGTCCTGTTGCGTCACACCCAGGGCGAGCCGGCCCTGATTCTCGCGGCCGGCGTCATGGGGGACAGCGCCGAGTTCCCGCTGAATTCACTCTTCGCCGAGTGGGGCTACATTGTGGACTTCGACAGCCAGATGTTCGAGGTCTACAAGGGCTTCCAGCATGAACCCCATGAGGAGGGTCGGTTCGCCAGCAGGACGGGCGACGGCATGCACGAGGGCTACTACCCGTGCCGACTCATCGCGCAGTGGCCGCTGTCGCAGATCCCTTCCGAGGAGGAGTTCCTTGCCGACATCGCGGCGGCCGTGAAGGAATGAACGAACCGCAGCACTACTGGATCTGGAGCAACGAGCACGGGGCCTGGTGGGGGCGCGATCACCGCGGCTACGTGAGACGTCTCCAGGATGCAGGCCGGTACAGCGAGCAGCAGGCCGACGAGATCGTTGCACAGTCCGGCCTCGGCGTCACCGATGAGCAGTGGCCAAACGAGGTCAAGATCGCCGTCACCAACAACTACCTTTCCCGTTCCGCCATGGAGGCCTTCTCCTCTGCGCCGGACTACGACTGGAGGCCCAGGCAATCATGAGCACCAACAACGAGAGCGACGACGACCCGAGTCGCAGGCTCAGGAACCAGATCATGAGCGAGGTGCCCCCGCACTTCCTCGCCGCCATAGACCGAGGGATCTCCAGCGCGCAAGAGTTGACCTCCGGCCTGCTCGCGGCGTACATCCTCTTCTGTATTGGCATAGACGAGGGCGACGCCAAGGCCACTGACTACAACTTGACGTACTTCAACGACAGGTGGGTCAAGCTCAGCTCAGCAGAGGGAATGATGGCGTTCATTACCCTGGCCGATCTCCTCCTCCAGGAGCTGCGCATGAAGCACGGCGGCACCTGGGAGCAGTTCCAGGCGGCCGGGATGCGGGGGGACTTGTTCTACGCTGACGATGAGACCAAGCAGATGCAGGACCTGTTTGCCGCCTTGGAGCCCGAGGCGGGATCTGGGTCGTGAACAACGAGCTAGTCACGACCTGTCCGTACTGCGGCCGGCAGAACGAGCTGCACTTCAATGTGGCTGGGGCCTCACCAAGCCCAGGAGACATCAGCCTGTGCTGGAAGTGCGGAGAGGCAGCCAAGTTCGGCCTCGACCTCTCACTGTCCAAGCTGACGGTGGAGCAGAAGGCGGACCTTAAGACCGAGGAAGAGTACCGTCAGGCCGTGGCCGCCCGCCTGGAGTCGCGCACACCACGAGAAGCCCTCGGGCTCTGGCGGCACATGCAGGGGGAATAGAGTTCTGTCCTTTATGGACAAAACCTGGAGAAGAGAGAGGGATGTCATGGACATCGGCAAAGAGATCAAGGAAGTAGAGTTCGAGCCGTTGGAGACCCCGGGTCAGGACGTCCCGGTGGAGCCCGCGGCGCCGTCGGTCCCGGTGACGGTGCCCCAGGAAGAGCCGGTCGGTGTCTGAGGTCACTAACCTCCAGTTCAGCGGCAGCGAGAGGGCCCTGGTTCCCGGGGCCCTCCGTGGCTACCGGGCATGGCTCTGTAATAACCGCAACGGCGTGCTACTGCCCCTTTCCTCCGGTTGGCTTGCCACCAAAGGTGAGCCCGTAAACGCTTGGCCGGTTCAGTGGCCCTTGACGGCCGTCTGTTATCCCGTTCTTGCTGTCGACATTCAGAGGGCAAGAAATCGTCGATTCCGCCCGCACGTGGGCTTCGAGGAAGCGCCAGCTCGACTGTGCGCTTGCGGCATATACGCAATGCATTCACCTAACGGCGATTACGATAGGTTCACGTCGTCTATGGTCTTTTCGTACGGAGAGATCGTTCACGGCTCCATCAGGGCCTGGGGCCGAGTGGTTATAGGTGAGCTTGGCTTTAGGGCCGAGAGGGCTCAGGTCGAAGCAGTGTGGTCGGACTATCCCTTTACGCGAAGTAACGTCGCGATGCGGTACGGAGTGCCTAGCTTCGAATCCAAAGAGGATTTCCTCAAGGCCTTCCCGCCGACCGGCGTGCGAGATCTCCTGGAGGAGAATGATGTCGAGTCCGGAGTACGCGGACCGCGCTGACGTGGAGCTGGTGCCGGGCTACATGCGCGCCTATCGGTTCTGGTCGCTTTTTGGCGGCATGCTGTCCGACGAAGCGCTAACGGATCACCCTTTGCTTCTCTATTCGCTATTCGGTCAGGGCCTGTACTGGGATCGGGGCGTGAATACGGCTCGCTGTGTCGGTTACATGAAGAGCGTTGTACCAACGCGATGGGCCTTCACGGAAGAGCAGTTCGGCCGCCAGTGTAAACGAACTCCAGAGCCAGACTGTAGTTGCGGATTCTATGGAACTCATCACGGACTTCCGTCTGAATACAGCGACTATCCCATTGGTGGATCCTTCAAGGTTTTTGGTCGGGTCATTCTCGGAACCTATGGACTGCGGGCCGAAAAAGTCGAGGTTGAGGCTCTATGCCTTAATTACAGACTGCTTCAAGGAAAGTCTCACTACAACAGAGCACACGAGCTGGCTGACAGGTATGGCGTTCCGCTATTTCTCGACGAGAGAAAGTTGTTGAAGGCTTTTCCGCCCGTAGACGTTTCTCCACTCCTAGGTACCGCGACTCCGCCTAACTACTACTACTACTACAGTCTCTAAGGAGGGCGCTCCAATGCATAAAGAGGATCAGAACTACAGCATGCACGGGATGCACGACGTACCCCTCTTTCCGGGTTTCCTGCGGGCCTATCGGAGCTGGGACTGTGATTGCTGCTCGGAGAACGATGGATGGCTGACTCGCATTCTTACTGGCCGCGTAGCGGCACATCTTGAGTCGGTCTACGTGGGCAGCCACTGCTGGCGTCCCGGCGTAAACGCGGCTCAATGCGCCCAGTTCGGGACGCGCTTCTCGGCAACTTCCGTGTCGGAGATGCTCGCGGCGCTTTACCCGCCGGGACGGAGACCGAAAAGGTGCTTCTGGGATATGCGGCCCAATTGCCGTTGGGCGCCAGACGGTAATGGCGCGGCCGGGCTGGATTGCCAATGTGGCTTTTATGGTACGCATGGCGACTTCCCGTCAGATTACATCTACACCCGCTCCATCCACGGCTCCTTCAAAGCGACGGGGCGAGTCATTCTGGGGAAGAAGGGAATACGGGCAGAGAAGGCCGAAGTCGAGGCCCTGGTCGGTGGCGGAAAGCATGCGGGAGATCTGGCTGATCGCTTTGGTGTTCCTCTCTTTCGGACCCGGGCGGCGCTATTGAAGAAGTTTCCGCCCATGAGCGACGTAGTGGGATCGATGATCGATGGCTGAGTATTCAGGTGCCGGAGTTACCGACCTGGTTCCGGGAAGTCTTCGCGCGTTTCGCGTCTGGGCCCTCACGAGACCGAGTGATGAGTGGGCTTTTTCTCGCGGCAGAGGTTGGCAAATCCAGCTTAGCCTCACTTCGGTGTCCCGTTCCTATGAATGGATTCCCGGAATCAATAAGGCTAAATGTCTAAGGGGAGTCTCTCTATTTAACCTAGACGAAGCTCACGACGTCGCTACATGTACGTGCGGTTTTTACGGTGCGTATAAGGGAGTGCCTAGCGAATACTACTCACTCCCTATTTGGGGCTCCTTTAGGGCGTCAGGGAAAGTGCAGCTGGGCACCAGGGGAGTCCGTGCCGAAAAAGTACAGGTCGAAGCGCTCAGCCTCCGTCCGTACGCCCGAGTCACTGCCCATATCCCTACTCGGGATATGTTGCTACACCTTGGCGAAACCTATGAAGTCCCAGTCTTTGAGGACTATAACGATCTCCTCGACGCCTATCCCCCGGAGAGCCTCGACAACATTCTTCCATCGCTTGCCGAGACAATTCGACGAGAGCGAGAGATGGCAGAAGAGGAGATGGCTGCCGCCGCTGCCGCTTTAACCGCCCAAACATTGGGATTCGTCAGCCTTGCGATCACGGGCTTCGCGAGCATGGCGCGACAGCTCACCCAGAGCGTGGGATCCCTCAATGCGGCAATCGCACCTTCCCTCATCGACACTCGGAGGGAATCTCGCGCCATCAGGGCTTTCCGTCATAGGCAAAGAAAGAAGCGGATCAGAGAATGAAGCTCATCATCGCCGGTGATACCCATGGCCACCTCGGGCACGCTAACTACCTTGTCCGTGAGGCCAAGAAGAACGAGTGTGACCGGGTCGTCCAATGTGGAGACTTCGGCTACTGGGAACACATGCGCGAGGGCGTCTACTTCCTGGATCAGCTGAACAACTACTGCGAGCAGAACGGGATCACGTTCTACTTCATCGACGGCAACCACGACAAGACGTCGATGTTGCTGGAGCGCTACGACAACGACGAACACAGGGACGAAGAGGGATTCCTCAAGGTTCGGGAGTTCGTGCGGTATGCACGGCGGGGCCTACGGTGGACATGGGATGGCTGCCGGTTCATCGCCCTGGGTGGCGCGTACTCGGTCGACAAGGACTGGCGCCTGGACAAGGAGTGCGATCACGTCAGTGCCGATTACTGCACGAAGGAGAAGCGCGGCCGGGCGGAGGTCGACGATGCGTTTGCTCACTACGGCGCCCGTCAGCGGACGCACGTCCATAAGTACAAGCCGCAGTCTTTGTGGTTCCCCGAAGAGGAGATGTCCGATGTGGACATGGAGCAGATCCTCCAGAGCACATCGGACGACTCGTGATGGAGGCCGCCGCATGAACCTGCCCAGCACCCTGGTGGAAGCCGCAGCGCGCGGACTGCATGCCCACGATCTAGCCGTCCAGGAGCCGTCGTGGAGCGAGATGGAGGACTACGACCGGGACAGCTATCGCAGTGCGGTCTGCACCACCCTCGCTGCCGCTTTGTCCACCTGCACCGTCCGCGAAGAGTGGCGGGCAAAGATCACCTACGAAGACGGCGGGGTCGGCCACACGGGCTGGGTTGTCCGGCCGGACCTTGTGTTCGGCGTCGACTACCTGACGCGAATGAACCCCGGCGCCCGGACCACCGTCGAGCGGCGGCTTGTGATTGAGACCGAAGGAGAAGAGACGAAGTGAGCTACGCGAACCCGTACATCGTCTGCGACTTGTGCAAGAAGAGAGCCACGGACGGCAGCATCGAATCGGGCCGGTTCCGCAACATCCCCTGTGGCCACGCGGCGGACTTCCACTCCGTCTGCCCATCGTGGGGGCCGGTCGACGACTGCCAGTGCATCGAGCATCTGGGCCGACGCGATCACGGCAATCCGCTCCTGCCGGAGTCCGCCGATGTCTGACATCCCCTGGACCCGTCGCTGCGAATCGAACGCCTGCATCGAAACCGCTGCCGTCGGCGACAAGGTCCACATCCGCTCCACCCGGACACCGGATCAGGTGCTGATCGTCGACCGAGACGAGTGGGAGGCGTTCCTGCGCGGGTCGGAGCTGGCGGGCGTCGACCTGGAGGCGATCCGGGAGCACTGGCTAGCGTCCGAGCAGGTCGTGGTCGTGCTCGACGGCGGCCTGCCGATGAGTTTCGTCTGCTCGCACGAGGATCCGCGATACGTGATCGAAGCCCTGGTCACCGAGGTCGAACGCCTACGCTCGCAAGCGACCTTCGCCGGTGCCGCGCGCCGCCCCAGGGATCGGGGACAGAAGCCGATCTCTGGCGCCACACCGCCACCAGAACGCCGCTCCGGCGTGGCGATCCGGGCACGCGTTGCCGACTTGCTCCCGTCCAGGGCGAAGGATCTTCCGTGGACATGGGCTGACGAGGACCGAAACACCCGGACCCGCCAATGCCTTTGCTGCGGACGCCCTGGTCATTACCAGCAGATGCTCGAAGACCATATGGCCGCCCATGGGACCGAAGGGCTCGGGATCGTCGTCGAAAACGGCTTCGTCGAGGACGGACACCATCGAGTCGTTGCCGCCATCAGTCTTGGGATTGACGATCTGCCCACCGAATCGGGCTCGGAAGCACAAGCCCGGTGGGTTAGGGATCACGGCCACGTTGACTGGTCTGGCCGAAAGTTTGGTGACCGATGACCGAGGTTGAAGCCCTACGCGCTCAGCTGAAGGCCGCCGAGCGTGCCACCTGGGACAAGGCCATCGCAGCACTGCGAGATGGCGACCAGTACCACGCATGGCGCAACCAACTACCGGAGTACCCGGACACACCGGACTGCTGCCTCCACTGCCACCTGATCGCCGCCAACGGCCTACACAAGTCCGAGCTCGTCGCCGCGTTCGAACGGGACCAGGAGTACCACGCCGCCCAGACCCACGCCGCCCAAGAAGCCCACCGCCGCCGTACAGGAGAAACCTGATGATCGTTCCACCCTCCGTCCTACAGCCCGTGCCGCTGGCGACGCCTCACCGGCGCAACCCGGCAGGTGCCTGATGGGCGTACCACACGTCAGCACCGAGTGCGACGAGCACCATGACCTGGTCCGCGACTTCGGCGGCGACCGCCCCACCATCACCGTCCTGTGCGGCTCCACCCGGTTCGGCCACACCTTCCAGGAGCAGAACCTGCGCCTCACCATGGCCGGCCACATCGTCCTGTCCATCGGGTGCGACACGCGCTCCGACCATGAACTGTGGCGCGACCTCGACGAGGCCGCCGTCAACGAGCTGAAAAACAAGCTGGACGAGCTGCACAAGCGGAAGATCGACCTGGCCGACGAGGTCCTCGTCCTCAACGTCGGCGGCTACATCGGACAGTCCACCCGATCCGAGATCATGTACGCCGCCAAGGCCGGCCGGCCCGTCCGCTACCTCGAGGAAGACTCGGCCCCGCTCGCCGGCGACGAGTACAACGGCTTCACCATCGACGCGTTCCGGATCCCCGGCCGGCCGGCCGACGCACGGGTCGTGCTCCGCCGCGGCGGGGAGCTGGTCCGCGAGTTCGAATATCCGACCTACCGGGTCTGGACGCTGCTCGCCCACTGGCGCGAAAACGTCGAGGTCAATCCGGAAACCCACGCGCCGCCGACCTCGATCGAGCGGAAGGCACTGGACGCCGCGGTCGTCACCACACCGGATCCGTCCGACTTCGAAGGGCCGTGGGATCGGGATCGGCCGCCGCCGTTCTGACCCTGACCCTGACCCTGACCCCGCTTGCATCGACAGGAGAGAAAATGAACACCGCCATCAACCTGGACACCCTGCAACTAGCCAAGGGCGCCCACGACAGAACCGCTATTTCAACGGACATCCCGACCTTGTAGTGCAGGGTGTCTATCCGAACAACGCAGTGGCGGCGGGTGAGCAAGGCGTCGAGATCAAGAGCACGCGGAGGGCGGGCGGGGCGGTCGACACGCATGGCGCTCGGCGTCAATGGATGTGCGTCTTCGTCTACGCGGTCGATGACGCGACGGAGCCAGCGTGGGATCGGGCGCCCATGTCGTTTACCGAGGTCTACCTAGCGTTCGTCGAGGAAGACGACTTCCGTCACAACCCACGTGGTGAACTAGGCACGCGAACGGCGACTCTTCACAGCGACGGCTTAGCCAAGCTACGGCGGGGCTGTGTTTACTACGACCGTCCAGGGTTCACCCTGCAGGCCCGACTTTGAGACGAGCCAGGCTAGGGATTGCCTTCCGCGCGACGGCCACGTAGTCCGGATCAAGTTCGACGCCGACACTTTCGTAGCCGACGGCCTCGGCCGCAGCGAGGGTCGATCCGGAGCCGGCGAACGGGTCAAGGACCACGCCTTCGCCGAGCGGCAGCACCGCTCTAACGAGCTTGCGCAGGAACTCCTGAGGCTTCAAGCTCGGGTGATTCGCTAGGCGCCGCTCGGTCGGACGCGTGGGTCCCGATCTGATTACGTCGCCGAACGGCTGGCTGTCACTGATCCGTCGCAGACCGCCGGTTTTCCACTTGCGAAGGTTGTCAGAGATGCGCCCTTGCGGAACCTTTCGGAATAGCAGCCACGGCTCCCACTGCGATCGGGGCATGACAGAAACGTCGGGAAACTCGTCATGGGCATTCTTCGGTCGGTCGCCGCCGCGCATCGTCTGGACTAGGCGAACGATCTCGCCGCGACGCTCTAGTCCAGCTTGGTGCAGCGAGACGCTCACGAGGTGCGACACAAGCGGGTTCGCAGCGACGACCACATGGGCGCCTGGGACGAGGACGCGCCGGACAGCCTCGCCCCACTCGACGAAAAAGCGTTGCAGCTGTTCGAGATCGGCCTCTGTCAGAGTGGTAAATCGCGGCAGCGGCGCTCGCTGGTGCCCATCGAACGATGGTGGGATTCGCCACACGCCACCGCGCCGTGCGCGCAGCTTCGCCTGTTCCAACTCGGTGTACTCCACCAAACCGTAAGGCGGGTCAGTCACGCACGCGTGCAGGCTATTCGGCTCCTGCGCGGCGAGCCAGTCGAGGCAGTCGGCCTGGTACAGGCTCGCCTGCCCGAACGTGAAGACTGGCCTGCCCAAGTGTGGCACGCGCATGGGCCGCCCTTCGTCAACGACAAGGCGCAACGGAACAGCCGTGGCGGTCATCGGCGCCGCAAGACTGTACTGCCCACGAGACGTTTGGGCGAAGGTGTTCGGATTCAGGCGTAGATAGGACCGAACCGACGACTGGGCAACCTCTCCCCCGAGCGCCTCCTCCACCGCGCGGTGGATGGCTACCGTCGAGGCGGACGCACCTTTCAGCGTCTGCATGTACGTGATGATCGCGTCCCTCACGACCCCGGGGCTCCGCCGTACGGCCATGTCCGACCCTCCTCGACGACGTCCAGACGTCAAATCTGGATGTAGTAAATCAGCTCAGCGGGCTGACATCAAGGATCTGGGCGAAAGTGGCCGACGTGTGTCGGCGGTGAGTGTTGTTGTGTGCGTAGGCATCACTCGACGGTAGCCGGGTTGGCGCGTCAGTCGCCGAGCCACGCCGCCGCCATTGCGTCGAGTCGCAGTCCTGACCAAAGACAACGGCCCCGCCCTCGACCATGGGGGCGGGGCCGTTCGCGTGCGGACGCTACCCGTCGCGCGGCCACTCGCGCAAACGACCGAGCGGGTTCGTCTGACCCGGGGTTTGGTCGTATAGCCCGTCGAACAGCCCGACGAGCGGGTCGCCCCCGGGGTGCCCGCCGTAGAAACCTACGTCAGGGAATCCCGCGGTCACTGCGTCGATTGCGGCGCGGTACAGCTCAAGGTCATGAGGAGCGCAGAGATCGACAAACTCGCCCGGTGCGAAGCCGCGGCCCGCCGCCAGGGCCGCCGCCAGGGCCGCCGCCTGGGACGCCGCCTGGGACGCCGCCTGGGACGCCGCCGGGGCAGTCCTTCAGCCCACAGTGGACACGCCGGACTCGGCTATGAGCCTGTTCGAGCACATGACCCGGCCCAGCTAGGAGGTGACCGGGTGGGGCCGAAGACCACCACCGCGCCGCTGGGTGGCATCGGGCACGGCCCCGAACCGAACCGCACGACTGCACTGTCCACAGGCGACACGAGGGGGGCCGTAGTTCTGGCCGGCGAACGGATCTCACAGGGCGAGTGGATACGCGCCTTCCGGGCCATGAGGTTCGGAACTGTGCGTGGCGTCCGCGCAGCCACGATCCGCGCCGTGGGGCTCACCTTCGCCTCGTACGCCGACTTTGAGGACGGCGACCGGATCTACCCGGGCACCGCCCTCCTGGCCGTCCACATCTACGCCGGGTCCGCGTTGGCGTACGACGTGGGGCATCCGGTGCCGGTGTCCAATGTGGTCCGGCACGGGTACGCGCTCAACGGCCAGGTCGCTCTCGTCGACGGCGCTGACCACGCGCCCGATGTTAGGACAGGACTCCGGTGGACGTGATCATTGCCCATGACAAGCCCCGTGGTGCCGAGCCCGGCTGGAACCGGAAGAACTTCCCGGAGTGCTTCCCGAACCAGGATCGACTCCAGCGGCCAGTCGAGACGCTCGACCCCAAGTTCTTCTTCCACGACCACTTGCACTGGCTGTATGTCGACGACATGTGGCACAGCCACAATGGGCCCACTCGGGATATGCACATGACCAAAGTGTTCGGGCTGCACTGTGATCCCGACGCCGCGGAGTCCAAGGACTATCACAAGGCTAAGTCGTGGTGGCCATTCGACACCGAAGAAGTGACTGCTGGTGAATAACGAGGAGGAAGAGGAGCTGCGAGGGAGGTTCTTCGAACTGACCTCGGACCATTTCCCGTTCGTGGTCGAGTTCTTCCGGCTCACCGACAGGGATGGCGTCAACCCGATCCATCGGATTGAAGTCACGGGCGCTGGAGCCGTCGAAGTGCCCCGCCTAGGTAACGCGAAAGATGGTCTGGTTTGGGTTCGGACCATCTTTGCCAATGGCAAGATCCGAGATTCAAGAGAGGTACTCGAATGATCACTCTTCCCTGGTGGGCCTACGTGCTCATTCTCCTGACGTTCTGGAGTATGGGAGTGATGCAAGGTCCGCCCATCACGGACATGATCCGGGAATGGAAATACAACAGGTCTCGCCGGAAATGGAAACAAACGGCCTCGTCGGTAGTACTATGACCGCATGGCGGGCCGGCTCTCCTTAGTCTTAGCTCGACGCTGGGCTGATTGCGAAGACTGCCCCGAGCAGGAGCAGGAATTCGTCACGCCGGGCACCCTGAAGAACCCAGTCGCCACCGAGCGACTCATGGAGTACTGGACCCACGGCAAGGGCGCCCTCAAGATCCGCTGGGGCACCGACGGCTCGTTCCGCCGCTGCGTCAAGCACTTACGGAAGTACTTCCCGCAGAACCCCAACGGTCTGTGCGCCAACCTCCACCACCGGGCGACTGGCGAGTGGCCACGTGAGCACGGGAAGCTCGGCATCCCTTCCTGACCTCGCTCCATCGGGCTCTGACGCTAGGATCGTTGGCATCCATCCGCGCGGCCCCGAGGGGGATGTCTCTTGATCAAGCGGTTCGACTATGAGCCAGGGCAACAGGTAGAGAAGATCGGCGGCGACTACACGTTCAAGGGTGTGGTCGTTGCCGCGTTTGAGAAGACATCCCGGGCTGAGCGCTACGTGATCGAGGACGACCGCGGCATGCTGCACATCCACAGCGCCAAGGACCTTAGGCTCGCGACCAGAACACCGGACCCCGAGCACAGGGAGAAGACTTGATCTTCAATGACGACTACCTCCTCTTCCTGGACGTGGCCAGAGACTTCTTTGCCAAGCATGGCGGAGTGGACTTATCGACTCAGCTGATCAAGCTTCAGGAGGAAACTGGAGAGGCTGCCGCGAGCTACATCGGCCTTCTCGGCGCCAATCCGCGCAAGGGCGTGACCCACACTGCGCGCGACGTTGCCGACGAGCTTGCTGACGTTGCGATAACGGCCCTCATAGCCATCAAGTTCGCCGGCTTCGATCCCGATTCGGTGATGGCAGCTCAGGCGATAAAGACTAAGCAGCGACTTGCAGAATGGTACGAGGAAAATGGCAGACCAGAAGACGAAGATCCTGTCGGTGACGATGGCTGACTGTGACTTACAGACGTTTGCGGCAGGCGGCAAGGGTGGCCAGCGACAGAACACGTGCAACACGGCCGTACGCATCATCCACCGAGCCTCCGGTGCCCGCGGCGAAGCTCGCGACGAACGCAGCCAATGGGCCAACAAGAAACTGGCCTGGCGCCGGATGTACGAGTCCAAGGAGTTCCAGCTCTGGCTGCGCCGCACCACCGGCCAGCTGGCCGTGGCCGAGGCCATGATCGATGAGATCGAGGTAGCGTCGGCCGATCTCCAGTTCGAGACACGCCACCAGGGCCGCTGGGTCCGTGTCGACGAGGCCAGCCTCCGTGCATGACGACTATGAGGTCGTCGAGGCCCAGGTGATCGTCTACCGCCGTCCGTCAGACGGCCGCTATCTGGTCGAGATGTGGATGCCGATGGAGCCTGACGACCAGTGCGTCAACCAGGGCCAGACGTACAGTTACTACATCGGCCCGGTCAAGATGCCGATGCCGGACATAGTGATCAAGGATTTGACCGAGGAGCACTAGTCGCTGGCTGCTTTTATCGCCCGTTCCAGTCGTGCGGCAATTAGTGGTAGGTAGTCCGCTTCTCGCTCGATCGCGATACAGCGAACGTCCTCGGCAACGCACGCCTCTGCGGTCGTGCCGCTGCCGACGAATGGATCGAGCACTACGCCGCCAGGCGCCACCGCGAGACGCACAAGCCAGCGCATCAGCGCTAGCGGCTTGACCGTCGGATGGGCGGTCCCGTCGACCTTCGGGCGCTCGCGGGTCGGCGCCTTGGCCTGATAGCGGAAGGTCGGGAAGAATCGCGACGCCCCGCCGCTGTCGCCGTACCAACCCTCGGCGCCCCGCTGGGTGCGCCAGCCGTCCTGGCCAAATTTGGCCTTTCCGCCGTGCGCCCGCGTGGCCGGATCTTGCGAGTGCAGTGCCCCGCTCTGCTCGTCGAGTTCGGCCACCGGGCAGCCCGGCACGCAACCGGCAGCGCAGGCGTCGCCGACCGGCGCCCCGTCCTCGTCGAGCAGCGGAGCGTGTGAGAGGACAACGTTGGTCGGCCAGCGTCCGGCGTCGTTGCGGCGCGAGCCCGGACTGTGCCAGGAGTCGCGCAGCGTCTCGCCGCCGCCGCCGGGCGAGACCTGATGGTTGGCGGGATTCTGGCCGTGATTGCCCCATACGCCGCTGTCATCGTCGCCGAACGCCACCCGGCACGCGTCGATGTTGAGCGCGCCCGTGCCGTGCGCCACCACGTTCTGCGCGACGGTCCCCGTCAGCGGCTTACGCGCCACCACGATCGGCTCATGGCTCGACCCGCCTTGCGCGCCCGGGGAGACGTGAGGAGTTTCCGATGTAGCAAGGATGTCTAGGCGTGAGCCTATTCTATCCAGTAGCGGCACGGGTTTATGTCCGACGACAATGCTTTCCCAGGCCGGCTTAAGCGCCGTGCCCCAGCCCGCCCAGCGCTTCGCGTCGTCGGTCGCAGGAGCGGTGACGTTGAATATCGGATTTAGCGGCCCGGCTGGCTTTACGTGACCTCTGTCGCGCGCCTCGAATCCAGGAGATCTGGCCCCAGCGCTACTGCGACCCACGACCTCGCGTTCAACCCCGGCCGCCTTATCGATCGCTTTGCTGACGTCGAGCGACTTAGGAAATCCGCTTCCGTACAGCCACATGATCGTGTCGCGGATCTCGAAGCCGGCGTCCTCGACCGCGCAGGTCAGCCGATGTGACGTGCGCGTCCCGCCGAACGCGAGCAGATGCCCGCCCGGCTTGAGGACCCGCAGGCACTGCTTCCAAAGATCGACGTTGTACGCGATGCCCGACCCGTCCCACGGCTTGCCCATGAACCCGAGCTCGTAGGGCGGATCGGTCACGACCGCATCGAGGCTGTCCGCGGGCAGTCCGGCCAGCACCTCCAGCGCGTCGCCGTGGTATAGCACAACCGGCTGTTGGTTATTCGTCATATGGGATTCCAGTTCTGATCTCGTCGCCATGCCTCGTTGCCTGGCGTCTTCCGCCAGGCCTCTTGAGCCACCTGGGCTGCCTGTCCAAGCTCAAGCTCATAGTGCCGACGCAGACAGCCCGAGCACCGGACGACGCCGGTAGTCTCGATCGAGACCACCGCGTGACCGCCGCATTCATCGCACGTCCAGGACACCAGTGGACCGCTCTCGGTTACGGTGTATAGCCTGCCGCTCGGGTAGCGGAACTGGTCACCGATCTGGACGGGCACCTAGAAGCTCCCCAGCACGCCGTGCACGAGGATGTTCTGACGCAGTCCTACGTACGTGGAGTGGCCCCCGACTTTGCTTGCTATGTAACCCATGTTGCGTAGCCGCTGCCCCAGCCGACGCCGGCCGACGGCGCCCAGGTGGTTGTCGGTGCAGTACTTCTGGTACAGCACCTGGATCGCGGAGAGCCGGATCTCGGCGCCCGGCTCCTCGACCAGGACGCCCTCCTCTAGCTGGTCCCGCACGAACGAGCTGACCGTGTCCACGTCCAAGCGATAGGCCTCGACGTCCTTGGTGATCGCGTCGGGCTCGTCCAACCCCTGCGCCTGATAGGCCTGGAGGCCCGCCAGGAGCCAGTTCAGGATCCCGTCGCGCTCGGTCAGAAGGTGGTTGTGATAGCCGAGTATCTCTTGTGGACCGTTGGCGGTACCGAACTCGGTGTTCATGGGAACGCTCTTAGTCCGTCGCCACATCGCGTTGTCGTCGGAGTTCACCTTCGGCAGGAAGTTCGTAGCGATCCAGACCACGCACTGGGCCCGCCAGGATTGGAACGGCTCGTACAGCCCTCGCGAGCTGACAATGTCGTTGCCCGTCACTCGCTTGACCAGTTCCTCGTCCAGCTGGGCACCCTCGGGCATCTCTGATGTGGCCACGAAACGCTTGCGTCGCAACTGATGTAGGTCGAACGAGGTCTCGCTCTTCTTCAGCCGGAAAGTGGTCGCCGGTGCCGTCTGTCCATAGCCGCTGAACATCTCCGTCATCACGGAGGTCAGCACCGACTTACCCGTACCGCTGGGCCCGTGGAGCATGAACATGGCCCGCTCCTGCGGCACCCCGAGCATGGAGTAGCCGAGTGCACGCTGCACATAGTCCCTAATGGAAACATCAGGGAAGGCGTCAACCATGAACTGGTCGAACAGGGGGCACGTCGCGTCAGGGTTATAGCTCGCGCCGAAGGTCAGCGTGTTCAGGTCGGCCGGGTCATGCGGGCGCAGGGTTCCGGTGTCCAGCTCCAACGTGCCGTTAGGCAGGTTCAGGTGGTTGGGATCGCGGTCGAAGTCCTCGGGCGTCACGGAGATCCCGGGCTCGGTGCTGAACCGCCTAATCGCGGCCTGAAGGCGGCCGTCGTTCTTGCCCTGCACAGCTAGGCCATAGCGCTTGCGCGCTTCCTTCTCCTCGTCGCCGCCCATGCCGCGCACTTCTTCCAGCTCAATGGAAGCGGCGGCTACAACACGTTCGGCCACGTCTACCGCGGCCCGCTGAATCGCCTGGTAGCGATCCTCAATCCAGGATGAGCCGGTCCACATGTACCACTTCTTGTCGATCGTGTTGAAGCGGAACGTGTCTCCGTACTGTTCCTTCATTCGTCGGCCACTACCCGTGTCGGTGAGGTCTAATCCCCCATGTGAGGGTAAGGCTACCTCACTCTTCGAGTCGGCCGTCCAGGGCGAAAGGGCTGGAGCCGGCGAAACATCTAATGATCTTGGTCGATCGGGGCGTAGCCGGGATAAGGCCCTGGCTGCGGCCCGCATGTCGTCGTTGTGGTGATAGAAGGCATAGACGCGGAACTTGCTCAACGGCTCCTCGGTCGGCAGTCCGGCCGAGGTTGACCAGACGTAGAGACAGTCGCTGTCGCCGCGGTATCCAGTAGACGCAGAGTGCCCGTCTCGAATGTCCTTGCCGGGCCGAACCCAGAACGTCTCGCCGCCCACCCGGTGACTGATCTTCCAGCCCTGGCCAGTGAACCAGTCGTCCTCCCAGGAGGCCGTGCGATTGAACTCGGTGCCCGGTCGGGTGTCCAGGTCGTCGGCTGGCCGTACGGCCGGGAGATTGGCTCGTGGCAGGGTTGGTGAGGCCTCTGGTCGGGCGTCCAATGCGGCCGTGATGGCGGCGTGAATCGCCATCCGCTGCGACCAGGTGATGCACGGGATGACGCCCTGCTTGCCGGCGACTGTGGTCCACGGCTCCCCGGACTTGTGGCAGTTGCCGCCGGTTGGCGCCACGATCACGTAGCCGCCCTCACCGCGGGTCTCGGCGAGCACGCGCCAGAACTGCCGGTCCGGAAAGTCGGCCAGGATCTTCAGCTCTTCGTCGTTGTACTCGTCTGACCGCGCTACCCGCATGGCCAGCTTCGTGTTGCCGGGGATGTCGTGCCCAGGGACCCGGTAGAGGACGTGGATGCCGCCGGATGGGCTCCACTCGGCATATCCGAGCGCGAGAAGACTGGACCAGATTTCCTCGACGCCGCGTAATTCGCACTCGCTCTTAATGCGGCTGAGCGAGTCGCCGTCTGCCGCTCGGCCCTCTAACTCAACGAGTTCTAGATTGCCCGATACTTTGCCGCAGATAACCGCGACACCGGCCTGTGGGAAACGCACTTCCCACCAGCGTCGGACCTCTCCTCGGGTCGGGCGGGTCTCCTGGTAGTTGACCTCGCCGCGCTTCCAGTCGAAGTAGGGGGCCTTCGTGCCGCCAGGTCTGATCGGAATGACGGAGCAGCCGCCGTCGAGCCAGGGAAGAGCAATGTTGGTGACATATTGACCAACCTCTTGCTCGGGCACGACAGCATCTGGCATCATGGCTCCCGGGTTGGGGTTGGGCTAGCCCGCTGAGGGGTCTTCCGTGATGTCGGAGGGCCCCTCTTCCATCGTGGTGACACCGACTGTAAACCTGTGGCCTTCTGTTACGCCAGACCCAATCTGGGGTATGTTCTTGGCAACTCTCTCCAGGAGCCGTAGGGCCCCGTGACTAGCCGACAAAGCCAGCGCGGGGCCCTACACATGCCCTGGGCGAGGTACCGCCTAGAACGGTGGGCGCTCCTGGAAGCTCGCCTGACGCTGCTGCTCCTGCTGCTGGCGCTGGTACTGCTGCTCTCGCATCCGCTCCAGGACGCTGCGCTCCTCCTGGGTCAACGGACTGGCGCCCGCGACCGGTGCGGCGTAGGTCTGGGGCTGCGACTGGTAGTTCTGGGGCTGCGACTGGTTGCCGCGGTAGTCATCCTGTGGGTAGCCGCCCTGCTGGTACGACGTGGCGGCCGGCTGGGAGTACTGCTGCGCCTGGGGAGCCACCTCGTCCCGAGGCACGAACACCGAGGGCCGGAAGTTGGGGTTGGCCTCCTTCCAGGCGTTGGCGCGCTCGCGCGCCGGTCCGTCCGCGGACATGTCGTTCAAGACCCACGGCGGGTTCATGCCGTTCTTGCTAACGCCTTGGCCGACGCGCCCAAGGACCTTGCTACCGATCATTGGACGCAAGCTCGCGATCATCTGCGCCTGCATCCAGTTGCAGTTGCGATAGACCTTTCCGGGTGCTCCCGAGTCGTCCTTGTCGTCCAGGTCGATGATGTCGACGCAAACGGCGTCGGACTTCTTGCCAGGCTGAGTGAACCGGGTCTGGATGTGGGGGATGTAACCGATCGGGAAGGCGATCAGTAAGTGTCCAGCTAACTGCTTGGGGCTGACGAATTCACCGCCGACATCGGCAGGACGTCCCCAGTCGTCGTCGAAACTCATAGCGACTCTCTCCCTTTCCTACTTACTCTGCTGAATCCGCGTAATCCGACGGAAGCATTGTCGGCGCAGGTACCGACGAAACTGTCGGTACGGTAGGCACGGCCGGTGACTTCTGGCCGAGAGCGGCGATTTCGGCTTCCGCTTCAGTCACCTTTTCTTGCCATCTATTGACCGCAGCGAGCGCAACATCGCGCTTCTTGATGGCCGCGGCCATCTCCTCGTACCAGTTGCTCATACGGTCCCTTCTTCCTTTGTGGCTTGTACTAGCTTGTTGGTCCGGATCGAGCGAACCTCGCTGGCAGCCGCAGCAAAGACGACAGTCTCTTCTATGCCGTTGACGTAGAAGTACAACCAGTCTCCAAGTGCGTCGAGCCTGTAATAGCTGGCCTCAACCCAGGCGCTCGAAATAGCGTGCTTGTAGCTGATCTCGTACGTGTTCATGCCCCTTCTCCCTCCCTCCTATCGACCGGGACATCCCTTGTCGTCGGCCGCGACTGACGGGTCGCGGTCCTGGACGAACATCGGACACCAGACGCAGCCGTCGCCCGGGGTCGCCTCGATGAACTGGAACCGATGGGGGTTCGTCTCCACGTCCAGGGAAATCAGCTGATCACCGATACGGTACATCCGATCGAGCGCCGCGATGGCCACGCTCTCGTCGTAAGGCGTGGTCCAGACGAAGCAGTCGTTGAGCCAGCCCGAGCGTGGGTAGAAGATCAGGGCGACCCGCTCCACGGCACGGCCAGCCCGCTTGTGTCCGAGCCCGTAGACCTGGATCTGGGTGATGTAGCCCGGAGGGATCTCACCCTTCTTCACCTTGCGCAACACGTCCGTGCCGCAGCTCTTGTGGTCGAGCACCGTATGGGTTTTGGCATTGAAGACGTCGCTACGCCCCTGCACCAGTGGGTCAGGGTGGACCCGTAATTCGGTCAGCCAGCCCAGGTCGAGGACCTCGGACTGGTAGCGGTTGATCGCCTTCTCCAGCCAGTCATGAATCGAGGTGCCGACGATTGCCGGCCACGGATCCATCTTGGTGTTGACCGCAGGGATGCCTGCGATCCGGTAGGCCACGCGCCGGTCGCAGGCATCACCCAGCTCCGAGGGGCCGATCGCCTTCTGCTTGGACCTGGGGTTGTTCTGCTCGTTCCAGAGGATGATCTCGGACAGCTCCTGCTTCAGCGACGCCGCAACGGGGTCGGCGCCAGGTAACGGAGCGAAGTCGTCGAGCATCAGCACCCTCTCGTCCAGGTGCTAAGACCCTAGCGTGGCCCACCGACAAAAACAGAGCACCCGAGCCGGACGGTCCGACTCGGGTGCTCTGCTTCCTGTGGAAGGGTTTACTTGCCGGCGCGACTCCACTCGGCCCGCGGCGTCCAGTCCTCCAGGATGTGAGGGCCGTCCTTGTGCAGGCCGGTGTTGTAGATCCGGACGATGGCGGTGAAGACGCCCGGGAGCAGGCGGCTCTTGTTGGCCAGCTGCCAGGTCTTGCCGTTGCCGATCACTCGGGCGATGCCGCCACCCTCCTTGATCAGCTTGTTGACCAGGTCGGGGGTCTTGATCTTTTTGCCGTCCCGGACCTTCAGTAGCGAGAGGGCCTCGACCACGCGGTAGTCGTAGATCTTGGTGTCACCCTCGTGGCCGTAGGCCTCCTTCATGACCTCCAGCGCCCAGCGGAGCGCGGGCAGGCCCTCGGGAAGCCGGGCCAGTCGCAGCGCCACCGAGTACGCCTCGAAACCACGCGGACCGGTCGGGATGCCGAGGTCGTCGAGGATCCGCTGGATGCCGATGACGTCGGGGCGCTTCTCGGTCAGACCGACGTGGTAGAGGTACTTGACGCCGACGCCGAGCCGGTCGTTGAGCAGCCGGAACAGCTCCGCCTCCTCCTCGCGCGTCAGGCCGTAGAGGAACTGAGCACGCAGTGGCTTGTCGTAGTCGGCCTTGATCGTGCCTCGCATGCGCTGCTGGCCGTCGAGAACGATGTAACGCTCGATGGCCTTCCCCTCGGCGTCGACCTCTTCGCGCACGCTGATGGTCAGCACACCGAGGGCCCTCGGGCGGAGATTCTTGGCGATCTTGTTGATCAGACCGAGCTGCTCCGGCCGCTGGATGTCCGGGTCGATCTCGCACTCGCGTGCGTAGATGGTGCCGGTCCGGATGTCGCGCCCAGCGGATTCGGCGAAGGTCGCCACCGGGTCCGCTGCCGGAGCGCCCGAGTCGGGTGCGATGAAGGTGGGTTGGGTGGTCATGACTGCTCTCTCCTTTGGACTTCCCGAATGTGCCCCCTCAGAAGGCCCTTCAGGGGCGATACCTTGCGATTGGCTTTGATGTAGCCACGAAGAATCTCTTCCGCGGTCTCTGCCGGCATGGCCGGATTGATGGCAGGAAGGTGTCGGATCTCCTCGCCGATCGCAGCGAGCATCTCGACGATGTTGCGCATCCGATCGGCCTGGACCCTGGCGACGCTCGGGTTGGGCGGCTCGTCCGGCTTGACCACACGTCCCCCTTGGATCTGGATGGCCGAAGACGGCGCGTCACGCCTGAACATCCGGCGAGGCTTTATCTCGCGCTGTTGAGTGATGTCCTGGAGTAGCGCATACAGCGAATGGAGCCGCCCCCCTTTGTCGTCGACTTCATTGACCGCCCGATACGCCAGCTCCTGAACAGCTGGACCCAGCCGCACGCTGGTTCGGAGCGTCGAGAAGATGTGGCGCCGAACGGTGGCGTCCTTGATCTCGAAGCCGAAAGCTTCAGCAAAGGCGATCGTCACGGCGTTGTGGATGTGTCCTCGCGGCTCGCTCCCGGTGGCCGGGGCCATGATCCCGGCCTGACGGGCGTGCCGGGTTGCCAGCGAGTTCCTTCTCCGAATTGGCTGATACAGCCGGATGAGCTGGTCGTCCAGCTCAAACAGGTGCAGCAGCCGCATTGGCTCGAACGGCAGACCCATGGACTCCGCCCGCCGGGCCCGCTTGAACGCGACGATGGCCTTGTACCAGTCGTCCGTCACGGTCACCGGGACCTCGGTCCAGCCAAGCTTCTTGGCCGCTACGGTCCGACGTCCGCCGTCGAGCGCCAAGAAGGACGTATCGAGGAGCAGTGGCACCACGATGCCACGCTCCTTCATGCTGTCCATCAATGGATTAAGGTCCCCGAAGTCGCTCCTCATCCACGTAGGGTTGGCGTTGAGGATGTCGCGGATTGGAAGCCGCGTCTCCCCTGAGGTCTCGTTCAAAGTCCCCACTCCTGCTCGGTCACTTGGTTGCCCCTAAACCTACTGGGGGATATGGGGGTACGTCAAGCCCCCAGTAGGGAAAAAGGGAGAGACCCCCGGTTCCAGGGAGCAGACCTGGAACCGGGGGTCTCCGGTGGAGAGAGCAAGGCTTACTTCTTGCCCCCGTTGAGAACCGTGGCCTCCTCGACCTTGAACCGGTAGCCGTGGTTCGTGTCGAGGCTGGTGCGCTTGGCGACGCTCTCCACGATCTCGCGGACGGCGTCGTCCATGAGCGCCGGACGCACGCCCTCCTTGGCGCCCTCCATCAGCTCCAGCTGGGGCCGCAGGGTCCGCGCGGCGCCGACCAGGCCCTCGGTGGTGACGATGCCGGGCTGGCCATCGTTCTTGGCCATGATGTACTTCTGCGACCGGCGGGCTGCCTCGACCACGAAGGCCGGCAGGAACTTCGCGTACGCCTCGGACACCGCTGCCCAGTCGATGTCTTTGGCCAGGAAGTCGTCGCCGAGCGTGTTGCGGATCAGGCGCCGGAAAGCCTGCTCGTCCAGCTCCGTGATCTCGATGACGGCGTCGATCCGGCCCGGACGCAGGGCGCCCTTCTGGATCTCCTCGATGTGGTTCGTGGTGAACAGGCCGATGATCTCCTTGCCCTTGTTCACCGCGCCGTCGAGCATCTCCAGGAGTCGAGAGATCTCGACCTTGGTGGAGGTGCCGGCGTGGACGTCGAGGTCCTCGACCACGACGACCGCGGGCGCGTACAGCTCGGCCGTCTTCATGACCGTGGCCGGGTCGTCCTTGCCGGTGCGGCACATGATGAACGTCCAGCCCTGGGCGACGGCCTCGACCGCGGTGAGCATGCAGCCCAGGGTCTTGCCGGTACCGAACGGGCCGGCGAACAGGACTGCCCGCTTGAGCGGGAGGCCCTGCCGGCGCATGGCGTCCGCGTAGCGGATCGGCGCCCAGACGTGGGCTTCGAGGTCGTCCATGACGCTCTGGCTGTAGACGACCTTCTCCGGGTCGACCGTCGAGAGGTCGATGAACTCGGGCTGCATGTTGTGGCCGTTGATGGCCTGGCCCTTGTAGATCGAGTTGTTCCGGAGGTACTCCTCGATCAGGTTGAAGATCGACTCGATCTCCTTGCGGTACTTGCGCGGCGCGTTCACCGTCAGGTGGAACACGTACCCGAACTCGCTCTCGCCGAAGCCGACGTCAAACGTCGCCTCGTAGGCCGGGAACTGGACCAGACCCCACGGAACCTGGGCCGTGGTGCCCCGGGCGTCGATCTTGATGGAGACGAACTCCGGCGGCTCGGGGCCGAAGAAGGTCATCCGGTTCACGCCGAAGCCGGTGGTGCCGGTCAGCTGGCGCATCACGGTCATGAAGGCGTACGCGCCGTCGTAGGGCCGGTACGGCATGGTCCGGTTGAAGTCGAACTTCATCTCGTCCTGCTTCATGTGGTTCCGCAGGAAGTCGATGGCTTGCTGGACCTTGCCCTGGTACTGCGCCGGCAGGATGAACTTGTCGCCCTGGAACAGGAGGCTGTCCTCCTGGACGGTCATCTGCCCGAGCTGCTTGAGCAGCGCGCTGACCGCGTCGCGGAGCTTCTCCTCCTGGCTCGGCTCCTTGCCGCGCCGCTTCTCCTCCTGGACGTTGTCCAGGAACTCAGCGAGCAGCTCCTCGGGATACACCCGATCGGCCACCACGATGCTCTTGTTGTTGCTCATGCTTACTCACTCTCTCCAGGTGATTGGATCAGTCCCACCAGCCTCCGCTGATGGGGCCGTGCTTGTGTTGCACCACGGGGCAATCGGTGACGACTTCGCCTAGCGTCTGATGCTCCTGGCGTGCCTTGCCGAGGGCAGCGCGTACTCGGGACCGATCAGGCCCCCAGTAGTTATTGCGCTTCTCCTTTTTGGACGGTGGTCGGGTGTACCGATAACGCCGTCTGAAGGGCCATTCTGGTTCCCAGACGCAGCCCTCGACCTTTTTGCGCCACCCGAGCTGTCGGTGCTGCGTGAACTCGGGCTCGACGGGCAGGTCACACTTGCGGGACTCTGGGAATCTGTGCCAGCCGTATTGACGGGTCACGTCGTACTGGCAGTAGTAGTGCTCAGGTAGGTGCCATTCAGAGCGCACCCACCAGGGCGCGTCCTTGTCTGTCCTGGACACGATTTCCTTACTCGGCTAGACCTTCCAGCCTCCTACGATCGCGCCATCTATGAGCACCTCCTTCTTCACGTGGACACTATGGGAATCGAACCCATGCAGCGCTGAGATCTTTATTCTTAGCTCACCCACCACGGGCAGCGTCCTTGTAACGCCTGGGACCTTGGGTTCACCGCGTGCCGCGCCGTATGCCGTGCGACCGCTCCCCCAAGGCACTCCCAGGCGAATGGTTCATTTTTCTACCGCCGCCCGTGAGGCGGCCAGTCCGACCGTAGTCGTCCTCGTTACGAGCTGACAAGGCCCGTCGGTACGGGATATGCACCATCAAACTAACCGTGCCCCTATGCAGATTCGAACTGCAAACCTCACCGTTAGGACCGGCGTGCTCTTCCTTTGAGCTATAGAGGCGTTCAACTTTGCAATGATGCCAGAAGTCTTTCCTCCAGCGCCTTAGCGTAAGGCTCTGGGATGGTCCAACCAAGGCCCTGAAGCCGATTGACGCTGGCGAGGATCGCGGTCGATCCACGGCCTTCGACGACGGTCTCGGTGACCACCTCGTCAATCACCGCCGCATAGCCGCGGTCGACCTGGATGAACGGAGACAGATTGGTAAGGACGACGACCAGACCGGCGCCGGAGATTGTCCAGCGGCCGAACTTCGGCCACGAAAGGTGCTCGTCCACGTGGATGTGCGGCTCGGGGCAGTGCTCCGTACAGCCGCGTCGAATCATGTCGCTCAGTGCCCTGGCGCTGCGCATCTCGGGCTGAGTGCCGGTCATACGGCTCAAACGCTCGATGACGGCTGTCTCTTTGGTCTCTACGCCCAGCGTCACCTGATGGGTCCGTCGGTGTGCGTGGGTCTTGCGGTGGATCCGGCCCTTCATGTCAACGATGCCGGCCATCCAGGCGAATTCCGTAGACCTCACATCTGCTCCAAGAGGTTAGGGGGAGGAACTGAGACTGGCCCCGGCCCCGATCGAGTCATCGGCGTCGTCGCGTCTTTTGGGACGCTCGGCCTCGTCGATCGAGGCCGGGGCCAGGAGTGCGGGACTCGACCGCCCCCCAGCGGGCCATCCGCACTCCGTCTTGCTTCCCTGAAAGGGAAGTTCGTGCCCCTCATGCGCTCCACGGGGAGGGGCCACCCGCTCGGTCCCGCCCAGCAAGCTGGAACATGGGAGCGACTTTACGGACGGGCAGCGCTGCCCCGGGGGGAAGCGCGCTGGTCGCCATCCGCCCGCCCAGTGTACCCAACATACAAAGGGCGAGTTCTTCGATTGTCAAGGTTCCGGCCCTCGGCTCGCGCCTCGGTGGTGATGCCATCATGCCACACCCGGATGTGGGGGTGTCAAGCCCTCGGGGCCAAATTCCTTAGCTCTTCCGACCGCCGCCGGCACCTTGTCCGGGACGGCCATCGAACCATGCCTGTAGCTCCTGGCGGCGGCTCCGGTTCCAGACCGGAGACCGACCAACATACCCGTCAGGGCTGGGGAAGGGGTGGCCTTCATAGCGGCCACCGGCCCGCGACATCCACCGGTACTGGCTGATGGTCCTCGACTCGATGCCGAAGGCCATCGCCAGATCGGCCGTGGTGAACAGGTAGGGAGGCTCCTGCACGGCTGGCTCCTAAGCTTCAACGATCTTGGCCCTGGTGACCACGGTCTGCTTGATGTCCCGGAAGGTCTCGTGAGCCTTGACGGTCGCCTTCAGGGTGAAGGTCTCGCCGATCTTGTCTCCCAGGACCTCCCGGCTGGCGAACCACTTGATGATGTCGCCCGCCGCGGTGCACATGGAGTAGAGCACCACGGCGCCGAAGTTGGACTCGATAAACCGGATGGCCCGGATCGTAGCGGTGAAGGTGATGCGCTCCTTCGGGGCGCCCACCCAGTTGCTGGACTGCTCGGTCGACTTGATCAGCGTCTCGCCCTGCCACTTGGCCCAAGCCTGTGGTGCGCTCACCAGGAAGCCGATGTGCCTGATGGTGACGGTGTCAGCCGCCGCGATGGTCTTCAGGTTCCGGACGTAGTCACTGCCTCCGGAGAAGTCGTCGCTCAGCACCCAGGCCAGGCACTCCTTGGCCCGGACCTTGGCTTCGTCGGCCAGGGCGCGAATCCGGCTCAGCTCTTCCCGCCGAGCGGAGGTCAACGACCGCGGCGGCCAGATGACGTCCATGACGTCGCTCTTGGTTGAGCCATTGGGCGAGGACGAAGACCTGTAGCCGTCGAGCTTGATCAGGGCCCAGGCGAGAGCCAACACGTACAGGGTGTCTACGCGGTCGAAGCTGATCGAGCCCATACCCAGGTCCAGCTCCACCGCGAGCGAGTCCTCGTCGAGAAACGGGACGCTGGCACTCCAGCCCAGGAAGTCCTTCATGCAGGTTGATCCGACCTGGACTTGCTGGTTGGTCTCCTCGTTCAGCACGACGTAGGTCTTGCTCCGGGGACGGCTAACGCGGCAGTGGTCGCAGTAGTCCTTCTTCAGCTGGCTACGGTCGACCTGCCGGGCGCCCGGCGCGCTGCGCACGGTCAGGCCCACCAGCTCGTCCCATTCCAGGGTCGCTAGGAAGGTCCATCCGTTGTACTTCGGCGCCTCGCCGGCCAGCTCAACGTCGTACCAGATCTCAGTGCGCTCGAAGCCGAGGTCGTCGGTGACCTGGACCTCGACGCGCTCCCAGGCCAGATCGATGCGGCCGGTGAAGCCGCGCTTCTGGGCCCGCTCGTTGACCTTCGCCACGTTGAGCTTGGTCGCTTCGAGCTTGGCTTCGTTTACTCGGACCCACATGACTTCCTCCAACTTCGTAGATCTGATGTCTACGAAGATACCTACCCGGAGGAGGGGGTGTCAACCCCCTAGATGAGACAGAAGCCTTGACCCTCACATCGGGGTGGTGTTACGTTAGCCCGCACGAGCCACTACCCCTACGAGTACCCCCGAAGGTGACTTCTCATGACACTCGCGCGCACTGCACACGATGCCGTGGTTCAGATCCTGGAGCGCGACGACCCGGAACTAGGGCCGCACGAGCGCGTCGACCTGGAGAAGGCCCACGCCATCGTGGACGAGCTGATAGGAGTGGAGGAGAGGGGGGCGGCGTCTAGGAAGGCAAAAGCCAAGGGCATGGATTTGCCTCTCCAGGCCATGCTCAACGCCGAGCTGGATAGAGTCACGGCCCTGCGCCGCGAAATAAACGTTGCCAGGGCTGCACTACGCGAGATGTTGTCTCTCACGTCAGCGTCCAAGGAGTACGACGGCACCCTCGCCGCCCTGGTAGCCGCCGTCGGCGAGCGCCTCAAGCGCATGGAGGAGGGCGAGTCGACTGACGCAGCCCACCGTGACGCACTGAGTCAGCGCGCTCGCGCCCTTGACGAGGAACTGGCGGCAGTCCGGGAACGCGAGACATCCAGGAAGAGTGAGATGTACGGCGTCATGGGGAGCCTTGGCCGCGTCGAGGTGGGCCTTTCGGAACTCCGGCAACGCCTCCGCGCCGCCCTCGACGACTAGGAGGACACGAAGCCGTGATTGCCAATGACCTAACCGCGGTGCGGCGGCGGCGCCTGCTCGCGCTCGGGATGAAGCCTCGCCCGCCGGCCCCAGTCGACGTGGTCTCCGCTTCGTTGGCCGATGTTGGCCTGTTGTGCCAGGAGATCGAGCAACTCCGGAGCCTGCTTGCGAGTCAGGCGTTTGCTGCGATGGACGCGGAGGCGCGGGGATTTGTAGCCGCTCGCTCGGCTATTTCCGCCGCGATCCTTGAGCAGTCTGAACTGGTCCGTACGAAGTCCGGCACGGAGCCACGCTACGTACATCGAGCAGCTGGCCTCTCCGAGGCGGCGACTATTGCCAGAGAGGTCAACTACCTCGAATTCCCTACCTCGGAGCCGACGTCGTGACTGAGCAGAAGCGCCATCTGATCACAATGGACAGTCGCGGAAGGGTCTCGCTCGCAAAGCTGGCCCGCCCCGAGGACTCCATCTTCATTGTCACCATCGAAGACGATGGCGTCATCGTCTTGACCCCAGCCACTGTCGTTCCCAAGGAGAGTTAAGTCGTGAGCCACTACACGGTCATCGTGCACCTGCCAGGGTCGATCGGTCGCGACGAGATCGACGAGACCTTGAGCGCAGTCCTGGCGCCGTTCGATGAAAACATTCGGGTCGAGCCGTATCGCTCGTACGAAAACGGTTCGGCCAAAGAGTTCTGGTGGGTCCAGGCTCTCCAAAGAGACGTCGAGGAGAAGGCCAAGGGCCAGACCTTGGAGGAGGTCGCCGCGAAGCTGGAGGCGGCAAAGATGCCATGGGAGAAGTTCGACGCAGACGTGAAGGCCAAGGAAGTTTTGGCTGAACTGGACGCTGACGTTGCTTACGCCATCCGTTTGGGCGACAACCCGGGCTGGAAGGAGGTTGCCGAGGCTTACAACGAGAAGTATGGCCACGGCAGCGCGCTGGCCGTCATGGGCGACGATAGCGATAGCGAGAAACTTTTCTACGACGAAGAGTCAGGTCGGGCCTACACCTTGACCACCTATAACCCCGACAGCAAATGGGACTGGTGGTGTATCGGCGGCCGGTGGCAGCGTTACTTTGTCAGCTCGGCAAAACCAGGCCAGCCGGAGGCAGAGCTACTCATCTACGGCAGCCCTGGCGCCTTCACGACGCCAGAGTCCGTACACACGCCGGACGGCTTTATCCGGCCCGACGGCGGCCCGCGCCATCTCCTCGATTTCTCGCGCATGCGGACTGACGCTGGCGACAAGGCTGACGTCGAGTTCGATCAGTGGCTGGACTTCCTGGCCACATTTGATCCGGTAGACATAGAGACCGCCCGGTCTTGGGAACACTTCGTCAATCTGGCCAACGCAGGTTTCTTGACCTGGGATGAAGCTCGCGCGCAGTACAACAGCCAGCCGCTCATCATCGCCACAAAGCGAAGTGGTTCGCCGTACGCCAGTCTCTTCAGCTGCCCGCTCATGAAGTTCGAGGGCGTCACCAAGGAGGAGTACCGGGCCAGGGCAGAGATCGCCGCCGTCCCGGGCTATGCCCTGCTCACTCTCGATGGCACCTGGTGCGAGCCCGGCAAGATGGGCTGGTTCGGCGTATCCCATGCCGAGGAAGGTGATCGCGAGGTCTACCTCCGGATGGCGAACGACTACCTGGACAACGTCCCGTCCGACGACCTTCTCGTTCTCCTCGACTGCCACATCTAGGGGGCCACGCACATGAACCTCACTAAGACTGAGGCCCGACGCGAGGTGTACCGGAACTCCTTCGTCAGACCGATGGAGTCCTGTGGCCATCGCGGTTGCCAGGAGCACCGGACGAATGGTGCGCGCGTCATCAACGTGCTGGCGGGCGGCTCCGGCCTGAGCTTGGAACTGGCCGATGTGGACGCACTGATCGACCGAGCTACTCACATCTACTGGGAGCACCACGTCGCCGGCCACGACCTCGTCATCGTGGACGACCTCTCCCAGGTCTGGGCCGTACTGGCGCGGCGCCCGGAGCCTGCTATGTCAACTACTGACGACGGAGACAGTCAGTGAGCAAGCTCAACACCGAGGACATCATCGAGGTCTCCGTCAAGACGAGTTCGATCGGACTGGTCTCATCGGCACTCTTCGTCGTCATCGTCGCGTGGCCGGTCATGCTCGGCCTCGGCGCCGCGCATGCTCAGTGGCCTGTTGTGCCGGCATTCGGCTACTGGACGACGTACATCGTCACCCTGGCGATTCACCTCGTAGCCAGTCTGACTCGGCCACGGTCATGACCTCCGCTCGCCTTCTTTTGATCGGAGACGCCATAGACCGATTCATGGAGCTGTTGAGTCAGATCCAAGGACTCGTCGGCACGTCCCGGTTCGTGCCGGTCTCGACCGAAGAGGGATTGGCGACAGCTCAGAAGATCATGGCGTTCCCTCGACACATGGCTGCCGTCGATGTCCGTGAGGACGTGGCCAACCTGATCCTCACCCTGGTCGCGGAGCGCGACGAGCTGAAGCGGCAAGCTGGAAGGCTGAGGGGCTCGCATGGGACGGCTTGAGCCCGTCCGGCGAGCGGACGTTAGATAGATTCATGGCGAACGAGTCGCAACCCCACATCTCTCATGACCCATACCGGCGTCAGGGTATGGTGAGCCAACTCACCTACTGTCGAGTGTGCTCTGCGGAGATCCAGGACGGCGACGGCCGGACGACCCCGGCCGGACAGTCCCCATGCACGGGACCCCGGGTTCGGCGTCCGAGATTCATAGGAGTTGGTCCATGACGATCCACCCCAGCCATCACATGATCACTGGAAATGATGGAACGGTACTGGCTGGGCTCAAGTACTGCGCATCTTGCGGCTGGGTAGACGCCGCCGGCTACTCGTTGACGAAGAGCAAGCTCGCCGAGCCGTGTGCGTCGGCAGCTGCGCAGTCCCGACGTGGCCAGTCAGGCGAGGAGAACGAGGAGGAAATGCCCAGTGCCTAAGCTGGACGACTATGCCGATGAGCTGGCGGTAATGAACTCGATCCCGGTGATCAAGTACGTGCCGACTGAAGCTCCACCAGTTCTGGTGGAGACATCCCGAGACTACGTCCGGGAGATGAAGGCGATTCTCGACCAACATCTGACCAACGAGCAGTACAACGCTGCCGAGATAGCTCGGACGGTTGTCGCAGAGTTGCGCCGCGAGGACCCTGACCTCCTCCTCGGTTGGCTATCGGTGCAGGCGGTTCGGCTTGTCCGGGAGACGATCCTCAAGCGTGACTCCACCTTCCGTGGCGAGAATCGGCAGCGAGCGGCCTACAGTACGTCCCGATCGGTATTCCGTGACGCCGCCGCGGAGTTCGAGCGCACGGGTGACGACAAGCCCTTGCGGTCTCGCTTCATGGCCGAGGTGTACGTCATCCCTGACGGCTCACGAGTTCCATTGAGACTCATGACCGCCGACCAGTTGAACTTCGCTGCGGACGATTTCCAGCAGCGCGGCAGAGAGAGCCTCTTCCGGGAGGCATTCCTGCGCGCCGTGGCCACCCGCTGCGGCGATCGGACCGTGGAGGAGGTGTTTGACGAGGGGCAGCTCGCACGACTGTGGCTGTCGATCGCTACTCCCAGATAGCCAGCGACACGACTACTCCCCCCTGGCCGACCCACCTCTATTTCGACGAACCTCCCCCTGTCGCCGCCTCCCCGCCCAAGACGACGCACCAGCGCGACCCACTTCATGTCAACCCAGTTGACTGCCCGACAAACCTGGTCTCACCCAGCCCCATTCACGCGCCGACTTTCCTTCGCGTGCAACAAAAAATCAACTATCCACAAAGGAGTAAGAACAGTGGCATCCGTATTCGCCAGCTACCAGGCCGAGAACTACCCGTACCGCTTCAGCGGCACTCTGCTCGTGGGCACCATCGCGGGCGGCATCCCCGCCGACCCGAAGGTCGCTGAGGGTTGGCTACGCACCAAGCTCGGCGTCGACAAGGAGGCTGAGATCCAGCGCCTGGTCGCAGAGACCATGGTCGAGCGGGGCGTGGACATGGCCGCCGCCACCGAGATCGTCAACGAGCAGAAGAACCTCAATGGGTTCAAGCGCGACGCGGAGAGGGGTCTCTACATCGAGGGACGTCAGCTCAAGGCCGCCCTCAAGGAGGCCACCTCGATTGCCGTCGCCGCCGGCAAGCTCTCCCAGCGTGGCTGGGGTACTACGAACAAGGGCATCCTGAGCTTCCTCGCGGAGCACATGTTCGTGGTCGAGGACAAGCTGTTCCTGGGCGTCACTGAGCCCACGGGCGTAAACCAGCGCTTCGTGCACACGTTCCGCGGCACCGGCATCCAGTACGAGGAGTACGTGAACGAGGCGAAGGTCGACTTCACCGTCATCACGGACTTTGACTTCAGCGCCCGGGACTGGGCCGCTATCTGGTCGACCGGCGAACAGAACGGCATCGGTGCTTCCCGGTCGCAGGGCTACGGCCGCTACGAGGTCATCCGCTGGGACCGCGAGGTGCTCTCGACCCCGAGCAAGCCGCCGGCTCCGAAGAAGCCTGGCGCCTGACCCTTCCTCCAGGGTGGTCCGTGGATTACTCTGCGAATCGCCGTCTTGGGTAAACCCCCACATGGAGGTAACGATGCGTTTCGTCTGTGACAGCTGCACGAACGGGCAGCACGAGGAGTGCCGCGGGGGTACGTGGTGCGACTGTGGCCATCGGCCCACGCCAAAGATCTTTCAACTAGCTCGGGAGGCTAGGGATGCCCAACTTCGATGACGACGTGCCGATGCCGGTGGCTGTACCGCCACCGGCAAGCCGACCAAAGGCGTGGGTCCCGGCGCCCGAGCCGGCGAAGCCGGCGGCTCTGACACTCCGAGAGCAGATGGGTTGCGCCATCTGGGTTGGCAACGGCGTCCGCCGCAAGTCCCGTACCGAAGGACAGTGGCGGGCCATGTCGATGGAGCACTCGGGCAGCTTGCGTGATACCTACCTGGGCATCGTCGACCTGATGCGGCCGGTGATCAAGGAGCACTTCGAGGCCGCCCTGACGCAAATGGAAAGGTCGCGGACGGCCAGCGAGCTTGCCTCAAATTTCGAGGCAGCGCTGGTCTGGGAGCAGGCCACGGTCATTCTGCGTGCGGCCATCGATGATGTCTGAGGTCATTATCGCCGGCCTCTCGGCACTGGCGACCATGTTGCTATTCCTGATCGTCTTCACGCTTGGGGGCATCTTCCTCGCTGTCGGACATCTCCTCGTTCGACTGCGGAACTGGATCTATCGGCGACACCTTGAAGGGAGGGGGCCTACTGGCGGACCGCACAACCCATAACTGTTGAGCGATCCAAAGATGGGTCGCGCCTGAAAGGATCTTTGTCCACATGAGACGCACTATCACTGCCCTGGTAGCGATAGCTACGCTGCTCCTACTTCCACATCCGGCGCAGGCCGCCGCCCCTACGGCCGTCTCGCCCGTCACCGCTCCTATTCATGTGGAGCTGGGTGGCACATACGTCACTCACGTCCTACCGGCCGACATCGCGACGAACGCGCAGTGGGGCGAGGGCGTCATCCGGATCACCACCCGCGTCTGTGGCAACGCTGACAACTGGGAGCAGGTTGCCGCGGCCAACGGCATCAGTCCTCCGGTGTACCTGGTCCTGCTCGACCAGCGGATCGTGGTCAGCTGCGCGGCCGGATCATCGCCCAAGACTCCGGCATCAGCGCCAGCGGCGGCTCCTCCGGCGCCCGCGCCAGCCCCACAGGCGGCGTCGTCGGGCTGGGCTAACCCCGTCTGCGCTATGTCGATCGGTGACGGACTCGGCGCCGGACGCAATCACATGGGCGTGGATCTGATCGCCGACTATGGCACTCCAATCCGTGCCGCCGCGGCCGGTACCGTGTCGGTCGCTACTCAGATCTACTACGACGAGCAAGGGCGCGTCAAGGGCGCTGGCAACTACACGACCATCAGTCATGGCAACAACGTCTGGACACAGTACTTCCATCAGTCCAAGTGGGCCGTGACGTCTGGTTGGGTTGCTACTGGCCAGATCATTGGGTACGTCGGCAGCACTGGCGACTCGTCGGGACCCCATCTGCACTTCGAGGTCCGAACCGGGAGCGCCTGGGGCTACGCCCAGGACCCGATCGCTTGGATGAACAACCACGGCGTCCGGCTCGGCTGCTAGTAAGCAGATAGCCTCCTGGAGAAGAGGAATGTGTCGGCCCGATGGGATCAGATCCCAGGCAGATCTCGCGGTCCCATCGGGCTGACCATTTACATCGAAAGATGACCCAGGAGACAGAGTTATGCAGACTCAGGCCGTGTTGCGTAGACCAGGAGACATCGTGCAGATCGCTCGTCGGCTATGTCAGGAGCTACACCAGATCCGGCTACAGCTCGGTCTGTCACAGGCGGACGTGGCCAGGGCCATGGATATGCCGACCTCTCAGTCGAGCATCAGCGACTACGAGACTGGAGTGTCGTCACCAACGCTGCGCTCCTTGGTCCGATGGGCCGACGCGCTCGGCTGTACGTTGCGAATTGAGCCCGGCACCGAGCAGTGGGATGAGCGGGATCTACGAGGAGCTGACCTGCCGCACTTCACGTGGCGAGAGTGGGCAGTGGCCGGCGTCCCGGATCGAGTCTTCCATTCCGCCGAGCACGCCCAGAAGGTCGCCTCCTTCCAGGGATTTGGTGAACGCGAGATCAAGGTCCGAGTGGTAAAAGAGTGGCTCGACGGAGAAGTTCTGCATGGCCCCTGGGAGAAAGTAGGCAACGATGAGTGAGGTCTTTGTACCTAGTGCTCGCTTCGCGATATCACCCGACGGGCGCAAGGCTGCAATCCGTGCGTACGACGGAGATTCCTGGTTCTTGGCCTTGTTCGACTCGGTCAAGGGTACGCATGTTTCGAGCTTGCCTGGCGACTGGATCTACTTCGTGCCAGCGGTCGAGCGCGACCTGGCTGGCGAGGAGGTCAAACGGGCGGCTGATTCCTTGGAGGAATGCGCCTCGATGTTCGAGCACATCCGTCGACACATGCTGCCCGAGGTAAGTGAGCCTGGGCATGGCGAGCCTGGGGTAGAGCGGCTTGAGAATCGGATCCACCAGCTGGAGAACGGCCTGAGATGGATTCGATTTTGGGCGGGACTGCACTACCTGGGCGACGCCTTCGATCCTGAACACATGCGAGACATCGTCAACGTCGCCGCCGACGTTCTCGATGGGGCCCTCAAGGAAAAGCTCCCCGACTTCGATGAAGCCCTGGCCCGCGCCAAAGAGGCAGGTAAGCAGTGGGCGGACAGGGTCGGGCAGTGGGTGGAAGAAGACGAGGCCTCCCAATCGGAAAGGTAGTGACCATGGCTGAACTAGTGGGTACCCAGAAGGCGGCTGCCCTCCACGGCATAGCTCTTAATCAGGGCTACACGATCCTGGAGCAGCTCAGCGCAGCACGCGAGGCGCTGGACATCTACGAGCAGGAGTACGACCAACTCAAGGCCAAGTGCGACCAGCTAGAGCAGCAGCAGTCGACATGACGTGGCTACTGGTCCTGATCGGACAGACGGTGCCAGGCTCCGAGGGAGTTCCTCTGCCGGCAGTCTTTGCCTATGGGCGTCGGCCGTGGCACGCACGCAGGAGGAGGAGAGCATGAGCGGTCGAGTCGGGATCTGTGGCGCCCAGTCGCCTTTCTATGGCGGAGCATCACCCTACGTGTGCGATCTGGACGCCGGCCACCTCGGCTGGCACGGGGCTATGCCGCCGGGGTTCGAGATGCTCGGGATACGGACGAGCTGGGGGCGAGTAGATACAGACGTTGCCCGCGACCCGCGCTGGCCGGAGAGCGCTCGAATCTCAAACCTGGACGACCCGTTCGACCTGGCCGCAGCCACTGATGCCAGTGCGCGCTATGGCCGGCTAACGGACGTAGAAGTCGCCTTCGCCGCACACCGGGCAGCGCGTCATCTGCATGCGGCCCTGCGCGAGATCGAGCGCCTACGACGCAGCTCCGAAAATGCACTCGCCGTCGAGGACGAAGCATGACCAGCGATCGGGCCGTCTGGGTCATTGGCACCGCGGAGGATTGCGACTTTCAGATCGTCGACGAGTACGCCAGCGGTCATCACTGCCGGATTCTTAAGACAGACTCCGGCTATGTGGTCGAGGACCTGGGCTCGATGAACGGGACCTTCGTCCAGTCTCCGGGATTCTCGAACAAGGTTTACAAGTCCTACCTGCTGAAGGGTGGCCAGTCCCTGCGTGTCGGTCGCACCGACCTGGCCTGGACCGAGATCGTCCGCCGTTCTTCCCCGCGTCGAGCGCCGGCAATACCAACCATCGAGAGCTTGACCAGGGAGCTGGAGCTGGAGCTGGCCCGCGCCGAGCTAGCGGCGGCCAAGGATAGTGAGGAATGGGACCCAGGCCCGATGTATATAGAGTACGACCGGGTCCGAACCGCGCTCCTTCGGGCCGAGGCGATCATCGCCCGGATTCGGGGACTTGACTCCGAGGACGAGACCGTCAGGACACTGGTCGGGGACTACGGCACCTTCGCCGAGGACCACATCCAGGCCCTGGTCGACGAGCGCGACGCCCTGGAGCACTCGATCATCGACGGCCGAGCCCTAACCAACGACGCATTCCGTCAGCTCCGGGAGTTGATCCTCCCTGCGCTGAACCTGGAAGACGACGGCAAGACCTCGCTTCTGTCCTATGTGGAACAGCTTGTGGTCGAGGTAGGACACACCCGCAAGGGGAGGGAAGAGCAGTGACCGAGGACTGGACCCACGCTCCGGGCGCGACGGAACCACGCATGGAGATGGCCGCGATTGGCGGTGTGGTACTGCTCCGCTCATCGTCGGCCCCGGAGAAGGTGATCTCCCTGACCGAGGCTGAGTGGCTCGCATTCATGACTGGCTTGCTGCCGAGGACCGACCCGCGCGAGATCCCGGGCTCTATGGCCGGACCCGGCGGCCCCCACGACCCGCACGGGGTCGTGCTCGACGCCCGCAACGCCGTCCTACTCGAAACCATCGATGTGTCGACCGTCGACCCTGAGCGTGGCGGTCGGGGCAGGTCGGCGCTCGCCCTCGTGCTCGGGGGGCGCATCAACCAAACCCAGGATCGTGCCAGTGTGCTGTTTATCTTCGGCACTGACGGAGCGGCCGGCATCATCACCGAGCTGATCGGCGTTATGGACAGGGCGTCTGGCTCCGAGTTCGTCGCCGGATTCATGGCCGATCTCTCCGAACGCCTGCGCGGTGCCGAGTGACCAAAGTGCGGCTCATCGCAATCCAGATCACCGATGACGTGGTCTATGGCGCTGTTATGCCCTCCGTGGGTTACTTTCCGGAGGCGGACGTCGGCCCGTGGGGCATCAACGCGGCACCTCGGGCCTGGGAGCTACTGAAGCAGTTGACGGCAGAAGACGCCGACGTCGAGGATCTCAAAAGGCGCTACGGCAAAGAGCTGGCCGATGCCGAGGAAGAGTTGGCCCTGGCGTTGGACATGGAGTACGGCGAGTACGGCTATCCGACTGGAGACAATACCGTGGTCAGTCTGGCCATGGAGGTTCGCCGAGAGCTGGAGAAGGCCCGCGGTGAGCGTGACCTACTGAGGATGCAGCTTGCTAGGGTTCGGCAAGCGAGTCGTCGTACGATCGATCATCTGGTCCGGCAGCTTGAGGCCGTTGGCCAGTCACCCACGATCGCCAGCCCCCTCGAAGGGACTCAATGAGCGACAAGCTTGAGGCCGTTACCCAGGCGGTGAACCAGCACCACGTGGACACTGTCCGGATCTGGGGAAACTGGACCTGGATCTGTAGCTGTATGCCCGGTCTGGCGGAAGAGACCTTCACCGAGTACGAACAGGCCCAGGTCGCTGGCTCGCGCCATCAGGCCGTTGCGGTGGTTGACGCCCTCGGGCTCCTGCTTCTGCCGCCGGGAGGATCGACCCGGACCTGGTACGGCTACACGGACATGAACGGGACCGCCGTCCATCGCTGCCTGGACCCGGACTACTGCGATATCCCGGCCAATCTGCACGTGGTGTCGCAGACGGTAACCATGTGGGATAACCGATCCAGCTACACCAGGGCCTGGGAGCCGTACGTACATCGAGGGAGAGTCAGTGGCTGAACAGAGCATCAACCTGGACGATGTCTTCAGGGCGCTATCTGAGTGGGGACAACAGGAGGCCGAGTTACGCACGAAGGTGCGAACTCTCCAGGCCACTATCGACGAGCTGACTCAGCAGCGCCAGCGGGGCATCGAGCGGCTCCGGCGTGACATGGGACTGCCCGACCGGCCCGGCAGCACCTTCGACATCGCCATCGATGAGGCCGTGCGTACCTACGAGGCTCGGGTGAACGAGTCCCGGGACGCGGCGGAGCTGCTCCAGGGCGACGTCATCTCCCTGCGCACCCAGGTCGAGACGATGATCGAGGAGCGCAATCAGGCCATCGCGCGCCTGGTCGAAACCCTGGAGAAGCCCGTCAACCGCAACCGGACCCTAAGCAATGCGGTCACGGAGGCAGTCGAGATGATCCAAGAAGCCAAGAAGATGGTCCAGGAGAACCTGTGAGATTCTCCGACGGGCCGGGTCGCCGCCAGCAACGGAGCTGGTGGCGGGCCCTGCTCTGTCGGCTTGGTGGACATCGCTTCGGGATCTACAGCGTTGGTCATAACCACGGCAAGGAGTGCCGCTGGTGTTCGGTCGTCGGGTTCATGACCCCGGCAGAGGTCGCCTGGGCTACGCACGTCATGCCCGAGCCACCCCGGGAGGAACTGAAAGAGGTAGCAGTCGATGCTCTGGAGAAAGAGGCGGGCCAGCGCTCAGACCGGCAAGACTAAAGCCTTCCCTATCGACGAGATTCCCCTTGTCTACGCGGATAGGGCCACACAGAACGTCATGTGGGCCAGGGAACAGATCGTCCAGATGTTCAACTGGATCGACTATCACAGATCCGACGGCCACGACTGTATGCCCTACTGTCTGCCCCGGGAGGTCCGCGAGTTCCTGGACACCCTGGAGATCGTCCCGCTCAAAGTACTTCTGATCACGGCTCTCATGGACTCGGTGCCACTGGATGGTCACGGTGCCAGCTAGCAGCCAAAACTTAGCGCGCCTCGTGACCCCGACATCCCCCAGGGGCTAGGATCATGGCATCCACCGAGCACAACCGGGAGGTTTGCATGATCGACCCGACCGCCGTCCAGGCAGCGTTACAGGCGCCAGACGGCTGGACCGATACCCCGGAGCAAGCCCAGCTCCGGGCTTGCCTTACCCAGATCCTGAGTGGCCACGACGCGATCGACACCATCCGCATCTGCAAGGACGTCGTCAACGTCACGAGAGATCAGCTGCTTACTGGCGCCGCCAGTGTTCGTCGAGCTGCCGCGGCCGAAGCTCGCAAGTCCATGACCCCCAAGGAGATGTCGCAAGCCTCCGGGGAGACGCCGCAGACCATCTCCCGCTTATTAGCGGAATCAAAGATCGGATAAGCGCATGGTTGACGCTGAGGCGGCGCTGGAGAGCGCTATCGTGGCCATCCGAAAAGCCGAAAAGGCGGCTGAGATCAGTCCACCTAGTGACGCATATACCTGGGCGGTAATCGCTGATACGTGGGCCAATATCGCCGGCCACATAAGGAAATTGGATACGTCCTCCGATGGCCAGTGATGACGAGGCAAGAGGCTTCTCTCAGGGATACGCACTAGCTGTCCGATGGCTTGAAGAGGTAGCCGAGACGCAGAAGGCTGACGGAAATTACACCCGTTGGGGTGTCTATCGGACCGGCGCCGGCTTCCTCCGTGACAATGCTCAGCGGGCCATTTATTGGCATCAGGACAAGCTCGTCGTCGAGTCGGCCGATGTGCAGGATTCTCTTCAGCAGATGGCCGACGAAGAGGGGCAGGAAGTACACCCCGCCGAGCCTGTTCATCGTTGGCCGTATTGGCTCTGTCGCTTGATCCTCCTCTTTGACCTGATACCACGCTATGGTCGCGTGTATCCGATAGTGAAGCCGTCGGATGACCAGGACCCGCCTCGCGCCGCGATATGGGTATGGCAGTGGCGAGGTTGGTGGGGACTACACTTCCTCGACCGGAGGGGTCTCCTTGAATGGGTCCAGGAGGAATATGCCCGTCGCCATTCAGTCGAAAAGCGTTAAGACGTACGTCAGGCCGCAGATATTAGCTAATCGCTATCGGCCCTTTAGTCATGGAATCGATACGGAGATTCCGGTGAGCCCTGAGGATTTCCGTCGGTTCCGGGATGCTTCGCTTGCCGCACGTTCTCCGTTTAAGGCAGGGCCATTGGAATGGTCAAACCATATCGAATCTTAGTAACGGGTTGGCGGGACTGGCCGCGTGAGTCGGCCTGGGTCATCGAGAATGCCTTGCGCAGACGCGCCTTCGGTGCCGGCATACCGGCCAACCGGCGCATTGTCGTGGTTGATGGACTCTGCCCGTACGGGGGCGCCGACCAGTGGGCGCACGAATGGGCAGTGAGGCACCAGGACCTCAATATCGGCTGGGAGCGGCACCCAGCTGCGCGCGGGCCGCAGGGCCAGCTCCTAGGGCCCGCGCGCAACACCAAGATGGTCAAGCTCGGAGCCGACGTCTGTCTGGCCTTCCCTGGGCCTGGCTCCCGAGGGACGATTGACTGCATGACCAAGGCGGAGAACGCGGGCATCCTGGTCCTCACCTACGAGTGGTCGGAGAAGTTTCGACCAACGAGTCCTGGGACCCTTGACAGCACCCCGATGTCCCCGTGATAGTGGAGGGACCGGCGGCGCCGGTCGTAGACGGGACATAGTCCAGGGTCGCGGCCGGCACCTGCTTCCCCTACCGGAAAGGCTGATGGCGATGACGAACGACGAGGCCAAGGAACTGATCAGGCGCCTATCGGGTCGCGTCCTTCCTGGCGCGGCGAACGCCCTGTGCTACAAGGTGGCCACCAGGACCAACAAGACGGACCTCATCCGGGTCGCACAGGCCGCCGGCTGCGACTACGTCGAGGACCCCGAGGACAAGCTCCAGCTCATGGTCACTGGAACCGTGGAGCAGCTGCACGAGGTCCTGGAGGCCTTGGCGACCCTGGAGCGCTCGTCCAATGGCAGTTGACTTAGAGACCTACCAGCGGTACCTGCTGGCCGAAAAGAAGGCCAAAGATCTCGGGTTATCGCTGGTGGAGGTACTAGACCGCGCCCAGCTGCTCCTCACCGCGGACCGGCGGCACAACCTCTCCGTCCAGGCTGTAGAAGACGTCTGTCGGCGCCTGGACCGACAGAGCCCCAACAAGTTGATGGCGTATTTCAACGGCGGCAGGACCGAGGGCACGTCGGCGGAGATGTTTGAGGCCACCAAGAAGTGGCTGGAGATCGTGGTCCAGAACCTCGCCAAGAAGACCCTCGAAGATCTGTAGATCGCTGGACCCCAAAACCTTCTGGAGGAGTTGACCATGACCACAATTCTGGAGCCCGCAGACGTCCTGGAGCAGGCGGCCGACATCATCGAGGACGGCGGCCTGGCCCGCTGGAACCTGAAGAACAACGACGGCGCGCACTGCGCCATTGGCGCGCTCATGGAGGTGGAGGTGAACGCCGGCCTCAGATACCGCGTCGATTACGGAACACACAAGGGCGGCAGCGGTCGAGAAAGCCTGCTCCTTAAGAGGACAGTCAAGGCTCTCTACGATCACCTCCTTGAGGATGGAACCCCCGTCCACCCTAACGACAAGGAGTACGACGTGGTGCCCGGCAGCTGGACGGTGGCCCGCTGGAGCAACACGTCCGACGAAGCGGCGGACGTGGTCGACGTTATGCGCCGCACGGCCAAAGAGCTGCGCAACGAGGCGGTTCCCCGATGATCGATCTGATCGCCTGCATGCCACAGGATCGGTCAGGATTGCCGGCCATCCCGGAACTCGACGCGATAGTCATTACCGACCTCTACGTGGCTGACGCCTGTCAGAAGTGTGGGCAGGCGATATGGGTCGGTCCTCGCCAGTCCGCGGCCCACAGCCTGGAGCCGGAGCGCTATGCCATCGTGTGCTTCGAGTGCGCTGCCGCCATCGCTGGTCCCGACCCTGGCGTGGTGCAGTTGGGTGGCGGGTACGGCGTAGAGGGGCGGCGGCGGTGACCACGTTGGCACTGGAGGTCAGTCTCCGTCTTCGGCTCTGGTCGACACGGCTTATGGCTGCCTATCGGTACGCTCCCCAGCACGCGATCTATGCCCCCTACTCGCGGAGGCTGACCCTAACGCCATGACGTGGCTGAAGACCGGAGAGCTGGTTTGTGACACCCCGGGCTGCAAGCTGGTATTCGAGTTCCCGGGCCCCAGGGTCGAGGTCGTCAGAGCCGCTCGCGCGCACGGCTGGCACATCTATGTCGGCCCGAGCTTGTCCGGCAAGTCCCTCGACTCGGCCCTCTGTGAGGCGTGCGTGGGCACCGCTCGCTCGAAGATGGCCCCAGTGACCCGCTTCGCTGAAGAGGTTCCCCTGTTTGACCTGGAGAGCTGATGAATTCGGAGAAGGTGGTCAGGGATACCTGGTCCAACTACAACAGGTCGCACCGGTTCTGGATCCTGAGTGGCCCAACGCTGTCCGATCCGCAAGTCAACGTCCGGTGCGCTCGGTGCGGACAGACACGGAAAGTTTGGGCACATGTGGACCTAGACGGAGACGTCCGTTGGGGCTGTCCGTCGATCCCGGCGTGGTACCGGTTCAGACTGTGGCTGAACGTCAAGGAGATCCCGGGCTGGGACTGCAACACCATCCCTCCGTGGATAAAGAAGAAGGAGAGGAAGCGTTGAAGCGACTTGGTGGCTGGCTTCTGCTGATCGGGACCGTCGTCGGGTTCGTGGCGGCCTTGGTGCAGATCGAGAAACTGACTTCTGATGACGTTGCCCTGTACTGCCTCGGCGCGAGCGTCGTCGGAATCATCGCCGGTATAGGCGGTATGACGGCCCGCAACATTCTGAAGAAGAACCCGAGGAAGGTGAGGGTGCAGAAGTGACTGTTGAGTCATCGCCACCTCAGGGCCCCAAGAAGAGGGCCCTTGATGCCTATGTGGACAAGCTCGCCGATCTCCGTGAGTGCGCCGTACAGCAGAAGTTCTGGGAGGAACGGGAGAAGCGCATCAAGGCCGAGCTGGCTGAGGTCCTGGGCGACGCGACTATCGGCACGGTGAGCGGTCAGGACGTCGTGTTCTACGAGTACAAGGACTCGTTCCGCGGCGGAGACTTCGCCAAGGCGTATCCCGACATGGCGAAGCTCTACAGCCGCGACATTGTCAAGAACCAGTTTGACCCGAAGTGGCTCAAGGTAGCGCGGCCCGACCTGTACGAGCAGTTCCAGACCCGAGCGTTCAGGTCGACCTGGGATGCCTAAGACACCCAACTCCTCGGACCGGGCCTTGCTCGTGTCGATCCTCGTCGGCTGCCTCATTGCCGCCATCTGCATAGCATGCTCGAACTTCTTGGGCCTAGGGCCAAGGCTATGACGAGCAAAACCAAGGAGGACTGGCCGACCGTCATCGCCATCGGTTTATCGGTACTGTTCGTCGTGCTCTGTTCCTCGAAGTTCATTCCCTTCCTGTTGGACCGCATGACGTGGTGAACCGACCGAAGATCAAGGGGACCAAAGCCGAGTCCGCCGTGGAGAAGTACCTGAAAGACCATGGCTGGCCCTACGCCGAGCGTCGCAGCCTCAAGGGCGCGCTCGACAAGGGAGACATGACCGGCGTCCCTGGTCTGTGCGTCGAGGTCAAGTACGCGGGTAAGGGTCTCAAGCTCGGGCAATGGCTTACGGAAACTGGGATCGAGCGCATCAATGCGGGTGCTGATCACGGAATCTTGGTCATCAAGCCGCCGGGGTTAGGAGACAAGCGCACCGGACAGTGGTACGCGGCGATGGTCGGCAAAGACTTCGACCTGCTTGCAATGCGTACCACTGTCCGGAGCGCTTACGTCTGTCCATTGAGGATTGCGCACGGAGAACCCACGACCTACACGGCGGCGACGTTACGCCAGGAGCTGCCAGTCCTGGTCCGCGAGAACCAGGAGCCGGATCAGGCGGCCGTCTTGACGCTGCTACCCCCCGGCAGCAAGGAAAAGCCTGAAACCTGGTACCGGGTAACGGTCCTGGACCACATGATCCGCCTACTTTGGGCGGCTGGATACGGAGATCCCAATGGCAGTGCCCATCGACCGGAACAGCCCTGAGTGGCAACAGCGCTACGAGCGGCACGTAGAGAGCGTCCGAGGCAACGTCGAGAAATACGGCTGGTCGATCCAGGCAGTCTTCCCGACCGAGGATGACCCGGGCGTCGTCTTCGCCTACACGATCGGACTGATCGGCAAGGGCTGCGTGTGCGAGCTGTTGATTGCCCAGCTGCCATTCGACGCGATGGCGACCCTGCTCAATCAGATTGCCGCCTCGATGCTGGAGAATGGCGGCGTGCCTCCGTCTGAGTGGCCCATGGGCGATAGCGAGTACATGCTGCGGTCCGTCTGGGTACCGGGCCCCGACGCGATGTACCCGTTGGGAATGGCCGGTGCCTATTACGGCGTCGAGGCCGTGCCCGCCATCCAGTACGTCTGGCCCGGACGCGAGCACCAGTACCCATGGGATGAGAGCTGGCCCGAGGAGTGGGTGCAGCCCGTCGGTGGCGCTGGCCGCCCTCATCGATGAACCGACAGGGTCGGCACCGCGTCTACAAGTACGCCGACCGTTGGTGCGGGAGGTGCGGGACCTGTCGCGATGTCGTCGAGAACCCGCGGTGGATATCGACCCTGAGCTTGCTGGAGCTACATGTTCGCGAGCATCAGGGGTTGACACCGGGGGCGTCCGTCATTCAAGCTTAGGGGGACATCGGGGTACAAGCCCCAGCAGAGCCCCTACCTCTGGAGAGCGAAAGATGGACGACAAACAGATCAGAGCCGCCGCTCTGGAGTATTCCGTCAGAGCCCACAGCGGCTCGCGGACGACCGACGCCCAGGTTCTGAATGTGGCCCAGCTATTCGAGGGCTACATCCGCTACGGCCGGCGTCCTACAGGAGACAGCGCCAAGGTCGACGAGCCCGAGTACGTCACCGTAGAAGCGCGTCGGGAGGCTTGCGTCGCTGTCTCTCGCGGGATCGTTCATGGGCCACACTGCTGGTTCGCCAACGAGCGGGCCCAGGATCAGCAGCTCTACTGCTCCGGCAGGGAGGCCTAGTCATGCCCACGTGGCTGATTTACGTGCTCTATTTCGTGGGTGCGCTTGCGGCGCTTCGCTACGCTGCCTTCAGACTGCAAGACAAGATCGATCGGGAGGATCATCGTTATGGCATTCCTCCGGGAACAAGGTCATGGTTGCAGCACGATCTCTCGTTCCCAGTAGTGACGGGCGCCGTCTTCTGGCCCCTCGTAACGCTTTTCTTGATCCTGCGTTTTGCGACCTTCCCGCGCGGCGTCACCAGTAAGTTCGCCCGCGAACGGGCGAAGGAGCTGGAGCTGAAGAAGCGCGAGAGGGTCATGAAGGAGCAGGCCGAGGAGATTCTCCGACTGTGCAAAGAGAACGGCCTCATCATCCCCCCCAGTCTGTAACGCCAGCAACACCACCATTGCGCCGCCCATTACTCAAGGAGAGAGTGAAGGACCATGCAGAAGCGTTTCAAGGTGATGGCGCTGGCCGTCATCGCTGTCAGCCTCGGCGTTACGCTCGCGGGCTGTACGTCAGACGACACAAAGGGCAACCCAGGCACCAACATCGCCGACAACCGGCAGAACTACACACCGAAGAACGATGTTGAGGGACACAACTACAACGCCCGTCAGGCCATCGCCGACAACCCCGCGACCCTGATCTGGTGCACGGTATTTCCGACGTCGCCGAACGCCAAGGCGTTCACCATCCCGATCGTCGGCAAGCTCACCTCGGGCAACAAGCGTCCCTATCCGACTGAGCAGGCAGTCATCGACAGCGACACCGGCGGCTACACCTACAACCCTGAGGTCCCTGGCCCTGACGGTATGTTCGGCACCTCGGGTGAGTACCGGTACGGCTTCGATCCGGCCGGCAACTACCACGACTTCTACAACCTGGAGACGTACTGCACGACCGTGCCGAACGTCCTCCAGAAGGAGCAGACCATCGTGGTGATCAAGGCAGCCGGCGATCTCGGCGCCATCGACAAGCAGGTCGAGGCCGCGCTCGCGGCATGCCGGGCCAAGGACCCGGACCCGTCGCACACTTGCCCCGAAGCCGCTCGGCTGTTGGGGGTCTGACGTGAGGCTGAGCAACTACAACGGCACGTGGCTGGAGAACCAGACCCCGGGCAAGCTCGCCGTGAAAGCCGTCGGCGCTGTGTTGGTCCTGTCACTGCTGATCTGCGGTGCCGGTTGGATCTTCGGCTGGCTCAAGACCGGCGCTGACGTGGTTGGCCCCGACAACGTCAAGAAGCAGTGGGAGTTCGCCTACGAGTACGATCGGGCGCTCGGTGCCATCGCCAACAACTGGTGCAGCATCAAGAAAGCAGAAGACGTGGCCGTCGGCGACGCCAAGGAGCAGCGAACCTCGCAGCGCCTGGCCCAGGAGACGCTCTATGCCTCACGCAAGGCCGAGTATGACGCCGCCCTGGCCAACGCCTTCAAGGCTGGTCTGGTTGCCCCACCGGATGTCCCGAAGCAGGCTCCAACGCTTCAGGAGAAGGTCTCCAGCCTCCGCCTGGAGTGCTGACCGCAATCCCTACAACCCCTACACAATGCAAACCTGGAGGAGTAAGTCATGAAGTTCGTTTCCCGACTCGGGGTCGTCGGCGCCGTCGCCTACGCCGCGTATCTGGCCAACAAGAAGTACCAGCTCGTCGACAAGGCCTCGGTGCTGGCCAACGCGGCTGTCGCCAAGGCCACTGAGGTCGCCGACGGTCTGCTCACCAAGGCCTTCGAGGTGCTCGGTGACCCGTCCGCGGAGGCTCATCAGGACGAGGAGGAGCAGGAGCCAGCCCCTGGGCCTGACGTGCGCGTCGCCCAGGCTGCCCCCTCAGTCCCGACGTCTCCGGTCTACGGGGACGCGAACGTCCGCTACGGGGCGGCGCCGGGTGTTACCTACCCGACCTCAGGCGAAGCTTGGGCTGCGGGGCTCCGATGACCGCGCCACAAGAGCCTCAGGAGCTTCAGCAGTACGACGCCGGCAGCGTGCAGTACGCCCCGGCGACACAGGTCCGGCTCATGCCTCGCGCTCCGCTGGGCAGCAAGCCCACGCTGGACGTGACTCAGCTCGTGGACGTCGGCGCCCTTCTCGGTGCCCACGGCCTGGAGCGGGGCGAGGTCAGCGCTCTGATCGACGTGCTCCAGACCATCATGATGGACGCCACCCTGACGAGCCTGCCCAAGGTGCTGGAGCGCATCAAGATCGCCAATGTGGCCCGACTGCGCCGACTGAGCGCTTCGATCAAGGATCTGCCCAAGGTCCGGCTGGCCACCCCACAGCAGGGATGGCGGGGGGCAATGGGCGGGACGCAGGTCGACCCGGCCGAGTACGTTGACCTGAAGTCGGTTCAGCTTCTGATCGCCGCGGCCATCTCGGAGAACCCGGCCACCTGAAAAGCTGCCACGGGGAGCTGCGCGCCAGTTGTAGGGGCTCGGCGAGCGCTCCCCGTGGCTTTTCGCTGTTCACAAGTGAAGGTGGGGTCCCTCATGGGAGGAAGTGAACTACTCGATGAGGCGGCCTGCTGGCGCCATCGGGCGCTGTCCCCCACCGCCTGGGAGGACGTCGAGAACGGCTGGTACGGCACCAGGGGTGCGGCGGCGATGCTCGTGTGTCGCTTCGAGTGTCCGATCACCGAGACGTGCAAGAAGAAGATCTTTGGCGAAGACATCGTGGCCGGCGGCGGGTGGTACACCGCCAGTGGCGAGTTCCGCGAGATCCCGGCCGGAATGATGGACGCCCAGATGGCGGCGGCCGTTCTTGGGGTCGCCGTTGAGCGCGTCCAGCGCTGGATGGGGAACCGCCTGAAGACGGTCGCGAAGTATCACGGTCGAGCCCTCTACAAGCAGGATGACGTCTTCGCTATTGGCCGCGATCCCGCCGTCCACGGAACCAATGCCGCTCGTTATCGGCACGAGCGCAATGGAGAGGACCCCTGCTCGCGTTGTAACAGGGTGTTCGCTGGCAAACGGATTCGACGGACGAAGGCCGTGGTCTAGGTGAAGGTCACCATCGACTGGGAGTCCTCCGGGGAGGTGTCGCAGCTCCTATTCGTGGCAAGTGGCATTTTCGCTACCTGCTTCGTATTGCTACTGATCTTCCTTTACTCCAGGAGGCTTTAGATGCGCGTCTACTACGACTGCGAGATGGTGGAACGAGGCCGGGACTTACCCATCCAGCTGGTGTCGATCGGCATGGTCCGCGAGGACGGCGCCGAGTTCTACGCCGTCAACGAGGAGTGCTTATCGGCCGTTCAGCGCCATCCTTGGCTCTCGGTCAATGTGGCCCCACATCTGCCGATCCAGTCAGACGGTCCGTACATCTTCCAATGGGACCGAGATCATCCCGACTACGACAATGTCCTGCCCCTGGACCTGCTCGCCGAGCGGGTCCGTTGGTTTCTTACCCAGGTGGTTGAGAAGACCGAGCTGTGGGCCTACTACGGGGCCTATGACCACGTAGTCCTGTGCCAATTGTTCGGCGCCATGGGAGAGCTGCCGGCCGGCATCCCCATGTTCACTCATGATCTTCAGCAGCTCTCCGAAGAGCACCCGAACATCAAGCTCCCTCCGTCGCCGGAGGTCGAGCATCACGCGCTCTTGGACGCGCGCTGGGTCCGAGACGCCTACGAGAGGATCGCAATGCTCCGTCCCCGCGGCGAGGCGCCCACATACGGCGAGATCACGGACGAGGTCTACGGCGCCATCGCCGAGCTGAGTATGCACAACGTCGGGTTCATCGGTGCCCCAGACGCCGGTAAGACGGTTCTGGTTCGGGACGTCCAGGCCCTGGCGCCGTCGCCTACAGATCCCAACGTTGTCACCTCTGATACGGTCATCGACATCGACTGGATTGAGGGAGAAGGCACGCTGTGATCAGGGTAAAGGTGGCCGATTCGGTCGACCTCTATGAGGTCTTTAATGTGGATGCCGACAACATCGCCTACGACGCAGAGGCGCTAGAGCTGATCAAAGACGGCGAGACTGTAGCCGTCTTCAAGTCCTGGCTCTACGCCCTTCTGCTGCCCGAGAGCGAGAACGAAGTCCCCTTCGTCGTACTCAACGACTTCGACGACGAAGGAGATCTCGAAGACGATGATGACGACGACCTCGATGATGAAGACGAGGACGAGGACGAGGACGACGAGATCGAGGACGCGGAAGTCATAGAGACCAACGACGTCGAGCGGACGATCACGGACCAGGCGGAGTGGGCTCGCCTACAGGGCTTGCTGCGGAGCGACGCGGCGTAGTTCCCTGCTCGCGGTACCGCTTGGTGCGGCCATGGCGGTACCCACGGTGCTGATGCACCTCCTGGCGGCGCGACTCAAGCTGCACCTGGGTCGCGTTGGCCTCCAGGCCCCAGGTGACCAGATTCAGCACGTCCTGAGCCAGCTGGCGGCTCCACCACTGGTCTCGGCCGCGGATAGTCAGGTTCAGAGTGACGATACCCAGAGCTTCGCCCGAGACGCCGTGACAGGTGACCGCGGGGTCTCCGTCGCAGGCCCAGCCCAGCACCCGCTCAGCCTGAGCCAGGAGGCGCGTTATGTCGCCATTCTTGGGCTGAAGCGTGTACTCGAAGGTCCTGGTCGAGCCCCCCATGTCATTGGTCCTGAGGGAACGTCGTGGTCGTCGTGGTCAGATACTGCTGCGTAGAGGACTGCGACTGGGACGGCGGAGTTGAACCCTGGTGCGGCGGCGGTCCCATCGGGGCCGACTCGAACGCCCGGTCGGTGATCCGGAGTGCGTCGCGCCGATACTGGGCCAGCTCATGCATAAGCGCCTTGTTCTGTTCCAGAAGGCTATTGTTCGAGCCATTGGTATTGCTCTTGATCTCCCTCAATTCAGCAAGACCAAGAGCCACGAGTAAGGTGAGAATTGCCGAGCTGACAGCCGCTACATCACGGTCTAAGAGCGCAACGGTTCCAATGACAACCATTGCGACAATGACCATAGAAGCGAGGGACCAGCTCACATTCCTCATACCTTTGATCTTGCCAGAAATCAGACCTTATACAAGGTGAACCTGGCTCACTTAGGCGTTGTCGGCGTGTTGGGGATAGCCCACACGGCGAAGCCGGCAAGCAGTCCGGTGACGATGATGTTGACCCATTCGTTCGAGGTCACTCCAACGCCGCCAGGACTCGTCTCGATGATGGCGGTCTGATACAGCGAATAGGCGGCCACCACGAATCCCGTGAGCGCCTTGGCAACGGTTCCAAGTGCGTTAACCATGCGAGACTCCTTATGCAAGTTGCATATCCCGCACAGTATCCCTCCTTAAACGCAAGTTAAGGAGGATTCCGAAAGACAAAATGGACCCAACTTCCCATCGGGAGAAGCCGGGTCCATGTTGCCGAGCACAAGAGGTAGGGCCAGCCTAGTCGATGACGTCCCGCCGTCGGTAGCTGTGCCACCGGTTGCCGTCATATGGCCGCGCGTGCCGGACAGGCCCTGGAGAGTGGTCCGGCAGCTGCTCCCAGACCAGGACGTAGTTCGTGGTGAAGTCGTTGTTGAGCCAGCCCTCGAACAGGGAGATGACTCCTCCATCAGGACCGACAGAGCCTGGACCGAGGAGCCCAAGAGCGTCGCCTGGCTTCATCTCCCTGGGGTCGATCTCCTTGGCCCAGCCGTCGGACTCTAGGGTCATCGTGGACAGGCCGCCGAAGGAGTGGGGCGCATCGAGTGGGATGTCCCAGCACATGCTCAGATAGCCCGCGGAGTCCGTGCGGTAGCCGGAGGAGTGGAACCCGATCTTGTCGAACGGGACTGTCTTCTGTGGCCAGCCATAGCGAGTACGTAACAGGATCCGGGCCCTGGTGATTGAGAGGTCAGTCTTCACCTGGTTCCTCTTTCAATTCCTTGACGAGGGTCAGCAACCGTTCGTCGGCATATTGCTCGATCCGCAGAATCAGGTTTCCACGGTCCAGCTCGATGGAGATGCTGGCGCAACTCTCTTGGATTATGCCTGCTTCCAGTAGGGCCTGGTACCAACGCTTCGGGGTCAGATGGAGCGGCTTCTCCGTCATAGCGCCGCGTCTCCCTTGAAGGGGCGGCCGGAAGTGTTGCCCGGCTTGCCATCCGTTGGCAGTGCGTGATGGCGCCAAAGCCACGACTTGCGTACCAGATGCGAGATCTTGGCGCCGGCCTCCAGGCAACCGAGGGTGAAGAACCGGTCCTCGCCGGAGTTATTTTGGCCGCGGTTCAATTCCTGAAAGCCGACCTTCTTTGCCAGGTCCGTCCGCACCAGGGTGGTGATCGTAGTTTCGATCGGGTTCTCAGGATCGAACGGATTCAGGTAGTGCGTCACCGGGAAGACGAGGTCCTCCTCCAGGATCCGGGTCTCTCCGTTCTGGAATTGCTGCAAGATCTTGAACCACGAGTAGACGAAGTCGGCGCCCGTCTCCTGCTGGTGCTTCATTAACCACTCAAGATGCTTCTCTAAGAAGACGTCGTCAGAGTCCAGGAAAGCGACGAAGTCTGTGGTCGCCATCTCCAGCGCTCGCTGACGAGTAGCCGCGGCTCCTGCTCGGTCGTGGTCAATCACCACGATGTGTGCGTCCGGCAACAAGGTCTGCGCATGGACGGAGGCGGTCGCCTGCGCCAGCATGCCGCTCTTCACTCGTGCTGGATGGGCTGGAGTAATAACGGAAACGGTCGGTCTACTGCTCACTTGCTCACTCTCCCAGGTCGTTAGCGATAAGGCTTACCAGTGTGCCCAGTGAGCCAGCCGTCGTGATGAATTCCGGTTACCTGGTCAATGAAGGAGCCGGGACAGCCGCTGTGGCGCCAGTCGGCGACCAGTTTCCAGTCGACCGCGGCGATGCCCGCGTTCGGATCCCAGGTAGCTACCGTGAGGGCCCCCTTCCAGCACATGATGCCGGTGGCATCAAGGTGCCCCTCGACGAAGGAGTCGTCACCGATGACGTTCCAGTGCTCTCCGTTCGCACGGAACTCCACTTTGGACACGGACCACATGGTCTCGGCCTGCTGCATGGCCGTCACGTGAGTGCTCACATGATGAGGGAGCAACTCATCGTCGTCGCCAAGGAAGCCAACGAACTCACCCAGCGCCAGCCTGGACCCGAGCATCCACGGCACTGCTCCATTGGCAGCCCTGGTGGCCGCGTTCTTCCAGGTGTCGTTGATCTCGATGAAGCGCACGCGCCGGCCCTGAGGGTCATAGCGGTGCTGACTCACGTACAGGTCGTGCAGGCCCTCGTTTTCATCGCTGATGATGACGTGCTCGATCTTTCCGTCGTAGTCCTGGCGAAGGACTGACGGCATGCAGCGGCCGAGCAGCTCGTCCTCGCGGCCGGGGATGGTCGGCGTAACGATCGAGACGAGCGGCCTACTTGGTTCGGTCAAGGTCGGCCTCGATCATCCGGCGAACGACTTCCTCGAACTTGACGGTGGCCTCCCAGCCCAGGATGCGCTTTGCCTTGCGCGCGTCGGCCTGGAGCAGCTCTACGTCAGCTGGCCGGAAGAGACTCCGCTCGGAGACTACGTAGTCCTGCCATTTGAGCCCGACGTAGCCGAATGCAGCCTCACACAACTCCGTAACGGAGTGGACTTCGCCAGTACCCAGGACGTAGTCCTCAGGCTCCTTCTGGGCCGCCATGAGTGGCAGTGCCGCCATGAACTCGGGAGCCCAGCCCCAGTCACGTCGAGCTTCCATGTTGCCCAGCTGGAGCACGTAGTTACCGGTGCCAGCTCGATAGGCTGCCACCGCACCCCGGACCACCTTGCGAGTGACGAACTCGAACCCGCGCCGCGGCGACTCGTGGTTGAACATGATCGCTGCGGAGGCGTGGATGCCGTAGGACTCGCGGTAGTTGATCACGGTGTGGTGTGCGAAGGCCTTGGCGACGCCATAGGGAGAGCGGGGGCTGAGCGGGGTCAGCTCGTCCTGTGGGACCTCGCGCACGGCTCCATACATTTCGGAGCTGGAGGCGTGAACCAGACGGATCTCGCGGTTCACGTTTCGGATCGCTTCCAGCATCCGTAGGACCCCGAGCCCAGTTACCTCCGACATGAGTGTGGGCTGGAGCCACGAGGCGCCGACGAACGTTAGGGCGCCAAGGTTGTAGACGACCTCAGGCTGAATCTGGGCAAGCAGGGTCTGTAGGCCCGACTGGTCGAGCAGGTCGCCCTCGACGAGGCGCAGCGTTGGCAATTCCTCTTGGAGCTGGTCCCTGGCGGGTCCCGGCCGCCCCCGGACCATGCCGTAGACCTCGTGCCGTTCCGCCAGGAGCTGCTGGGCAAGATAGAACCCGCTCTGGCCGGAGACTCCTGTGATCAGAACCCGCATGTGGATTCCCTATCTAGGTGGCATAGATACTCGAAGCTGGGGATGGCCGACGAGATGTCGTGACGGACCATCGGCTTGACTTCCGGTCGCGTGGTCATGGCCAGCTGGTACATGGTCTTGGCCCCGGTGCCCACCCAGCGAACGGCGTCGGTAATCGCGTCCTGGTGTACGGCGCTGTGGATGAGCTTGGCGATGACGTGGTCGCTGTCGCCGATCGTCCACATGTCAGTGAAGGCGCGCGGGTACTCGAAGGGGTCGCTGCGGAACGATGTCCTCAGGACCATGTAGCCGTGACGGTGCCGTTGGACTTCACGTTCGGCCTGAAGCTTGGTCGAGATGTAGAAGTTCCAGGGCTCCAGGACGCACTCAGTCGAGATGAGAATGATGGGACACCGCGCCGCGGAGACAAGGTTCCGGGTGCCTAGAACGTTGGTACGGAAGCATTCCCATGCAGCAGCCGGGTTGTTGTCGGGGGCGCGAGTATTGGTGTAGGCCGCTGCGTGGACGATCAGGCTAGCGCCACTGCCCCAGACGTAGCTGTTCACCATGTCGGGGTCGGTGATGTCCAGCTCGCTCCGGCTAGGCGCTATGTAGTCGCCCAGCTGGAGCAGCTCCCTGCCGAGTTGGCCGGTACCGCCAGTGAGAAGGATGGCGCCGGTCCGCTCCGGTTGCCTCACAGGAGTACCGGCACGGGGATCGGCACCAACCACTGACCCTGGAAAGCCTTCTCCCGCTGGAGCACGCCGGACAGGTAGTTCCAGATGCCCAGCAGGTAGACGTCGGGCGCCCGGCTATCCGACCGTGGGTCGATGATCGGGATGCCGGTGCCCGGGGTGTAGCGCCCATGCTTGGTCGGCGTGGTGTCCACGAAGTACTGGACTAGCTCGCGATCAATGCCACAGAAGTTCAGTAGCGTCGTCGACTTGGCCGAGGCGCCGTAGCCAGCGACCCGCTTTCCCTCACGCTTGAGTTCGAGCAGGAGCCCGAGCAGCTTCGCCTGGATCCGATCGGCGCGACCCTGAAGCCCGTCAAGAACGTGTTCGTCGCGCAGCCACTCCTCGTCGTGGAGTAGTCGGGCAACGCTGTACTCCGGCGGATACCCGATCTCACGTCGACCGATGACCACCCGTAGGGAACCGCCCTGTGGATTTGTCTGGGTGACGTGCAGCGGCCGTAGGCCGTGCCGCTCCAGGGCGTAGGTGAGCGACGTCAGGGAGAAGAACTGCCGGTGTTCGTGGTAGACGTGGTCGATCTGATTGCCCGTCACGAGGTCGGCCAGGTACTGGAACTCGACGACGGCCTCACCGTTAGGTGCCAACACGATGTTGAGGCCCTCGATGAAGTCATTGAGGTCGGCCACGTGGGCGATGACGTTGTTGGCGATCACCAGTCCCTGGTGTCCATGTTGGACGACGATGCGTAACGCCGCATCGGTACCGAACCCTTCGACCCACACGTTGAGTCCGGCCTCCTGCGCTTTGATCGCAGGTCCCTGGGCCGGGTCGATGCCGAGCGTTGGATAGCCGGCTGCGGCAAAGCTCTTGAGCATGGTGCCGTCGTTACAGGCAATCTCCAGTACGCCCAGGCGGCACAGGTCCGGAAACTTGGCCATGAGGTCTGCTGCGTATGCCTTCTGGTGCTCCACAGCTACCCAGGAAGAGCCTGTGTAGAATCCGTAGTCCCCGCCCCACAGGATGTCGTCGGGCACTACCTCGGTTAGCTGGACCAGCGTGCAGCGGTTGCACCGGAACAGCCCTAGCGGGTAGCGCTCCTGGACCTGGTCTGGGTCCGTCGGGAACTCATCCGCGAGAGGGCTATCGCAGAGGTACAGCACCTCATGAAGATTGGTCGAGTGGCAGCTGCCGCAAACCTCACGCCTCATTGCCATGACCCTTCGTAGACGGCTTCCCACTTTGATACGTGTTTGTCGATCGTAAACTCCAGCGCCTTGAGCATGGCAGCATTGCTCATTTGCTCCCGGAGGGTGTCATCGGTAAGGGCGTGGAGGTACTTGGGCCAATCGTCAGGCTCGCGAACCAGGAATCCATTCACTCCGTGATCGATAATGTCGGCATACTCCCCGATGTCACTGGCGATGGCCGGGACGCCCTGAGCGAAGTACTCCTTGACCTTGATTCCGCTCTTGCATTGGTTGAACGGAGTGTCGACCAGTGGGGCGATACCGATGCTGAAGTCCATCGCCTTCCAGTAGTTCTCCATGATGTCCCAGCCGGTGTAGCGCGCTCGCACGTGTGGGGCCATGTAGTTGGCCCCGATGCAGTGGAACCGAGCCCGCGGCTCATGGGCGGCATAGATCGCCAGCTGCTGGCCGACGCCGGGCCAGTCCTGCTGATGGAACATGCTGCCGGCCCAACCGACGATGACCTCGTCGCCCTGTTGATGGCGCACCGAGGCGATCCAGTCGGCCGGCAGGCAGTTGGGCAGCACTACGACATTGGGATTCAGCTCCCGCATCCGGGCGGCGAGTTTCGGCGTCGAGACCGTGACCACGTTGGCGAGCCGGATGTTGTTGGCGGTGTCGGCGGCGATCGGAGCGTAGATCGAGTACGGCAGCGAGTTGCTCGGGTCGACCTCTAGCAGGTTGTCGTCAAGGTCGTAGACCGCCAGGAGGTTGGGATTGGCGCACATCTCCTCCCAGGCCGTGTTCTTACCCGCGATTCGTTGACCTATAACGACATCACCTAGCGATGGGTCCGGCGGTGGCGGGGACCAGTGCACCTCGAAGCGACTCGGGTCGAGCTTGTTCAGCGGGTAGTGCAGACGGTACAGATAGCAGGCGGCGCCATCGGTGGCGATGGCAAAGATTCGAGTTACCACGGCACATACCCCCAACGCTTACGGAATGCCTCGCGGTCCCGGCCGGTCTGTTCGCCGAGTCCGGGAATGGTGTTGGTGTAGTCGCCCGGACGGCTGTTCGGGGCGGCCGGGCCGCCGACCATCACCATGCCGCCGTTGATCCGGCAGTCGAAGTCGACCGACGTGTCCTGCCACCACCAGTGCATCGTTTCGTCTGCCCTGATTCCCCTGTCGCCGTCAATGACGTAGGCCCAGCCGACCATCCGCCCGGCGATGTCGCTGTCGGGTGCCGTCTTGACCACAGGCGCATGCTGGCGCCCCCAGGGGTTAGCACAGCCGGCCGTGGCCCCCGTCTCGCGCATACCTGCCACCACTCGCGCGTACCAGTCGCCAGGAACGATGACGTCGTCGCAGAGCATCGCGATGTCTCGTGGCTCGTTGTGGGTGATGCTGGCCAGGAGGTCCCAGCCGATGTTCCACATCCGAGCGATGTTGGGCGGCTGTTCGGGCCAATAGAACGAGGCCACCCGTGAGTCCTTCGGGATGTCCGATGGCGGGCTAGAGGCGTTATCGAAGATCAGTAGCTGGTCTACCTGAGGCAAAATCGCCTCGATGCCGGCCCTTAGTAGCTCGGGCCGATTGTGGGTCAGGATCAAGGCGCAGCGCACGCGCTCGTCAGTAGTCATCAGTGGCCAGCGCCTTGGCGATACGGCCCATGAGTGCAGCTACTTCGCCTGAGGTCCCGTGGAACTCGATCGTCGTCAACGTGTCCCTGTTCTCGATCACGAGATTGAACCTTCCCCACGACTCCTCGATCTGAACGCTGGAACCTTCAGCGGGGATCCGGAGGCGATCCATATGAGCCCGGCTCATGCGCCGTACTCATCCGCAGTAGCGGCGTGAGCTGACTCCAGGATGCCCGCCGCCTCGTTGGGGCTGAGCCCGTGGTCGTCTACGAGCTGCTGGAACAGGTGCCGATAGACTTGCCACCAGCCGTAGGTCGACGTTGCGCCATCTCGCTCCATGATCGCCTGCTTTAGATAAAGCGCCATATCGAGCGCTTCTTCGTAGGCATCCTGAAGCGCATCTCGTCCGTTGTGCGCCTGTAGATGACTGCCGTACTTCTCCGCCCGTCGACCGCAAAGCTCTTCGATGTCGGCAAGTACGCGATCCTTCACGAACGGGCCATCGTGGACAATCGGCGGCGGTTGCGATGAATCACTCATGACAGGTCCAGCGGGGTCTCGGAATTTGCGAGCGATGTAGTCGAGGGCCTCAGTCTTGGTCATCATCGCCGACCTCGCCAGCGTCCTGGTCGGTGTCGAGCGTCAGCTTTAACCAGCGACGGCTCTCGCTCGTCAGGCCCTGGCTGATGGCCTCGGCCTTCGTCTTGAAGATGCGCCAGTCGACGTAGTCGCCATGGCAGCCCCAGCCAGTGGTGTCATTGCCGGCATGCACGGTGGCCCAGTCGCCGTTCTGTAGCTCCACGAGTGCGGCTAAATCGGTGTCGTTATAGCCGTCGCCTCCGACGTCACTGGAGTACATGGCCCACACCTTGTAGACCTGCCCCAGAGTCACCTGTTCGCCATCGCGGGGGTAGCTCTTACCTAGTACCTGCTGCCAGTCATAGGGCCCCCAGCCGGGCAGAGTCGGTAGCTCGCTGATCTCATCCATTGCTTGCCTGCTGGATCTCGTAGGCCTTCGTCCAGGCCTCTAACCAGCGCCAGGAGTTCAGCTCGATAGTTTGCGTCCGCATATGTTCGCGGCCTCTCTCTCCCAGGTCCTTGCGAAGCGCGTCATCGTCCATCAGGCGCTTGATCTCTTTGTACCAGTCCTTGGGGCGGTCCACGAGGAGCCCCGCGCCTGATTCCGCGGCGAAGCGTCGGTACTCGGTCCTGGGACTCGCCACCCAGGGAACGCCGGCCGCGGACGCTTCGATGACCTTTAATCGACTCTTCGAATGGTTGAACGGAGATATTTCCAGCGGGGCCATAGCCACCTTGAGCTTGGCGGTCTGCTCGACCCAGTTCTCCAGGGGAATGATCCCGGTTACATCGGGCTCCTCCTTGAGGCGCAGCGCGTCCTTCACCTTGGAGGGGGGGCCGACCACCCGGAACTTGTACCCGTCGTCAATCAGCTCCTGCACAGCTCGACCGCAGGTCTGTAGGTCGACGGGGTGAGACTGCGTCGTCCCAGCCCAGCCGAAGACGTCGTCTGGCTCGACTTCGATGTCCAGATAACGCTGTGGCACGTAGTTGTCGATGACCATTCCTCGGTCATGCTTGGCGTAGACCTTGAGCAACGTCCTGGTCGAGAGAGTCACCAGCGTGGCGGCTGCGCAGGCGTACTCAGCGTTCTTCCAGGAGTACGGCGTATTCGACCGAGGATGATAGTTCCCGTAAGCGGCGTTCTGCTTGTGGATCGCGGTGAGGTCGTCGTCCATGTCGATGACCACCGCTACGCCCTTCTTGCGAAGGAGCTTGATCACGGCTGGATGCCAGTTATGGGCCACTCGCTGGAGCACGAGTACATCAGCACCTGTAGGTACCACCACGTCCACGACTTCTGCGTCAATGAACTTAATCTCCAGGCCAGAGCCGGTGTTAGGCCACTGGATCTCGATGTCGTGGCCCTGGCTGGCTAAGTGCTCGGCAGCCCAGATCAACCGGTAGTAGCCACAGCCTGCCGCGTCCGCGGGTATCACCAGAATCTTCATTTGGTCACCGTGCCCCTGTTGGGTTGCCCATTTGGCGAACCCTATTGCATCCGTCCCCCAGAAAGTGGACTAGACCGGGCTCAGTACGTAGTTCTGAGTGAAGGTGGTCGGGTCCATAGTGAGCAGCGTGCTGCCCGATCGGATGATCCAGTTGTTAACCGGAACAGGGATCGGAGCGTAGCCCGGGATGGTCGTCACCGGGACACCGGTCGGCTCCAGATACAGGACGCTGTCTCGGATGACTGCGTTGTTGATGACGCCAGAGTTCGCCCGGACGAACTGCCGCACCTCTATGACGTTGGTACCGAGCCACTGGAGGGCTTCGACGTAGGGAAGATATCTGACCATCTGTCAGTACCAGCCTCTCGCTTGCCACGAGCATCCCGCGATGAAGTTCGCTCCATGCTCAGAACGGAAGACGAGCGAAGTATATGGACCAGTAAGGAGGGCGATTCCGCCAACGTTGCGCTGCCATTGGTTAACGCCGAACGCCACCGCATTCGAGTTCGTTTCGAAGCTGGGGAAGAGGTAGCCAGGCCGATACCAGCCACTACAGACAATGTTGCCGCTACCGTAGACAGTCGCCGTTGCCGCGGCCGTAGTCATGACGCCACAGTCGAAAGACGTCTGCGCATTGCCATTGATGGTAGAGGAGACACCCGAGGCAACCTGAGTTCCTTGGTAGAAGTACGAAGCAGTGCTGAGGTCATTTACTCGCATCAACATGGTCTCAGCCATGAAGCCGCCATAGTCGGTGCGGACTATCCAGTTGATCTGGAAGTTTTTAAGCGTGGCCGGGACGTTCATGGTCACAGTGGCCAAGGCCGAGTTCAGGAAAATGTTCTTGGTCCACTCCGCGGGAGTGGCATAGCCAACGATGAAGTTTCCTGACGGCGGGACCGAAATGACGTAGACCCGACCTCCGACGTTAAGAATATCCACCATTGGAACGGCTGTAATCGACTCCGTATCTCCGTCTAGCAGAATGAGCGCAGACGTGATCGCATTTGTAACGCTATCCGCGGTCACCTTAACGACACTTGCCATCCTCAGTTCCCAGGTCAGCCCGAGCGCGTTTGCGTTACTGACGATCGCCCTTGCCTGCGCGGTGGCCAGCGGAGCCGGGTCGTTGGAAAGCGGAGGGCTGGTCACCGGTATCCTCGCCGTAGCGTGTGAGACATGGGCTCTCCTGCCGTTAGGGTCAATGACCAGGCCACCTCAAGCCACAAGTCGTTTTGCCACTTAATGACGTTGTAGCTGTCGTGACGGGGGTCTGCTGCGGTCGATAGATTGGTCGTCTGGAACAGGAGGCGACGCTGCATGATGTTCTGCGCAATTGCAGTGCACTGGGCAATCGAACCAACCTGAAGGTTGGTCACTTCAGTGATCCTGAATCCGCGCTTCTCGAAAGAGTTCGGCGCGTTCACGGGGACGTCTGCAATGCCGTAGGTTGCAACACTGCGATCGGCTGATGCAGTAGATGCGACGATGAATCTGTTGGGGGCGTTGAGAATGTTCGATGACTCAGTGATCGAATCTCTCATCACCTGATCGCCCTCGTCCCAGTCAAAGTCCGGGATCGCGAATGCCGGGTTGAAGTTGCGAATGAAACGCATCACGTCGGTGTTGTCGAACCATGGACTGAGGTAGTCGCCAGTCAGTGCCAATGATTCGATAATGCTGCCTCGGCGGGCGCCGAATCCCCATGACTCAGTGGTGTCGTAGGGCGATGGCTCGATTGTGTACGTAATCGGAAAGTCGCGGATCAGATTCTCAACCGCGACAGTGACGGCTGTGTTTGTCGCGAATCCTTCTTCTATCGGCTGGTCGATGATATACATGCGGTCATTCAAGGTGGCGTTGCCAAGACGGCCCGAAGTAAATAACCGTGACGTCTCATCAGAGAACAGGTAGCGACCCATCGGGTATTCGACCCCGCTGGGGAAGGTCATCTTTACCGTGACCTGATCGGTGATCGGATTGATTGCCGCGGTGTCGGCGCGACCAAAAGCCAATCGCAGCTGGCGCTTGATCGCCCGAGTCGTGTCATGGCTCAACGTTGCCGGCCGAATCGGTGTGATCGTACCCAGATTCTCGCCGGAGACACCGTTGATGAGGTTGAACCGATAGCTGTACTGGCGCTGTCCAACCCATGGAGCAAGGTCCAGGATCGGGTCATACGGAAAGTTAGTGAGCGCCGGCATCTATGGGCTCACCTGGCTTGCTGTATCGGTGACCTCGACGATCTGAACGGTCGCCTCGTAGAGTCGCCGCCGGTTACGCACCACGCCACTTGGCACGTTGATGCTAGCGAACCAGCGATTGCCGTCCTCGTCGCGAACGCAGACGTAGGAGACGTCCTCCCAAGCGAGGTCTCGGAAGGAGACGAAGTCGGCCAACGTCTCTGGCGCGATAGCTGCTGCCTGGACCAGTACCGTCCGCTCGAACTGCTCTCCGCCACGTTCCGTCGGTCGGAACGCAGTAAAGAAGTTCCGGTCATACATGGGCTGAAGTTGAGTGAAGCTTGCCTCCGGGAAGGTGAATGGTTCAGAGACTTCGCTCTCCCATACCGAGGAGTACGCCAGGTTCGAGCCACCATTCTGGTGCTCGTTGGTCGTGAAGATCAGTACGTGCGCGTTTTCGAGGCAGCTTCCGCTAACTCCCGGCGCAGCCATGGTCGTGGTGACGGTATCAGACCAAGGCCCCTCGAATCCGTACGACGACAGCCGCCGGATGCGATAGTACGTCTCGACGCCGACTCTTGCCTCATAGTCTTTGAAGCTCACAATGTACGGATCGTCGGACAACATGATGGTCTGCCAGTCGGTGATCTCATCGCTACGCTGAAGCTCGTACGTGATCTCATTGATCTCATTGACTGTATTGAGCTTGAACTCAGTAAGAGTAATGGTGTACGGGATGTTCGAGGCGTTTATAGTGAACCCGACTGCGACGGTGCCGCCAGTGAGAGGGATACCCGTATCAAAGGTGGCGACAGTCCATTCCTCTGGTTCATTGTTGCGCTGGTTCCATGCTTTTGCGCGTAGTACGCCACCGAGCGCCTGTGCCTTTAGTCGCCAGCTGGACGACTCAGTGGCATCGTACTGAATGCCCGGCACGTCGATCGCACCCGCCGATATTGTTAACGATGGATTGCGGTCGATATTCACTGAGCCATAATGAGTACCGGACCCGGGAAGATTTGGCGGCCCTAAAAGCATGTAGAATTTGTAATGCTCACTCGCGGTGTATCGCAGTCTGATCTCGGCGGTGATGTAGGACGTCGCCGCGAGAGCGGGCACAAGGGCCGGCGCGGTGAATGCGATCTCTACCTCCTGGTCCTTGGAGACCAGACCGCTAATTGGTGAGACACTGCCCTGGGGCGACGCGGAGTAACTGGTGATGAAGGCGCTAGATCCTGTGGTGCTCTGAGTGGCAGTTCCGGTTCCAGTTGCCCAGCTGTAGCCATAGTTTGTCGAACCGAGGCTACCGGTAACGGCAGGTCCGTCGAACGTGTCATAGATCGTGACAGTATTCGGGCCCCAAGTTAATTGATTGTAGTGAATGGCTGTTGGTATACCGCACGGATCGATTCCACAATTTTGGCCAATGCCAGTCACGGGCATGCTCATCTGCGTCACCGCAAATCCGGTAACGACAGGCATGTCTGGTCCGAATATGACCGAGACATCGGCCGATTGGTCCGGTGTCGCTGTCGCGTAATAAGGTCCCCACTGCGGCATCCAGGACTCGTAGACGGAAGCGCCAGAGACGGGAGCGCCATAAGTGGCGGAATTTAGGCGCTGAGTCAAAGGCACTTGCGGGAATGCGGAGTTCGGCCCGAAGGGTGAATACACCACATAGATCGCAGTGCCCGATGCGGCGGGCGCATAGGCGCCAAGCACTTCCCATCTATTGCCCGATGTCTCACCAAAGGCCGACCACCGCCAAGTGGGGTTCAGGCCGGTGCCCATCTGCGGCGGACTCTCAAAACGAAGGACTATCTCTTTCCAGCCGTCGAGAATCTCGTCGAGCGCATCGAACTCGGCGGGCGTGATCTCAACCTGTTTTCCAATGCCAGTCAAGCTCGGGCTGTTCAGGCAGTCCACGCGGAGTGGTGCCGTAGTGGCGCCGAAACGGCGGGCATAGAACCGAATCCAGGGCCACGTCTGCAAGGAGCCAATGACACCATCGTCGATGGTCTGATACACGTAGTTGGTGCTGTAGACCTGGGCCGCCGACTGGCGACCGTAGACGTGACTCTCGGTCAAGGGGTTGCCACTCGGGGAGTGCAGAGTCAGCTGAGGCAGAAGATCTGTGCTTTCGACGGTGAATGTGCTTCCGATGATCTCCTCGTTCAACGGGAACGGGATATTGACCTGAACTGCCTCATGCGACGGGATCTCATATAGCTGTCGTGCCTCGTTGAGGATTGGGTAAGGCTTAGATGTGTTCAGCGCCGACAGGGCGTCGCCATTGTTCGACTCGCTGAGGGTTACGACATATTCGCCAGACGCAATAGATGGGCTCAACGCTCCGGCCGGGGTTCGAAGGGCGATTGCGTTAGCGCCCAATACAAACGGACTGCGGGTGTTGAACTCGGACGCGATCGTCGGGCCCATGATGCGGCGAGTGCCGAAAGCCACTCTCCGCTCCTCGCAGTAGAACACCTCCAGGTACGCTGTATAGATTTGCAGCGTGGCGCCGATGGCAAGCGGAGCGACCGGATAGTAACTGGAATTGATCAGCATGAAGATTCGGTTAGCTGCGGTTCCCTCAAACCGCTGCAACTCTGTGAACGTCCATTGCTGAATGTTGGGGTTGTACGTGCTAAAGCCGCCGGTCATGCCTAAGGTCGGGTTAGCGTCACCCAGTCGTGTGCGAACTGTATGTAGTCCGGTCACTGTGGTGCTGTTCGCCAGTGGCGACATCTGGATAATGCCAAAGGTAGAGCCGTCTGGGAAAGACGTCAGAGTATCGTTCGACAGCCACATGTCTGTCGGGAAGTCGTACCCGTCGGTCGCCTGGCTCTGATCTATGTAGTACGAAACGACGAAGTCGACTCCGAGGATCCGCTTGCCGCTGAGCAGGTTAGCGTAGTTGGTGACGGAAAAATGGAATTTGGCGTACTGGTTACTGAATCCGGGATTCCACTGTAGATAGCTGTCGTCACCGCCGTCGAACATGGCTTCAGCCATGCTGGCGGTCTTAGTAAAAGATGGATAGAAGTACGTGTTCGAGTTGCCGGTAACGCTGCCGTTATTGCAGGGGAGCCGGATGGATCTGACTGGCCCTGACTGCTCTTCTAGGCCCTTGGGATAGATGCTCGCCGTAAACATACGGTTCCGGATGTAGTACTCCGGAAGAGTGTTCACGTAGAACTTCGCAGTAGGGATCGTCGTAGTCGCGTTTAGAAGAAAGGAATGGCCACGCTCGATAGAGTTGGCGAACGAGTTGAAGACGAGGTCTTCGTCTCGAATGGGAACCCATTCTTGCCCCAGAATCTGGGGGGCGCGAGGGTTGTATCTACCCATGTAGTGGCTCCTTTCTTCCTTAGACGGGCCAGATCATGCTGCGGACGGCGAGGGCGATCTGGCGTTCCTCAATGGTCTTGGCGACCTGTGAAGCGACTGCGCCGCCGGTCATGTTCGCTTGGCTCTGGGTCGCGGGAGCGCCAGAGAAGTTGACCATGATTGCTCCCGCGCCGAAGCTGATGTTGCTGACCGCCCGGCTGCTGGCGTCCGCCAGGGCCGGAGCCTCCATGTCCATACCGGTCGCGACTCGCTCGATGATCTTCTGGCCTGCGATGAGAGGGTCGCCCGAGCCTGATAGCGGTCCAGTCTTGGCCGGCGAGAAGGGCCAGTGGTCCCGGACTATCTTGGCGGCCCAGTCGACAGCGTCACCGAGCCAGGAGAACTTGCTCTTTATGCCCTCAACAAGCATGTCGACGATCTTCGCGCCAGCCTGATACATGGCGTCCCAGAGGCCCTTTAGCGCCTCTCCGATCTTGCCCGGGATCGACTGGATGAACTCGATCGCCTTATTCCACTCGCCGGTCAGGGCACTGAAGATCGCCATACCGATAGTGGAGATGACCTCGAATATGCCCTTCAGGATTGCCCCGATACCTTCGACCAGTCCCTTCAGGAACGTGAAGAGCACCTTGTTGACCAGGACGATCATGCTCCATACGAACTGGAAGAACTCCGCGAAGGCGGGGATGAGCCAGTACCGGACAAATTCGGCCGTTGACTCCAGTAGGGCGAAGACGGCGCCAATCCCTAGGAACAGGAACAGGAAGGCGTAGCCGAGCGCCTGAATGGTGTGAATGAGTCCCTCAAGGGCCGCGGCGCCAAGCTCTGACTTGAAGAACTCGGACAAGATCTCGAACTGCTTGGTGATGTCCTCTAGGAACTTGTTCCCGCCGGCCTTGTCCAGCTCCGCCACAAAGTCCTTGATGCCGCCGACGATCGCACTGATGGAATCGCCAAGCAGTCCGAGAGTTACCTTGACCCGCTCTAGCCAGGCCAAGAACTCTGGGTCGTTCTTCAGCTCCGAGAGCCATCTACCAAAGCCGGCCACCGCGGCATTGAACTTCTCGCCGAACCAGTTCATGAACGGCATTACCGTCGTGCCAAGCTCGGCAAATCCGATTAGCAGCGTCTGGAGTGCGGGCGTGAAGGTCTGAATCCACTTCACGGTGGACGGGATCAGCTCACTGACGAACTTCTGGAAGAACGGGTTGTTGAAGAAGGTAACGACACTTCGAGCCAGAGTGCCAAGCGCCTCAGCGATCTGACTAATGCCCCCAGTGCCGATGCTCTGGATGCCCTTGATGAAGACGCTTATGCCATCCCCGAAGGACTTGAAGAAGCCCTCCTGGGCTACCGCGGAGAACTCCTTGAACAGCTCCCTAAGGGGCAGCAGGGACTTGACGAACTCCTGTGCGGCTGGCGTCAGGCCTTCTATTGCCTTTTGTAGCTCGTCGGCATTCTTCGCCGCGAATGCACCCTGGATAGCGGTCCCTAGTCCCTTGAAGGCTAGGAACAGGACGCCAACTTGGAGAATGATCGCGCCGAGCAGCCCCGGCACGATGTAGAGGAGCGCGATCAGCGCCTGTACGCCTTGGATGAGGCCGCCGATGAGCAGAGCGATCTCGCCGACCACGGGAATGAGTAACGCGATCAACGGCGAGCGACCAGAAACGTTGAAGCCGGCGCCAACGGCATCACCGATGGCCTGTCCGACCTTCTTGAAGGCTCCGGTGACCTCTGGACTAAGCGCCTCGTGCTCGGCATCTCGTGCCGCCGTGCGGATCCAGCGCTTGACAACGTTGCCGTCGCGGTCGATTTCCCAGGTAGACCCGGTGATATGGATTCGACGGCTATTGAGGCCGTTCTGAAGCTCGACGGCTAAGTCTGAGCCTCGATGCCTAAGTTCTGGGCCCATGCCATCAGCGATGGCATCTCCCATGTCCTTGCCGGTCTTCTTGAGCTGGGCGTCGCCATCTCTACCAATGGCATCCAGCGACTGCTTGACTTCGCGAGGGACGCGGCTGCTGTCGACCGTTAATTGAGCAACGAGTTCAGCATCAGGAACGCCTGCCACAGCAACACCACCCCTCAAGACAAGATGCAGCGGAGTGGGTCAGCAGGGCCAGGCGCCACTCCAAGCAGTGTATCTACTTGCCGAACGAAAGGAATGCGTCGGCGGTCATTTCCATTTCCTCTGCCTGCGCCTCGGCGCCAGGTGGCGGCATTTCCAGCTTCATCGTGAACATGGTCGTGTCCTTCGCCTCCATGAACCGCATCATGAGAAGAAGAACCGAGTCGAGCCAGAGAGATAGCGATACCTTGCTGGCGTCGATTCCCTTGAAAGCCAATTCAGGTCCCAGGATGTGCCACGACTGTCGAGCTGCCTGGATTAGTCGGATAGCGACCCACCACCGTCGGGCTGCTACCTGCTCGAAGAGGCTCAAGATTGCCTCATAGAGCTTGTCCGCGCCTACGTGGAGGGCGTTGACCTCGTCTTCCAGTGCGGGCAGGAACTGCATCACGAACCCATCCATGTCGACCTCAGGCAACATGAAATAGGAGAGCCAGTCGGCCGCGGTGAGAGGCGGCACTTCGAACGAGACGCCCTCGATGATCAGCGTCGTTGACCATGGCCGCAGGGACCAGATGGGGTCCAGGATCAGGTTCGGGACAGGCGCTCTAGTCGCTGTCTCCGAGGCCGGCGAAGACGGCAACGACGACTGAGACGACGAACGCCTAGGAACGCTTGACCGGCGGACGCCCACGGCGCACCTTGGGCTTGATGTCCTCGCCATCCTCGGTCTTAGTGAAGACCGTGACGAAGGAGATCAGCTCGGAGAGGTCTACCTCTCCCTCTACGATCATGTCCTCCAGGTACTCCCGGTCCTCGGGCTGGACGATGGCGGTTTGCAGAATCCGGAACATCCGGTCGACGCTTTCCAGCTTACGAGAGCCCTCTACGTCGTCCCGTTGCAGAATCTTCGACTCTCGGGCTAAGAGCATCATCTGGGCGTCGACAAGCTTGCGGATGACGATATTGCGGCCGTGAACGAGGACTATGCGCGTCTCGCGACCTGGGTCAGCTGCATTCATACGGTCGACAATATACGTACCTACAGGTCGTAGTTGATGAGCCGCATCTTATATTTCCGCGCAGCTAGTCGAAGAGGCTTGATGAGGAACCCTTTGCCCTTCACGCCAGGATGGGAGATGCCGACCTTGTGTGCTGCACCTGGCACTTGCGGCATGTAGACAACCTCGCCGGCTTTCCGCCAGAAGAATTTCAACTGCGGTGCGCCAGCACGACCGAAACGGTAGATGTGCGGGGCGCCTTTCGGGAAGATGTCGTGAATCTTGGCGCCGCTCTCTACGATCTTGGCGTACGACTTCCGGCTACCAACGAATCCGGTGACTATCGTTCCGACCCGGACGGGACCTTCGGTCTCGATGCTCTTCATCAGGGCGCCAGTTGTATAGGAACCAGTGCCCGGGGCGACGAGGATTCGAGCTTCCCGCTGAACCTCGCGCATGATTCTCTTGAGCTTCCAGTTGGCGATGAGGGACGCATCCAGCTCTATCTGAACGTGGTGGATGCGGGTCTCGAATGGCATTAGCAGTCGCAGTTTGCGATCTGAGCGGTCAGCTGAAGCGAGCGCTCGACACAGCCGCCTTGAGGCAGGCCCTGATTCTGGCGCTCGATGACGACCGACATGCCTAGGAACAGGCCGCTGTTGGTCACGACGAAATCCCGGAAGCAGCAAGCTGTGCGCCGCAGAGTCAGGGCATCGATGACGTTCTGACGAGCCGCGGTGTCCCACTCCAGGCAGCTCGGCGGGAAGTTCATGTCGCCGACCGGCACGCAGCGGATGAGTCCGATCTGGAAGCTGACACCCCAGGTGGGTGGCGCGCAGCTGGCCGCGGCCTGGCGGACGATGTCTGCCTCCGGAAAGGAGGTCGACGAGGGGTAGATGTCACCCAAGGAGACATACCCAATGCCCTCACAGCACAGGTCTTGCATGATGCCGCCATCATGGGCGACGGTGCTGCCAATCCGGAAGCAGCAGTTCGCTGGCGGATTCGCTGCTCGTGCAGCTTGCTCACACAGGCACGAAAGCAGCTCGTCCATAAGCGTGCCGACGAGCGGATCGGCGGTTGACAGCGGAAGCGGGGAGGTCACGGCCACGTCACCTGTCGTGGGATCTGAAGGTCGGGCGAGTAGTACCGAGTGCGACCCTTGAGCCCGTATGGGTTGTAGGCCATGATGAGCTGGTCGAGCGCCCAGATGCCGGTAAGGCCGTTCTTCAGAACCTCTGCTATGTCAACGGCCGAGAAGCTGACGCCCTGGCGCGCGATATTCTGAATCCGCATGGGCAGAGTGCAGGGCAGACTGAGGCACGCTCGCGCATATTGACACGCGAGGTCAGATGTTGCTGCGGCAAGGGCTGTCGGGACGGCCTTACCGCGCAGATAGGTGACCGTGAAGGCCTCTGGATCGTTGGGCGCCAGGTTCTGGTCAGAACACAAGGGCCAGCACTCGGTCGTATCGACGCGGACGAGCCAGACCTGGTCGAGCACGAAGTACGCGCCCGTTGCCGGCAACGTCTCTCCACCAAGCGTCACTGATTCGATGGAGTAGACGGGGCCTGGGAGGTACACCTGGCACTCCGGCGCGCAACTCGTGCACGCCGGGCCTTGACCGCACCAGCAGTTGCGCCACTCGCCATTGAAGATGTAGGGCGTCCAGCCCCCCATACCGTCGTAGTAATAGCCCGTAGGGCAGTCGCTACAGATACGGCCACAGGGGCGCACTGTCAGTTCGCAAAGACCAAACTGACGTCCAGTGGCGGCCCAGACAATAGTCTTTGCGTAATCAAGCGCCTGTGCTTGCAACTCCGGAGAGAAGTCATCCCAGTTGTCACAGCACATCTGCGTCAGGTCGGGCCACGTGCAGGGCCCGGATTGAATTGTCATCGCCCCGGGCCCCCTAACTCTGAACTATTTCCGTTAGCAAATGTTGCTACGTCAATTGTTGCTATAGCAACTACTTCTTAGACGGCCGCGCAGCCACAGCTCGCCGCTGGTGGGTCCAGGCGAGTGATGAACATACGCGCATGCTGCGTAGATGTAATTGGCGTGAGCATCGGAATCGGATTATCCAATGTTCCGGCCGCATCCGATAGGTCAACGTTGTACGGACCAACGCCCCAGAGCGAGTTGTTCGTGGTCCTTGCGTTAACAACAAAGTTGGCGACGCCGTTCTCTAGCGTCATGTCACCGATAGTTCCCTCAACAACAAACGGGAAGAGGAAGTATCCGTACTCCTGACCGCCAGTACATAGCGCAGCCGTGCCGGACAACCGCGTCCAGGCCTCCAGGGCAAAGTTGACGCTGGCCGCCGAATCCTGATCGGTAGAGTAACCAATCTTTGTCGCAGCACTGTCGTCAGACGTGTAGAGCGGTTCCGCGGCGACGATGTTGACAATGTCTGGATCGACGTTGCAGAAGGTGATGACCAGGTCGATCCACTTAAGAATCGGCGGGTTGGTCTCCCGGACGCAGAATGTGCCGTCACCGTTCTTGACGAAGAACTCTTCGCGATCCTCATAGTTCTTGGTCATCTCAATCGAGATGATGCCGTCAGTAACTACCTGAGAGCAGTCGCCAGTGACTACCTGCCCACAAGAGTTGAGTCGGGTCACCCGAACCCGGGGAACCTTGAATGGGGTAAAACAAACAGCAGTCATTACGACTCCTCGCCATTCGAAGCGGAGGTGGACGTGACTTTCCGGGGGCGCCCCGGCCCTCGCTTCACGGGGAGTGGAACAAGATCCGGAGTTTCTTGCACACTCTCTCCAGTAGCAAGAACCGGCACCTCAACAACTTGGAAGGCGCGCTCCTCGGTTTCTAGCCCGACCGGCATCTCCAATGGAGCTTCGGCCACCTCTTCGATGGCCAGTTCGACCTCAGTCTCGGTCGTTGACGTAGCAACAGGTTCCCGATTTAGCGTGGACTGGTACCAGCGCTCAGCGAGAGCGGCCTCGGCCAAGATGACCCGGCCGGCGGTGCCATGAGCGACCTCAACGTGATTGGGGCTGTCGGCCATGACGAGAAGCTCTTGAACCACCTGGATCAAAAGCTCCTCGTCTACGACGATTTCAGTCCAGTCGCGCATCAGAGGCATCGGCTCATCGATCCGTCGTATTGAGCGTGACTTCGACAGCGGCCGAATAACAGTCGAATGACAGGACGTACTCGCGCTCCATGACCATGTTCAGGACGTTGGTAGCGCGATTGATGACCTGACCAAAAGGCGGCACGAACAGTTCCGAGTCCGGCGTCCGCCAGATGGCAACCTGGCCGGTTATGTAGATCCAGACGTTCGTTCCGCTAGGAACCTGGCCGGTGGGTCCGACTCCGGAGTAGTTACCAAAAGACACCGACGTGTGCATCGGCGTCCGCCATACCTCGGAGCCGTAGTTCCCGCTCATCTCCATGGTGTAGGCGCCCATGAGGTACGCCTGCGCAGCAATAGGAGCGTGGATGACGCCCGGCAGTCCGTATCGGGCGTACAGCCACGACTCCAGCTTGCTGACCGCCTGTACTGGCCCCTGGGCGGTACCGAGGTTGGTAGCGCCGGCAAGGCTAGGAGACTGACCAAACTCGCCAGTTGAGAAGATGCGCTCGACTACGGCCTGCTCTCCAGCGACGAGCTGTTGGAACAGGTACTTGTTGATCGCCTCCTGGCCCAGGTTGGCTAGGCCGACCGGCGAGCACTCGATCGACGAATAGACGATGAACGGGTCACCGACGATCGTGTCGATCGGGTTATCCAAGTCCTTGTCACGAACGCCAACGGGATCTGTGGCGTCCTGGCAGGCGACCTCATAGCCGTCTGGCAGATCGCACGTAGAGAGCTGGTACTGGAGACCACCGCTACGGGCATTGATGGGGAGGTCGAGCGGGCCGGTAGCAACGTTAAAGAGCCCGTACCGAGGCAGTACGGGATTAGGGGCCGGTACATAGACCGGACCAGTAAGTCTCGCCATGACGTCACCTCCTTCCAGGTAGTTAGGGGCTGGGCCGAGTGACCCAGCCCCCTACGTCCTGCTAGCAGGTAACGGCGCGCTGTACGCCGGTCGAGCCGTTGGGGCAGATGGCGATGGTGTAGACGCGACTGATTGGACAGAACCGCATAGCGCGGAAACCGTCCTCAAGGAACAGCTGCGTCACTTTGTTGGTGGCCAAGTTGACGCTGTCGTAGATGGTGTCAAGCCGGATGACGTCCTGGCGAGCGACAACCCAGGTGCCCGAGGGGTATGCCAGGAAGCTGACCTCAATCGGAAGCGCGCAGATCGGGGTGTCCGAGCCGGGGAATGGGCCACCGGAGACACCGGTCGAGGTGAACGAGTCCTGCCAGTCGTAGACCCACTGAGCGCGAGCGTTCCGGTTGCGCAGCATCGAGTCGATCATGGCATCGGTCAGGTCTGGGTCCATCGGGCCATTGCGCCGGATCCAGTCCGCGCGCATTTGAGCCTTCAGCCAGTATGGGAAGACGAACTCAATCGTCTGGTCGCGCCGTAGACGCAGCCGGTACTGGATGTCGACCGAGGCGACCTCGACTGCCGACATGACCTGGGAGACAACCGAACCGTCCGAGGCAAACGGAGCACACGTCATGGAGACCGCGGTCGAGTCCGACACGATGTCGGCGATGATCTGACGGTTCACGTTGTGCGCCTGGGCCGCGATGGCGCCCTGGACGAAGTCCGACACGAACTCGGGGTAGCCGCGGTTCTGAAGGATGTCACCGGTCAAGCAGAGCGCCGCGACCTTCAGCCGGTCGTCCACGAAGGACGGACATGGGATCGCCACACAGGTCTTGGTGGTGTCCGCGATGACCTGGGCCTCAGTGAGGATATTGAAGCCGGTGCCGGAACCGAAGATCGTGTCGAACTGGATGCCCTGGTTGTGCCGGATGCCGCCACGACGGGCACCGATCTCGGGAACCGAGAGCAGACCATCGGTCGTGATCTGGTTGCAGGTCGTGTAGATGGTCTCGGACGGTGCACACCAGCCGACGCCGGCCAGAAGCGAGCCACCGGGGAGCCGGGTCTCGTCACGGGCGTAGTCGATCTTGGTCATGATCGTCACGTCGTCGTCGCCATCGCTGATCGCGAAGTCGTTGCCGAACTCGCGACGAATCGTGGCCACTGTGGACTGCTGGGCGGTACCACCGCCGTGAGTGCGCGAGCGTGCGACGAAGGCGCGAGCGACCTCAAGCCAGCCGTTCAGCTCGGCGCCGGCAGCGAAGCCGGTGTCGGCGGCGGCCAGGATCCGGAACTGCGGCGAGTTGTCCTCGCCGGAAACGATCTCGCCCTCAAGAGCCTGCGGAGTGGATGCCGCGATCTCGGTGACCGTAGGGATCTTGCTGCCAGTGTCCATGACGCTCATCTCTGTGGACTTGACCTTGGCAGCCTTCTTCGCGGCCGGGGCCTCTGCGGCTTCCTCGATTTCGTCGTCTGCCATCTCGTCGTCTGCGCTGTCCTCAAGCTCCATCTTGGTGAGAGCGTTGAAGCGCGACTGGCGAGCGCGACGTGCGCTAAGTTCGTCGTCGACAAGAACCATGAAGGACTTCAGGTCCTCAAGGTTGTCGAGGTCTTCGTCGGTGGCGTTCTCTGAAGTCAGAGACTCGCGTAGCGAATCGTAGGCGGCGGCAGCCTCAAGGCCCAGGTCGCGCAAAGCAGCAACCGTGAACCGAGGAAGGCTATTGGCATCTGGAATCTCAAACTCTTCCATTGCTGGACCTCTCGGATAGCACGTAGGTAGCACGCAGCTAGCCAGGCGGCCCTCAGCACAGCCCTGGATTCAATTGAACGCAGTGTAGATCTAGGCGATATATCTGTGCAAGCAAGGAACTGCTTCACAGTTCCTTTTTTTCTACTTCTTTTTGACTTCGATACGGCCGTTGTGCTTGGTGGCGGCGATATCGGCTGCCACCTTGGAGGCGAATTCTTCTTTGCGGCCATCAGCCCTGGTGACCACGTAGGTCTCGGCTGGGTTCCCACTGCTCTTTCCGCAACTGCAAGCCATGTCTACTTTCCTCTCTCCATCAAGCTCACATATCCATTGCTCCAGCCTGCGAGCTTGCTGAATGCGTCAGCTGCCGAGGCCCCTAATCGCATTCTAGACACAAAGATCGCTCGTACTCGGTCACCGCTGAACGCAACGTTTCCATTCGCATCGAGGGTTACTGTGTCACCGGTCGGCCTGGGCGATTCACCGGTCTCGTCGATCAGTTCGAGGACTCTAGTCATCTGGTCCCTCCGTCTGGGAGACTCATGTTATGGCCAAGGAATCAGAAACGATCATCATGAACGATGCCGACGGGAACCCGGTCAAGGACCCGAAGAAGGCAGCCACGGCCGAGATCACTCGGGTTGACGCCAACGGCAAGGTCCGGCGCACGCTCATGCTGGGACCAGATGCCGAGCGGCAGCAGCCGTCAAGCCCTGGCGGCTGGTAGGCCGTAGCCGGGCGATCTCCGCCAGCTGGGCGGCAGCTGACTGCGGGAAGATCTGGTCGAGAACAGCCGCCCGCTCCGGGAACAAATCCCGGAACCAGATCGGCACCCATGCGTCCTCGCCTTCGGCGTCACGGAAGATGCCTTCGCCTACTTGGCCCGTGAAGTAGAGCGAAATGGCCTCGGCAAAGTCCTCATGGATGTCAGAGGTGCCATAGTTCGTGACTCCGCGAGGAACCGGACGCGACGCATCCGGCGTTCCCCGGATGTCGGCGCTTGGTCCCTCTCCGTTCGGAACGAACCGGCGCAGCTGAGCACCGGGCCGGTCACTCCGCGCCGCCTGCTGCCACGCGGGCGAAGTCGAGCGCAGCCGTGGGGGGACGCCTTCCTCGATGTTGTGGCCTAGCTCGTGGTCCAGGTATCGCTTGAGTCGGTCACGATCGGCTGACAGCAAGCGGTCGGTCTGCCAGATGGCAACCTCACCGTCGCCGGCCGAGGCGGCTGACCAGAAGTCGGTCAGGCCATACTTCTCCGCCATCTCAGCGTCGTTGGGGTTCGCGCCCACCATGGCGTAGTAGGCCTTCTGGTAGCCCCGGGCATCCGGCGCCAGCGAGTCCTGGTACGCGATGAGGCGATCCCGCATGAGACGCGCGCTGGCCCGTCCTTCAGGAGTGTCCGGGTGCTCGACGGTGTAGTCGACGCCGTCGCGCTTCCAGTTCGTCGCGTTCTCGATCGTGTACCCGTCTACGACCTTGCCCTGGACCTTGGTTCCCATGCTCATTCGCCGCGGAGCCGGAGAGCCCTGTCTTGACGGTACCGATCGGGCCTGGGCTCGGGCTGTTGGCGTAGCCCGAGGAACACTCGCCTGTCCGACTGCTCCAGTGGCTGGGCGCATTGTCGAGCCGCCCGGCGTCCGGGCCAGGATGGCATCAGCCCGACCGAGAGCCGCGTCGTACCAGTCCTCATGTCCGGCAGCGACAAACTCCGGCTTCATCTCAACGAGCTTCGTCCTGGCGTCCAGAACCTCCTCGCGAGTGAAAGGCATCTTGTCGGCCCACCGGGTGGTTCCGTTCGGAGCCTCTACGGTGGTGCCATAGTGCTGAGCAAACGGGTCAAAGGAGTTTGGCGTCTGAGGCATCTGCTCACCACGGTAGGAGACTGGCGCCCCCATGAAGCTAGCCGCGTGGTCGATGCCGTGCGCGTTGCCGTCCGCGTCAATGATGATGTTGTCGTCGTGGCGGTCGACGTTGCCAGTGATGAGATCGAGCAGGTGCAGTCGGCGACCTCTGTCGCTAGCCACCGCCTTATCGAGTCGCTCCTGATCGGACCCGCCGGCTTGCCCTGGCACCAGGTCCATGAACACGGTGTCGTCGCTGGAGCGGTAGGTGGACGGGACGTCGGCACCCATGCTTCGTCCGTACTTTGAGGACAGATCCTCAGACAGAGCCTGGTCATTGGCCGAGTAGTCCCAACCAGGGCCGTCGTCGCGACCTGTCTTCTTGCGGATCATGGGTCGCCCGTCGGCCCCGGTTACTCGATGAACGGTTGAGTAACTGCGGTCGCTAAGCCTTCGGCCCACCCTCGGCTTCCCGCTCTCTACGCTGGCCTGGAGGTCGGCCGGCGTGGCGCTTCCCTCCTTCTTCGAGGGGGTCCGGAGGGTTGCCTTCTTGGCTGCCGGTGCGCCGACCAGCTTCTCAGCGAGGGCCCGACGCAGGGCTGGCTTCGGCTGGATCGGGTCCACGCCGACGGAATCCGCCACCTCGCGCATGATGTCGAGGCCGACGTTCTTGTCCTCCATCCACGCCTCTGCCTCGTCAGGGCTATTGAACCCCCGAATCCGCTCGGCCATTCCGTCCGGGGTGTCGGGCACACCCTCGCGTGTGATGCGAGGCTTCGACGGAGCAGCTGCCGGCGACGGAACTGAAGGAGCAGCCTCGGGAGCGTTGCCAGCCCGCAGACCCTTGATCCATTCGCGCATCTGAAGGTGGACGTCGTCGCCGTGCTTGCCACCGGTCGTAACCCGATCGGCAAGACCCCACATCCGGTAGGCGCCGTCCACGCTCTCGTGATAGGTACGCAGCGGCTTTGTGATGCTGTCTTCGGCGTTACCGAGGCTGATCTCGCCCTTCTTTTCGTCGATCTCGCGAATCGCTCGGACGACTCGATCCAGGGCGGAATCTTCTTCGGTGGTGATCCCGTATAGATGATGTCCACGAGGAGCCCTAGCGACAGGGATCTTGTGCAGATTCTCGACTAGAGCGCGCAGTGCTGGTGGAGTTCCGTCCGGCAGATCCGGTAGGTCGCCCTTGGGGATGTCCAACTCCCTGATGGCCTGGTCGAGCTTCTTCTGGAGAGCGGGGTCAGTCTCGACCGACCGCAGTCTCTTCAGTTCCTCGACCATCCGCTGTGGACCGTCGAAGTCGTTAGCGTCGTCGCCACGGTTGGTGCTGATGGAGCGACGAAGCTCCATGATCTCGTTGGCAGTGCCGTTACGACCCTTCGCGGCGTAGGCCTGAGCTAGAGTCATGCTTCTGGAGTCGCCGTGCATGAGCGAGTTATCGCCCTCGGGATCCGTGACCAGCGGGACATCTTCCTTGATGGCCGAGGTGGCGGGAGCCGCCTTCGTCGGTGCGGCTTTACGCGGCGCCTTGCTCACGGTGACGTCGAGCTGCCGGATGCCGTCAACAGTCCGGTCACGGGTCACTGTCATCTGGAGCCCGCGCTCTAGCAGGATCTCCTTGTTCTGGTCGTCCTCCTCGCCGTATCCACCAAAGCGGATCGCCTTAATGCCCTTGGGCACGTCGAGGCGAAGCATGATGCCAGGCTTCTTCGGGTCCATGCCACTGTCGGCATAGGTCCGGGAAATATCCCGATCCACCGAGGTGGACATGAAGCCGGGGTCATCGAAGACGCGGCCGACCAGTGATCCCTCTCCCTCAGGGAGGTCCTTGAACTGGTCGATACTGTGTGGACGGGCGATGCCACGCCACGTGCGGACAGAGACCGGCAGCGGTGACTCGTCCATTACCTCGTCGATGAGCTTGGTGGCCTCTGTATCTCCAGCCTCACGAACCTTCCAGGGGGACGTGTCGCCGTCTTCGATGTTGTAGCCGTGCAACGCCTTCTCGGCCTTGGCGAGCTTCTCTGTCGACCATCCCTTTGGCGGAGCCTCGAACTCGGTGGTCATCTCCATGTCCCAGATGGAGTCGGTCGGGCCTCTCTTGTCGCGGGTAATAGTCCGGACAGTTGGCACTGCCAATGCGTCGTCACCCTCGACGAATCCGGTTGAGGTCGCGGCAGGCGTGACCTTCCTCAGCTCGGCTGTGGCCGTAGCGTTCTCCACATTGGACTTCGCTACGCCTGCCTCAACGACCTCTGGAGTGACCTCTTCTGTCGGCTTCTTGCTGCCATTGAGTTCGTCGGCGATGTCACGCAGGCGCTTGGCGTCGGACCTGCCCATGGCCTGGCGCATGCTGCCCCTGGTCGTGGCGTGCGTGTCGAGGACGTCTCGGTTGATGACGTCCCGCCTCTCCAGCGTGTCGGCCTGGGAGCGTAGGTCCCGAGCCACAACGGCCGGGTCTTCGCCGTTGGTGATTCGACGCATGGCCTCGTCACTGGAGCCCAGGCCCTGGACCGTCTGGATCTTGCCGTCGCGGGCCTCCAGGCGGTCCAGCATCTCGGTGTAGTTGTTGCGCCGCTCCACGCCAGCCCTATCAGGACGCGGGATAGCCGTCTTCTTGGGTGCGATCTTTCTGGCTGGCGCCGCCTTGGTTACGCGCGTGGGGCTCGGGGTCGCCTGCACGGTCGGTGGTTCACGCAGCGAAGCACCTGGGTTCGGGCGTGGCACCGGAGCAGTACGGGCGCCCTCGGGTACCTCGGAGACAATGGCTCCTCGGTTGAGGATCACGTACTGTTCGTTGGCCCCATTCACCGGATCGGTGCCGAAACCCTGAGTGCCCTGCGGGACGAAGATCGCGTCATAGCCGCGAGCCATGGCGTACCGGCCCGGGTCAGCGAAGGCGACCTTCTCCGGACTGTCGTCTTCCAGCGAGAACAGGTATCGGTTGTGCTCGCGGACCAGGTCATCCCATTCGATGATCTTCGCGTCCCTGCGCATGCCGAATCGACCCAGCGAGCCCGGGGTCTTGTCGGCATAGCCGTTGGCATGACCAAACCGGCGGGTCATATAGGTGCCGTTGCCGAAGATGCCTTCGCCCATCCGGTACGGGCCATCCCGGAACTCTTCGTGCACCTCTGCGGCCGGCTTGCCGTATTCGCCACCCTTGGCACCACGGAACAGTCGGAAGTCGACCTCCTTGGTGCGCAGCATCCGAGTGAACTCCTCCGGTGTGACCAAAGTGGTCGGCCGGTCGAAGCCCTGCTCGGCGGCGAGAGCCTCGCCGATCGCATCGCCGCCCGTCAGCGGCCCTTCAAGCTCACCGCTATCGCTACCCCAGCCGCGTGGCGGCTTGGCGCCTGAAGCCTTGGCTCGCTCGATCGCCCTGGCAGCCACGCCTGGCTCGGCGATCAGGTCGCGGGCAACTGTTGGCCTGGTCTCCAGCTCCGCTCGACGAGCCACGTCGATGTCCTCGAAGTGAGCGACGATGGCCCTCTTGATATCCGGCGTCTTGGCATTGCTCTGGCCGTCGACTCCAAGGTCCTTGGCCAAGGTGCGCCACGTAGCGACCGGAATCGGTTGTCCATAACGCTCTCGCCCGCGGTACGGAGTCAGGCGCCGCATCTGCGCGTCGTACACCTCCAGCATGCGGGCCCTGGCGGCAGGACTTGGGGCCTGACTCAGGTCCCGAGTAATGCCCTCAGGGTTAGGCGTCCCATCCTGCCTGATCGGCCGACTCGCCAGCTCGGCCTCTTTTTCCGCCTTACGTGCCGCCTTCCGCGCGGCGATGCGCTCATCGAGCGCCTTCCGGTCGGCTTCGATCTGCTCAGGAGTTCGGGTGTCAGGCGCCGCCTTTGGTGGCTTCTTCGGCACAGTGGGCAGACCCGTATCAGCTAGTCGCTGGGCCCGCAGATCTGCCGTCTCGTTGTAGTCATCCAGGATCGCGGTCCGGACGTCTTCAGGGCTGGACCGGTCTAGACGGTGCCCGCCAAGGAGGCCGCGAGCCAAGGTGCGCCACTGGTTGTTGTTCAGCTCGCCCAGGTCGTCGAGGACTGCGGCGCGCTCTTCCGGCGTCTTTGCTTCGATCAGCTGCTGACGAACCTTGACAGCGTTGACCGGACCACGGAGGGCTGGCTTCTTGACCGCGGCCGGCACTGCCTTGGCGAGTTCAGCAGTGGCCTGGTCAGTCTCCAAATTGGACTTGGCGACGCCAGCCTTGGCGACCCTCGGAGTGACCTTTGCGACCGGCTTGCTTTCCGGCGCTCCCGATCCAAATATCTCAAGGCTGTGGACGATTTCGTCGCGGGTCCGCTCTCTATCTCCCCGCAGGCCAACCGGCAGCTTGATACCGGCTGCACGGGCAACAGCCCGTAGGTCGGCCTCGTTCAGATCCTTGAGAACTTCCGCCTTGGCGGCACGGCCATCGGCCACAGACGCGGCGTCTGCGATCTCTGTGATGCGAGCCCGACGAACCTCGGGTCCCTGCCGCTTCGGTGCCGGCATGGGTCCAGAGGAGCCGCGCCGTGGGCCCTTCGCTCCATGGCGCTTCGCGATGGTCGCGATGAGCGCGTTCTTGTTGCTGGGAACGTCGGACACGTCGACATCAAGCTCAGCGGCGACCTTCCTCAGCTCAGCGGAGGTGAGGTTCTGTCGGTCGAGTTCGCGAACGAGATAGGCCTCGTCGCTGCGGTAGCGCAGCGCGTCGGCAACCTGCGTCTCGTGATCCGCGGCCTTGGGCGCCGCCTTCTTGACGGCGATCTTCTTAGTAGGGGCCGACGCTCTGCCGCCGCGCGGTCGCAACTGCACCCCGGACTCGGTCAGAACCCGGTGCACCCACGCATACGACCGGCCGGTGGAGTTGGCCAATTCTTGGATGCTCTCGCCCGAGACGTATCGCTTGACCAGGTCCTTCGCCAACGTCGCGCGCTCGGGGCCGAGGATTCGTCGGCCCTTGTCGGTTGCGACGGCGGCAGTGGTCTTCTTGGCGGCGACTGTCTTCGTCGGCGTAGCGGCCTTCTTCGCTGGCACCGTCTTGCGTGCCGACGGAGCGAGCACCTCCGCGATCCGGTTCATCTTCTCGTCGTCGCCATCGCCACGTAGCAACGCGCGAGCCCGGGTCTTGCTGATCCGCTTCTTCTCGATACTGCCCTTCATGACGCCGACGTGGGCGCGCTGGAGCGGAGTCAGCTCATCCCAGGACGTGCCGGCCTGCTGGAGAATCGGCTCAAGCTCGGCGCGATTGTCTGCCTCCATTGCCTCAAGCTGACGAGCGCCGGCCGCCCTGCGCTCCTCATCCCTCTCAGCACGAGTCTTACCGGGGCCACGGATCTCGCGACGGATTGCAGCCTTGGTCTCCCGGTCGACTTCCGCCTGAGTCCGTGGGGCCGCCTTCTCTGGAGCTGCCATCTTGGCGGGCGCGGCCTTGCGTGGGCGGGTGCTGATCGCGTCGCGAATCTGCTTGCGCTGGGCCGGAGTCAGGTCCCCGTCGTCTCTCAGTAGGCCCTTCATGGCCTGTCGGACGAAGTCTGGGTGACTGGCGTACAGGTCGTCGACCAGGTCCCGGGTCAGTGGCGTCCAGCCGACCTCCCGGATCTCGGTGCCGTCCTCGGGCCCCTTGAAGTCGACATTCGCTTCGTCGCCAACGAGGTGACGGTGGCTAGCGGTGGTCTCCATCCAGGCGTTGTCGGTGTTGCGCGGATCGTCGACATATCCCTTGTAGACCTCCCGAGCCCTCGACATGTCGAGGTCGGCGCCGGTCTCTTCCTTGAACTCGCGACCCAGCGCCCGCGAGACGGTCTCTCCGTCGTCGACCATGCCACCGGGAAGTGCTCTCTGAGGCTTTCCATCGACCAGCTCGCCGCGAGTGATGGTGGCGATCTCCAGTTCGCCAGTCTCCGGGTTGATGCGCGTGACGATGTTGTCCGCGGCCGGATTCGCGCCCCACTTGCCAAGCAGACCGCGACCCTGGACGCCGGTCCGGGTGTACGGGTTGCGGGGGCGTCCCTTTGCATCGAGGGTGACTTCGCCCTCAAGGCTCGTGAATGGACGGTCGACGGCGGCCACGTCCGGCGGATCCGCCCAGCCGCCCTTCTTCTTCGTCCGGTCGTTGTCCAGGACCGTCTTCGCGGTGTAGTCAGGTGGGTTGTAGCCAGGGAACGGCGTAAACCAGTCGGCCTTGATGCCCGGCGTCCGTTGCCGCTTCGGGTAACCCTCGGGCTGCTCAGTGCGGGACTTGACCGACCGAGCAACCCGCGCGTCGCGTTGCGCGGGAGTGAGCGCGCGAGCCTTCTTGGCGGGCGCGCTCTTCGCCTCCTGGTCAAAGGCTTCGATCTGGTCGGCTGCCTTGCGCAGGCTCGCCGCCGACTTGCGCATGCGCGCCTGCACGATGGGATCAGTCCGCCGCGAAGCGTCATCCTCCGTCCGGGCGGCTCGCTCACGCAGGAGGGCTGGATCCCGGTCCTGTTCAATGGCGTGCTTTACCGCAACGTCGCCCAAGACCGGTGTCGAGTGCTCGTACGCCAGCTGGTCAATGAACCGGTCGCGCGCCCGCTCCTGTGTGGACTTCCGGGGTGCAGCCTTCTTGGCAGGGGCGGCCTTAGCCGGAGCTGCGGCCTTAGCCTTGCGCCACGCCTCGACCTGAGTGAAGTTTGAGTCTGCGAAATCCTTAGCCTCGGCTGGCGTTAGTCCCTTCCTGTCGGCCAGGAGGTACTTCTTCTTCCAGTGCTCCGACGCTCCCTCGGGCAGCCCCCGCTCGCGCAACGCCTTGACAATGCGGTCCTTGATCTGAGTCTGAGTGAGATGGCCACCCATGGCCTCGGGGATGCCGGCCTTACCAGCGACTTCACGCTGTCGGGCGCTAGGCAGTCCATGTAGGACGCGGCCGACGGCCAGAGTAAGCCCGATATCGCCAAGGTTGGCTGCATCGATATCCCGCAGCGCCTTACCAAGCTCATCATCGGTTGGTGGGACCCTGACGGGCCGTGGCGTCTCGGTGAACCGGCTTACCAGAGTTCGAGCTGAGGTGACATACGGAGCAGTCCCGCCACGAACGGTGGAACCCATGCTGTCCCGAAACGTCTGCGTGTCACCGCTGTCTGCGATTCGGCGCAGGTTGGCCAGAACCTTAGTGCGTTCGTCGTCGGGTAGCGCATCGAAATCGACCCGGGACATGGACTCGCGCTGACGAACGTACGCCCGACGGTCCGTCGGGCGAGCGATCTCGCGTGGGAGTTCAGGCTCTCGCTCCGGTGTAACGTCGCCGGCACCCCGGCCGCCGATGTTGCCCTTGGCGAGGAAGAACGCCTCATCGTGCTGGAGTCCCCGGTCGCGCCGGTCCTCGTAGATGGCGCGCTCGCGAGGCGTCAGGGTGTCGACCTGGCGCCGTTGGGCCGGGGTCAGTGTCCAGCGAGGGGTACCAGCCCTTGGCGCTGGAGGCTCTCCCAGATCGATTTCGCGTCGAGCTGCTCCGGTGTCGCCAGCCACTGGCCGACGGGGTGCCGACTGAGCGCTCAGGGAGGCCGCGATCCGGTTCATCGGAGAATCGGTCGGCTCGTCAATACGACGGAGGCGACGAGCTGCCGCGTCCGGCGTGATGACCTCACGGCGGACTTCGTCTCCGACCGCGGTCAGCGCAATGCGATCCATGTCGCCAAGGTCGGAGTTCTTGACCTGGGCGGACTTCAGCCAGCCGTCGGTGAGCTTCTTCGTGGCCCGCATCTCCAGACGGTCCCGGGCGGCAGCGACGCGCAGCTCTTGCGCGGACGGCAGGGCGGGAGCTGGAGCAGCTGCTCTCTTGGCTGCCTTCTTAGCCGGTACCTCAGGAGCAGCCTTCTTCGCAGGAGCTGCGGCCTTTTTAACCGCAGCCTTCTTGGCGGGAGGGGCCTCCGGTGCCTCGCGTGGGAATTTCCAGCTCGCCTGCCGTGCACCGGCTGGCCGGTAGTTGCGCTGGACGGTTCCCGCACGTGCTCCGGGGTTCTCCTCCATTTCCAGCAGGCCACGACGTACCAACGTCCGAGCAGTCGCCGGCCGTGGGATATCGCGCTCGACGACCCATCCGCCACTGTCTTCCGGCTCGGTGCGCCGAGACTCGTTCGAGATCCTGGTAACCAGGTCCAAGGTCTCGCGCTGCTGCGGAGTAAGGCGTGGTTCTTCAGACGCGGCGGCCTTAGCCGCGACCTTCTTGGCTGGTGCCGCCTTCTTGACAGGTACGGCCTTCGCTGCCGGGGCCGCAACCTTCTTGGCCGGTGCCGCCTTCTTGACGGCGACCTTCTTGGCTGGCGTCACCTTCGCGGCAGGGGCTGCCTTCTTAGCTGCCCTCTTCGCCTCGAATTGCCGCATGGTTTCGTTGTAGTCACGAATGTCGCTGACGATGCTGCTCTCCTGAGCAGTGCCCAGGTACTGCGGGTTCCCGTCCTCGAAATGCCAGCGGTTTCCGCGCGACTTTCCACCTGAGCCAGCGCGGACAATCTTGTTGAAGCGGGGACGGCCATAAGACGTGCCGAAGAAGTACATGCCCGGCCGAATGTCCTCGGGACCGGTAGCGATCTTCGCAGGGTCGATCCTCTGTGCCCGCATGGCTCGGGCGATCTGCGCGTACTTAGGTCCGTACTCACGCTCGTCATCCAGCCACTGCTGGCGCTCAACCTCTGCGGCTGTGGGCGCCTCAACGGCCGGCTCGGCTGCCTTCTTTGCTGGCGCCTTCTTAGCCGGTGCCGCCTTCTTGACAGCGACCTTCCTGGCGGGCGCAGCGCCAGTCGGGTTGGCGGGATTGAGCTTGATCCGCTTGTTGCGACGAGAGAGTTGCTCCGTCTGCTTCGGTAGCTCCCGGTCGCCCAGTGCCGATGGGTGGATGAACGACAGGTTCGGATCGGTGATGTCCACCCGTTCCTGGGTGTTCCCGTTATCCCAGGCGATAGTGACATCGCCGTTCTCGTCGCGCCGAATACGGCCACGGACGACATCACCGTCGGGGCCGGTCCAGACGGCGATGTCATTCGTCGTCGGCTGGTCGAGAGTCTTACGGTCGATAGCGCTGACCGGCTGCTCTTCGGACTCCAACGCCCGCTGTGCAGCGGGCGACGTCTCAGCCGCAGGCGCTGCCTTCTTGGCAGCCCTGGCCGGAGTGGTCTTCTTCGCGGGGGCCGGAGCCGCCTCCTCAGCGACCGCCTTTCGTGGCGCTACCTTCTTGGCCGGCGTCGCCTTGGCGGCCTTGGCTGCCTTCTTGGCAACCGGAACCTCGACGGGCTCAGCGATGGCTCTTGCGGCCTCGCGGGCGACACGAGCCTTCGCTGCCTTGGCCGCTCGTGTCTCTTGTAGACCTTCAGCGACCTTCTTCCAGGCTGCCTTCTCGGCCAGGCCCTTCTGGTCGACGCGATCGATGCTGTCGGCGTAGTCCTCGATCTCCTTGCCGAGCTTGACGCGGGACTCACCACGGTCGAGCCGGTTCTGATACTCGCGAGCGCGAGGAGAGTCCAGCGCTCCAGCATCGGTGCCAGCGAGTCGGCGGATGCCCGGCTTCTCTGCATCGCCAGGGGCAGGCGGTGCCTCCGGCCCGGTACGCATGGCCTTGGCGGGCGCCTTCTTGGCGACCTTTCGAGCAGTAGCAGCGCGGCGCCGTGGCTCGGGAGCGCCGGCCCTGACTCGGACCGCCATCTCGTCGAGAAGGTCTGCATCGCTGTTCTGGACGGCGCGCATGCCGGCGTCGTTCACGTCTACGCTGCTGTCGAGGCGGTCCTCAGTGGGATCGAGGAGATCGCCCTCGCGTAGCTCCTTGGCGTCCCGAGCCAGGCTGTCGGCAACGAAGTCAGGGAGCGCGCCATCGTTTAAGTCATAGGCTGCCGCTCGGATGACGTCGCGAGCCTTGTAGGTCTGAGCCCGAGCCTCATACTCGTCGACCTCGGCATCAGAGATCGGCTTTGGCTCTGCCGCTGCCTTGGCGGCAGCCGCCTTCTGGGCCTTGGTGGCAGGGGCCTTCCTCGGGGCACGGGCCGCCTTCTTGGCAGAGGTCGCCCCTTCTTCTGCCTGAGGCTCTGGCTCCCGCTCCGGTGGAGGCGTGGCAATGCCAGCTCGGACCCGGTTGGCGCGCTCGTGGATCCGGCGCTCGTCGTCGTTGCGTGGATATGCGGCGCCGACTTGCTCTTGGAGTTGCTGGTCCCGGCGAACAACGGCAGCATCCCTCTCCGCCTCCTGGCGCTTGGCTTCAACCGTGGTGATTCGTGGTTGAGCCTCGCGCTGGCGACGGGCCTCGTTGCGCTGGCGCTGCTCCTCGACCTGCTCTCGGGTCTGAGTACTGGTGCCTGCGCGCTCCTTGCGGATCTGACGAGCCTGCTCCTTGATCCGACGCTCCCGCTCGTTGCGCGGGTAACCCTCCTCTTGGGACAGTTCGTAGTCCTCGGAGATGATGAGGTCGTCGCGGTCCTCCTGGGTTGGTTCGGAGCCGGCCGTCTTGATGCGACGGTCCTCGATCCGCTTCTGGTCGCGCTTGGCTTGAGCCTCGATCTGCTGCCGCGTCTTGGCCGGAGGCGCCGCCTTCTTTGCGGGAGCTGCCGGTTGCTCCTGTTGTTGTGCCGCCTCGTCTACGCGCTTCTGGTCGCGGAGCGCGTCCAGCTCCATGCGGAGCCTGTCGTTCTCCTCGCGGTAGTTGTCGTTGTCCTCTCTGAGTTGCTTGTCGAGGCGTGCCTGAAGGTCGTCGAGGCGCTTCTCCCTCTCCAGCTGGACGCGCTCGCGCTCAAGGCGCAGCTTCTCGGCCTCGCGCTGGGCAGCGTCAGGGGCCGCCGGTTCGGCAACCCTCCGCTGGGCGGTAGACCTGTCTCCCGGGTTGTCGGCGACGCCTGTGTCTTCGAGCTGCTGTCGCTGCGCTTGGGACAGGTCTCCGCGCTCTACCGGCTTCTCGCCAGGGATGCCCGCTTCGCCGCGAGGAAGGACTGACCCCTTAGGAACCGGCTGGGGCGCCGTCTTAGGTCCCTCGACGGGATTGCCATTCGCGTCCAGTCCACGGCGAGCCAGCTCTTCGGGAGTGGCCTCGATCGCTGGCGCCTTCTCGCTCTCAGGCAACTCCCTGCCCAGGCCGCGGGCAACGCCAACACCTCGCTGCGGAGCCACCGCAGCAATGACGTACTTACCTCCACCAGGCGCATCGTCAACTCGAATGATCTGGAGCTGGGTCTGCTGAGCCAGAATGACGTCACGGTTGCCGTTACCTACGACAACGGCCTGTGTGCCCTTGGGGGCCAAGATTGACCAGGTGACGTGGTTCGGTCCACTCGGCACCGTCTCCGGCGTCGTGATGTTGGTGGGCGCGAAGCCCAGGTCCCGAACGAGCTTGCCGGTCCACTCCTCGACTTCATCCATCCGCTCCGGCGGCAGGCCGAAGGCGTCCGGACCGGTGACACGAGTGAGGAGCATGTCGTAAGGCAGCTCCTCCATCATGTCGTCCATGTCCTTGATTACGCCTGACGGACCACCCGGCTTCTTGGTGTCGTAGCCGGCGCGTAATGCGGTCTGGACGTCCTGATTGCCCTGCTCGGTGATGAAGTACTGAAGGCTTTCTTCCTGCTTTTCGGTCCGCTTCTTGCGGCGCGGCACCGCAGCCAAATAGCCGGCGCCATGGGCGTCGGACTTGAATTCGGCTGGATCGGCTCGCTTGAGTAGGGCGTCGACGAACTTGGCCATTGCACCAGAGATCTTCCACGAATCGCGGAAGCGACCCTTCTTATCCCGAGGGTGTAGCTCTGGCTTCCAACGACCGAGGTCGACGGCCACTATGTCACTCCTCTGGAGGCGGCTCGATCACTGTATATTGCGCATTGAACTGCATATACAAGCGCTGTTGTGGTGTCACGACAATGCCATTCGGATCCTGCTTGAAATTCTCGTATTTGGTGTCCATCAGAGTCAACTGTGCAAGATCCCGCTGATACTTTTCTTCGGCCTTTTCTTCATCGAGACGAGCAAGCCGCTCGGTACGAGCGATGAGCGCAGCGTGGTCCTCAAGCTCCGTCATGCGCTTACCGAATGCCCAGGCCGAGCTGCTCGCGCTCTTCGTCGATAGCGGCCAGCTGCTCCATCCGACGACGCTGGTTGTGCTCTTCCAGCTCCTGGTCGATCTGAGCTAGACGCTCCATCCGCACTGACAGCTCGGCGGCGTCGTCCACCACGTCATCAGCCGGCACCTCGGTAGCGGCGGTGAAGCTCTCTGCCTCGCTCATGCTGAACTCTCCAATCGTGTCCTCCTGGCCCAGGACGCCGACAGCCATGAGGCTGAAGGCGTGTCCACCCTGCTCCCGATAGATAGGGAAGCCCGGGTTATTGACGGCCAGGGCAGCAATCAGTTCCAGATTTCCGTTGACCTCACGCCAGTCGCCGGACAGCGCAGAGGCGCGCAGCTCGGCAATCCGCTCTGGAGTCATGTTCGTGGTCAGTGCGCCGTTAACCCAGATGCCATGCCGGTCCTCGCCGACGTTGACAACCGCCGCGGCCCAGCCGGTGTTGTCGTAGTGCTCGCGGGAAGGCACGATGCCCCACTGGGCATTGGCGTGACCGGTCCCCAAAGTGATCTTCCCGATCGGCTTCTCGGCACCGTCGTCGCACCGGACGGTACCGACCCGGAACAGGTTGTAGTTGGTACGGGTCTTAGGTGCCATTACGCAAGCGCGGCCGATGCCGACGTGGCAGACCTTCCATTGCGCCAGGTGGCCGAATACCCGACCGTCGTCAGTGATGGTCAGCTTGGTGGGCGCCTTGAGCCCCGGATCTGCAAACCACGCGGACGGCGGGGCCAGGGGCGCAACCGACGCGAGCAGAGCAACGGCATCGTCTCGTAGCGAAACAGCATCAGCGCCCATTTCCCCGGTGTGCTCCGCCATCTCGATGCCATACTCCTTAGCCGCCTCTCGGATCCGACCCCACATCAGCTTGAGCTGTTCGGCCGAGTACTTTTCCGCATTCTTCGGCATTGAGAGGTAGGCGATGGCTGCCAGGACGTGGGGCTCAGAGTCGATCGGATAGCGGGCAGTGCTCTCCCGGTATCCAGGGTCGGCGTACTTCACGTCGGCCTTAGGGCCGTACGGCGTCTTGACCTTGTTCATACCCATGGCGCTTCTCCTAGTACCCGCACTTTTCGCAGATACCGTCGGCGAATACGTGCTCGCCGTCGGCACCGTAGGCTTCCTTCTCTTCCTCCATGCTGTGCATTACGTCCATAGGAGGAACCGTTGGTACGAAGGTAATGGTGATGTTGCTGATCGGCTGCATCGGACCGCCGAACATGAACGTGTTGGGGTTGGATCCGTTGGTGGTTATGGTGGCCGGCACTTGCTGAACTTCCATGACCTGCTCCTCGCTTACGGTGAATCCCTCGTCGCATCCGCAGTCTTCCTCTGCTTCAGCGGACGCACGTAGCGCTGGCTGGCCTTCGCCCTCCTGGAAAGGAGAGACCAGGTTGGGGTCATTGAACGCTTGAGCCATGGCCCCGTATATCTCGTTGATGACCGGCACCATCGCCTGCCTGTCTGCATCCGGGATATTCGGCAGTCCGCCGTGAGCCCCGGAGAGTAGGGCTGCGGCCGAATAGACGGCGTGATAGATGAGATGTGGCTCGTTGTTGATGATGTCGGCCAGTGGCAGCCGGAAGGAATCCTGCGCCAGGGAGTCGCCGGCCTGGTTGCCGTTTCGCCACAGGAAGGTCGAAGCGTACCGACCGAGGTCAGGCTGCTTGGAGCCGATGCCCGACCAGTAAGCGATGCGCTTGACGGCGTCATCCGCGTCGAATTTGTAGTCCCGTGGCGCCAGTGGCCACGTCTTCCAGCTTTCTGCGTTGACGTCGAAGGAGCCCCAGTCGCTCATGTCCACGCCAGCCGAAGCCAGGAGCGACTTCTCGACGTCGTTGTCAACGGACATGTGCACCTGATGGAAGGCCGGCATCGGGACCAGAGTTACGCCGATGACGTTGTACTCCTTGAAGAGGCCCGCCTTCTTGTCGGGGCGGAGCGGATGCGCGATTGCCTCCACGGTGAAGTCCCGGTCTAAGTCGACGCTGGGTCCCATCACCTTGTTCTGGAGCATGTAGATGGCCTTGGTGACCTCAGGAACAACCTCGGGGTCAAGGAACGTGCCCTCGATCCAATAGCCACCTATGCCGGGGTAGACGTTGTCCACCTTGCCTACGACCGCAGCGCCATCGTGGCCGCCGGAGGTGAACCGAGCCAACAGCGGGAAGGGCGTTGGCCGATGGGTCAACTTTCCGGCCGCGAACATCCGACCATCGCCGGTCGGAACCTCGGTTGGGGCGGCTAAGCCCCTGAAGCGAATTGTCATGGCGTCACATCCAGAATCCGCAGGTTGCACCGACAGTTACAAACATTGGCTGGAGTGGCAGAGGGATCGCCCGGGAAAAGCAGGCTCTCACCGCCGACGTCGAATGGAGCGTTCAGCGTCCTGACTTGGTTATTGGCCAGTCGGTGCGCTGTCCTCTCCTTGTCGTCCATCGTCGTGTTCCACTGCTTCATGAGTAGCTTCTTGTCCTGGTTCTCGACTAGGAAGGCATGGGCCAACATGCTGCCCGAGAAGTGCCTTGTCGTTTCGGTCTGAGCTATAAGGCGAGCCCTAGCTGGCCAGTTCTCGCTACCTGTGTACGTCAGCACATTGTCCACGCGATTTGCGATTTGATCCAGCGTCTCGCCAGCGTTGGTGCCCTCAAGAATCTCCCTGACGACCAGGGAATGAACCTCTTTCGGGATGTTCACCAAAAGGTTCTTGGTCAGCGCGAGATTGGCCTGAATGAACGGATCAGCCGGGTCATAAGGCCGAGGCAGACTCGCTGCGGCCCAACCTTCCCGCTGAGCCGGTGTCAGTACCTGAAGAATCCGGTCTACCTGCTGCTCCCAGAACGGAACAGTCGCATAGATGGCGGCTGGATTGGGCTGTGCGCCGAACTGCTTGAAGGGGGCCATGACCGCGTCCCGGGCACGCTGGAGCCACAGCTTCAGGCCGTTTGATGCGACCTTGAAGATGCCCTCCTCGCCTGCTTTTCCGGGACTAGGCATGGATCACGCCATCTCGCTGCAAGGTCGCCAGCAGGTTCGGCGGATCGTGAGCGACGCTGCGGGTCAACAGGATCGTGCAGTAGCGAGAAAGGCTCTCTCTCAGCTTCTCGGTGGGGAAGTCGTCGGCGAAGAAGCTCGTCATCGACTCCAGCTGGTCCCAGGCGCCGGCCAGCAACCGGTTGGCATGCGCTGTGTCCTGCACTCGGATCCGGGTGTGCAGCTCGTGCGCCGGTACATCGGGCCAGCGGTTGCGGTTATGCCGGTCGAGCAACTGCTTGCCAGCGCGCTCCAGGCCGCGGCGAACGGTGGCCTCGGCCAGGACGACGACGCCCATCTCCTCGGCCGTGAAGGCGGACGCCTGTAGACCCGTGGGTGGAGCGCCTCCACCCGGTGGGGGGGCGCCGATCTTGTCTTGGGTATCCGGCATAGGCGGCGGCAGGCTGGTCTGAATGCCAGTTGGCGGCGGCGGAGGTGGCGGGGGAGGACCACCACTTCCGCCGCCGCCCATAGAAATGCTCTGGGCCGTAGGGGCGATCATCGCCGACTGCGGCAGGATTTCCTCGGTGATGCCGATGGCTTCACGAATGGCCTGGTTCTGGATCAGTTGAGGATCGCGGAGCACGACCTCTTGGAGGTACCGCTTACCGGATTCCTTGTCGTCCGGCTGCTGCGAGTCCCGGAAGAAGCCTTCCTCGCGCACGGCCTCGGCACTGATGATGCCCTTCTCGTACAGGTTCAGGGCGTCCTGGAGGCGTTGCGGCCGGAGAGTCAGTGGACTCGTATCGAACTGATAGGTGTACCGGCTCGGGTCCTCGTCCATGAGGCGCAGAGCCGGCACCAGGTAGGCCTCAGTCAAGGCCTGACAGATCCGGTTCATCAATGGCTCGATGTGAACCTTGATGCCATAGCCATCGATAAGGAAGCCGCTCCAGTGGTTCGTGTCGCCCATTCCGGACAACACCTCAGGAGGCATGTCCATACCGACGCCGAGGCGCTCGATAGCTTCCTTACGTAAGTCCATCGCCTGCTTGGACAGCTCCGACTCGAAGGTCAGAAGCTTCCAGCCCTCGGCATTATGAGACTCGACAATGTGTGGCAGTACGCCCAGCGCAGAGCCCTCCCCGCGAAGGCTCTGCGCGCCCGCGGTGGCCAGGCGCATCATCAGTGACTCAGAAGCTGTGGTGTTCTCTTCGTCAGGCAGATCTACGTCGTCGGGCATGATGAGGATGCCCGCGCCCACGAGACGTGAATCGATCTGCGAGGCCACGTACTTAGTGAGCTGCTCCAGCTCCCGCAGGATCATTGAGCAGGATCGAGCTGGAGAGTCGGCGCACCAGACGCGCTCCGGGTCCGGTGTCCAGACCCGGGTGACGACGTTTCGTTCCAGGTCCAGGCGCATCGGGTTGCCCTTGGGCCCCCAGGCCCAGTCCCACTCGCCGTTACTGCCTTTGATCCGGCGGAACTCGGTAGGGGTGACGATGTACCAGCGGTCTCGGGCCGTCTCGTCGTCAGGACGGCCGACGATGTAGCACTCGCCGCTGATGGTCAAGTCAATGCCCATCATGCGTAAGTGCTCGGCCTTGGACATCGGGCCACCGAGCAGGGTGTCACTCAGGGCCTGAATCTTTTTGTTTCTGGTTTCTCCCTGAATGCGCCCGAGCTGGTCCACATTAGCCACATAGATGCGCACCCGAGAGCAGCATTGGCCAACCCAGCTTGCTGCGGCCCGCAGTTCCGGCGTAATCCGATAGAGACGCCACAGCTCTCGCTGCCATGCTTCGTCGCGGAATCGCCAGGTCGCATAACTGGCGTCGTCGAAGCGGAACCTAAGGGCCGACGCAACCAATGACCTAGGGACAGCTGACGCTACTGATGCAGTGAGCGCCGCTGGTGTCTTGCCCCTTAGGAACGCCATTTACTCTTGCTCCTCCAGGCGGGACAGCAGAATGGTTGCGTAGGACATGCCCATCCATGCAGGCAGCATGAGCCACCACCAGTGCAGCGGCAACGTCAAGGAGCCCCACATAAAGGCTGCTGGAATAGCGATCCAGACACTGGCGCAAGCCCGGCAATGAAATAAGTAGCTAACTTCAGATTCGTCGCCGAACTTATCGACTACCCAGCGACGCAGAAAAAGCATGATGCGGTCAGCCGTCACCAGTCGCGTGACCCTGGCTACGGCTAGCGTCATAAGGATCAGCGAGGCCCATACCATGCAATTATCTTAGGGGCAAGATCCGGCTTTACATATCGTTGCCCGTGCGTCAATTAAATGCACCCCGTCATGGGGGTGTAGAGTTTCGGGGTATGAAGATTGACCCTTGGGTGGTCTCCGTAGGGGAGGCCTTAATGTTCGTCTGCCCTACGTGTCAGGCTGCAATAGGGAAGCCGTGTCGATACGTAGGCACCCTGCCCCGACGGGGGAACCTCACCCGGAACGTGCACAGCTACCGCCGGAACCTGGCCCGTCGAGCCCGACAGCACCCCGGCATACCGCCGGCCGAGTTTTACCAGCCTGAGTTCCCGGTGCCGTCCGCCGAGATCAGGTCGGCGGCTCAGGCCTTACGCGACTTCGATCTTGAGGAGCACCGCAAACTCCATGGCTGGCTGCGGCGCTACGGTCGCATACTTGTCGACGTGTAGAGTCTCCGGCCATGACTACGAGGAGTCTGGGCCTGAACCTACGTGGCGACGACCCGCGGCACGGAACCGTCAACGGGTACAGCAATCTCAAGTGCCGCTGCTTCGTGTGCAAGCAGGCCTGGACCGAGTACAACCGCGAGCAGCGGCTGGTCCGCTTCCTCCAGCTGACGCCCGACGACCCGCGGCACGGTAGCCGCAGCACGTACCTGAACTACGGATGTCGATGCGGTCTCTGTCGGACGGCAGCCAACACCTACAACCAGACGATCCGGAAAGCGAGGAGAGGTGCAGGAAAACCCTGAGATCAACGTTCTGCTGCAAGGCATCGTTGGCTCTACTGCCTACGGCCTCGCCGGACCCGACTCCGATGTGGACAGACTCGGCGTCTTCGCCACACCTCTCGACCAGATCCTGAGCCTTGACCCGCCGGCCGACAGTATCGTGACTACGAAGCCAGACGTCACGATGCACGAGGCACTCAAGATGTGTCGGCTGCTCCTCAAGGGCAACCCGTCGGTGACCGAGCTGCTCTGGCTGCCCGAGGAGCTGTACGAGGTGAAGACAGAGCTGGGCGAGCAGCTCATCGCCATCCGTTCTGCCTTCCTCTCGGCATCCCAGGTCCGGGCTCGCTACCTCGGCTATGCCCGTTCCCAGTTCCATCGGCTCACGAAGCACGGAGACGGGGACGAAACCTTGGACCCTCGTAAGCACGTAGCGAAGCACGCCCGGCACCTCCTCCGCCTACTTGATCAAGGTCTGGTGCTGTACCAGACCGGCGAAGTTCAGGTGAGACTGGCCAATCCCCAGCGGTACTTCGACTTCGGCGAGATGGTCGCCAGGCGTCCCTCCTCGGCTGAGGAGTGGCTACTGCGGGCCGAGGAGCAGTTCGACTCCGCCGTCTCCGCACTGCCGAGCGAGCCGAACAAGGAGCTGGTGGAGGACTGGCTCTGGTCGGTACGGCACTATGCACCGCCGATCAAGCTCTCAGTTCCCGGTATGTGGGAGAGCGACAGAACTGAATAGCCCCTGGTCCGCCCGGCGTTTTGCCCATAGGGCACAAGTTTTGTTTACCCCGATGTGGGGGTCGGGCGAATCTGTGCTTCGATGGGATTATGACCATGAACAAGACCCCTGGTCGGCACGCCGCATACGAGCCGCCGGCCGAGGACAACGTCACGGATCAATCCTGGAAAGACCGGTGGCTGCGTAACTGGACTCCGCGCGAGCGGGTCATGGCCGCAGTCATGGCTCTCCTGGCGCCAGTCGCCCTGCTCGCGGGCGGCGGGATCGCCTGGGCGGCACTGCCAACGCAGAACGCCACTCTGGCTCAGATCGGCTGCCCACCAGGGGTACCGCTGATCATCGAGCCGGACACCATGCTGGCTCACTGTGGAACGGACCCGAGTCCGACCGCAACGACCAGCCCGTCGTCCTCGCCGAGTGCAACGGCAACATCGCCGGCACCTAGCCCGAGCACGACGACACCGCCACCTAGTCCGACAACGACCTCACCCGCGCCTAGCCCGACGACGACGAGTCCGTCGCCCAGCACGTCGCCCAGTACTTCACCGAGCCCGAGTACGACATCTCCACCCGCCGGGCCGCTGACGAACTGCTTCGGCGACGTGAAGTCGGTGCTCAACCAGGCGCGGCTGGCCGCATGTGGCTATCCGAACGAGAGCAATACTGGCGTCCCTGATGGCGTCCAGCTTTTCCCGGCGGCCGGACTGACGATCAACCAAACCGGTATCTACGTCAACAGAAACGTCACCGGTTGCGTCGTGGTCAACACCCAAGCCGGCCAGGAAGTGACGATCCGGAACTTCCTGATCAACGCCACCGGCTGTGGACAGGGTGGCATCCAGCACTGGGGCGCGGGCAAGCTGACGGTCGAGGACACGACCGTCTACTGCACCCGGGCGAGCGGCCATGGGTTCTGGGTACAGAACACGACCGCAGTGCGGATCCACACGTACGGCTGCGAGAACGGGTTCGAATTGAACGCGAACTCGACGGTCCGCGATTCGATGATCGGTGGCTCGGAGGTTGGTAACAGCTCCGCTCACGGTGATGACATCCAGAGTCAGGGCGGCAACGACGTCTTCGTGTTGCACAACACCTTCGTCGGCCTCAACCCCATCACGTCGTCCATCATCAGCAACCCGGACAACAACCGGCGCTGGACGATCCGCGACAACTTTTTCGCCGCTGGGGCATACACCCTGTACTGCCCTGAGAACGTCGGCAACACCTGGATCGTGACCGGCAACCGGTTCTTCCCATACAGGAACGCTGCCGGCCAGCGACTCTATGCAGACCTGGGCGACCTGCGCGCACCCGCGTACGGGTACACCGACGGCTGCGGCGGGGTCGGCACCTGGACGGGCAACTACCGAGACGACACCCTTGCCTCGGTCTCCCGTTAGCCAGAAAACTCTTGACGCCACCCCGACGTCGGGGTAGTGTTCCGGAAGTCATGAAAAAACCCCGAACCCCATTGCTGGGCAACGGGTGTAGGGCCTAGGCTCAGAACCGCGGCCGAATCTACTCAGTCGGAAGGGAGGGCACATGTTCGAGATCAATAAGCAGATCGCCAGCCGACAGAAGTCGGTGGGCGCGGAGCCTGTGTCCTCCCTCTCGGCCTGGGCCTTCCCGCTGTTGCCGTGTGGGCACTGGTTTGATTACCGGGCCAACGTGCGAACCCAGGGGGCACGAGTGGACAACGACTAGCTAGCAGAAGCGCAAGCTAGAGCCGCTCCCCGGGACACTCGGATCAGGGCGGCTCTTGTGTTGTAGGACAACTTCATTGGGGTGTAGCACAACTGGTCGTGCGTCGGTCTCCAAAACCGAAGGTTGCAGGTTCGAGCCCTGTCACCCCTGCTTGGGTTCTGAGGAATCGGGACCTAGTTTCTTGAAAAGTCCACAGTGGAACAGCATGTGTTAAGACGCGGGGCCCCGACTCCTTCTTTCTTGGGGTCGGGCCTCCGCGCCTCGGGATGTAGCTCAGCTTGGTCAGAGTGTCTGGTTTGGGGCCAGAAAGCCGCAGGTTCGAATCCTGTCATCCCGACGCAGCAAGGGCTCATAGCTCAATTGGTTGAGCACCTCTCTGGCAGGGAGGAGGTTTCGGGTTCAAATCCCGATGGGTCCACGTCGAGGTGAGGAAACTCCGGGGCGAGTAACCCCGCCTCCCTCGGCTCCATGGGGATATAGCTCAGCCGGTAGAGCGCTGTGTTCGCAACGCAGAGGCCCGCGGTTCGAATCCGCGTATCTCCACCCCTTGCCCCCTTAGCTGAGATGGTTCAAGCGTTGGTCTGAAAAACCTGAGACGGCGGTTCGAGTCCGCCAGGGGGCACGCAGCAAAACCTGCACCGTTGGAGGAATGGGAACTCGTCTGCCCCTCAAGCAGAAGAATGCCGGTTCGACCCCGGCACGGTGTACGTCCTCATCCCGGGCATGCCGCAGTCGACAGCGGTAAGGGATGTTGTGGGACCCGACGAATGCTCTCCCTTATTGAGGAGGGGGTGTGTATGCGGCAGTCGCCCTCCGCCACAGCCGAGTAGCGCTCCAGGATCCGGGTCCCATGATGCGGGTGTAGCTCAATGGTCCGAGCATCTGGCTTCCAACCAGAGGATCAGGGTTCGATTCCCTGTACCCGTTCTCGTTCGTTGGCAGCTGGTCTAATTGGTAGGACGCCGGGCTTTGGTCTCGGATGGTAGAAGTTCGAGTCTTCTGCTGCCAGCTCGACCCTGGAGGGAAGCATGATCAATTGTTTTAGGTGCGATCAGGCCATGAAGCCAGCCTTTCCGAGTGAGTTGGACTTACCGCAGCCGGCTCATGGAGTCATGTTTACAGCTCATGGCAACTTCGGAAGTCGGGTCTTCGATCCGATATCCAGCTCCCCGTCGCTGCTCATTCTGATCTGCGACAACTGCCTGTTGGCGAACAAGGAGCAGGTCATGACCGCTCGTCTCAAGCAGGAGACGAGGCACGAATACGGGCCCTGGGATCCCCAGGCGGCCTACAACTAGCCGTTCTATCCCAATCGGTAGAGGAAGCGGACTCAAAAACCGTCAACGTCACAGTTCGAATCTGTGGAGCGGCACATACATGCCCTCAAAGCTCACGAGGTGGAGCGCCGCCATGGTAAGGCGGAGGCTGTCGGTTCGAATCCGACTGGGGGCTCGCGCGGTAGTTTAATGAGGTTAAAACCCCTGGCTGATAACCAGAGAGAAACGGGTTCGAGGCCCGTCGGCGCAACGCATGCGGATGTAGCTCAGTTGGTCAGAGTGCAACCTTGCCAAGGTTGAGGTCGCCGGTTCGACCCCGGTCATCCGCTCGTTATATGGAAGCTCGCTCGCCTCACAAATAGGATGTAGGAATGTTGGACACCGCGCAGCCCGAGTTAATCCGATCGTGGCACAAGCCACGACGGTGCGAATCTTCAGTTTGTGTGGAAGTGACCTTCCCGGAAGAGAAGGAGATCGTCGGCGTCCGAACGTCGTCGATGCAGCTTCCTATCGTTTTCGACTATCACGAGTGGCGCGAGTTCATCGCTGGCGTCAAGCGCGGAGAGTACGACATCTGATCGTCGAACCGCGCTGCACCCTGCACCTAGCAAAGGAAGGTGATCCCAGTGCAGGCGGTTCAGGTTCTCAATGCTGATCTCGGATACCTACACCGGGTCAGCCTTCGGCACGCGATCCGGATGCTCTGCCGCAACGTGGCAGAGGTCCATGAAGCGGAGCCTGACATATGGCTCGGGCCATTCCCGATGCCAAAGGTCGTCCGTCTGGTGCGCTACGTCGTCACCAGGTGGCGTTACAGCGAAGGTCCGGCCTGGTCGCGGGCGGGCGTCATCCGTCGGGACGTCGGGGTCTGTGGCTACTGTGGCCGACCCGGTAACACCGTCGACCACGTCCTGCCGACTTCCCGTGGCGGCAAGAACACGTGGGCCAATACGGTTTGCAGCTGCGATAGCTGCAATCAGAGCAAGGGCGACATGACGCCGAGCGAGGCACACATGAGCCTGCGGATCAAGCCCACATCGCCTAGCTGGGCATCGATGGCGCACTAGTTCCTGGAGGAGGAGCGCAGCCATGAAGTACGAGGAGGCGCTCCAACTCTGGGGTGCGAAGAAGTTGAGCGAGGTGTACCCACGTCTCGCAATCGACTCAGCTACGGTCCACGTCGGCATGCAGTTCGACAAGGGCTACGTCTGCTGCGGCGGGCGAGACCCGGACTGCTACTGCTCCCGCGCTGAGTCGCCATCGGCAAGCGTTCGGATTACGGCGTGGACACGGGACATGTCCCGTCAGGCGTCGGTCGACATTGACGCCGAGGACTTCGACTTCGCAACGGTACTCAGCGAAATCATCGCCGTCAGCGATGGGGCACTAACTGCATAGAGCCCAGGAGAGAGGCTCAAGATGAACTGCGATACATACTGCTCCCACGGCGGTGTGTGCGTGTTATCCCAGGGGCACGAAGGATTGCACGACTCGAACTACTGCACGTGGGCCGACGAGGAAAGCATCAGTCGAGATGAGGCCAATGAGAAGTTGGCCGACGTAAGTCCGCTTGGCCGAGCGCTGTCGCTTCTCTGGGAGGCCGCAGTTCCCAGAGAAGATTGATGGCGCCGAACCAGACTTCTGGGCCCCGCTTACTGTGAGGGGGGCGGGGCCCAGAACTCATTCCCGGATCGTCTAACGGTAGGACGCCTGGCTCTGAACCAGGCAATTGAGGTTCGAATCCTTGTCCGGGAGCGTAGTTAGGGGCGCGCAAGCGCTGGGCTCGGGAGTGCACCCCAATGGGCCCGGGAACTGAGTTCGCGACAAGGGGACCCCGTTTTCGTCTGAGTGGGCAAATTGGCAAAGCCGCCAGCTTGAGGGGCTGGAGATGCTGCGGGTTCGACTCCCGCCTTGGACACGCAGTTGCTACAGAACCTGCCTGTACTGGCGGTGGTTCCAGGTAAACCAATAATCTTCGTGACGGCCCTGGACTTTGCGTCCGCCCAACTGCACTATGCCGACTTAGCTCAGTTGGTCAGAGCGTCCGCCTTGTAAGCGGAGGGTCGGGAGTTCGATCCTCCCAGTCGGCTCGCTTGCCCTTGTAGCTCAGCTGGTAGAGCGTCGCACTCGTAATGCGAAGGTACCCGGTTCGAGTCCGGGCTTGGGCTCCGTACACAGTGGACATGGAGGTGATCACGATGACCGCTAACCGGCGCTAGTCCAGGCGAAAGACGCCTGGCGGCCGAGGACGAGGTCGTTACATGTCCAGAACCGACGTGCACGCACCGTACTGGGTCAAGCAACTCGATCCAGCATGGCGTGATCACTTCCAGGAGGTTCACCATCACCAAGATGGTGTCTGCACCCTCCAGGACTACTTCGAGTCGCTCCGTCGCAATGGGAGAAGCTGGGGAGACTGCTTCATCCAGCCCGTCTCTCGGGGACGCAACATCCATTGTGGATGCTGGATGTGCAGTGAAGGCTACAGCCGCTCGCTCCGGCGTCGCACTGAACGGCACCAGATAAAGCAAGCGCTCCGCTCAGGTCAGTGGGAAGATCCTACGCCTCAGGTGCGGGAGCGATACTGGATCAGCAATAGGCCGTCCACCTGGGTCGGCTATCAGCGACAGAAGGCGTTGACTGAGACCGAGGAATAGAAAACTAGGCCTACGTCAAAGGCGTAGGCATTCGGGCCCTTAGCTCATTTGGTAGAGCATCTCTTTTGCAAGGAGAAGGCGGCCGGTTCAAATCCGGCAGGGTCCACCCCGGAGGGCAGTAATGGAGGATAAGCCGCCGCGCAACTCGACGGGGTTGGCGCTCTAGCCTGGGGTCCGGACCTTGGGGCTGGCGCGAAAGCGGAGTTGTGGGTTCGAGTCCCACCCGGATACCAAGCCGACGCACGCTGATGGCTCAAGCGGCCTGACCTAGGATCAGGTGTTTGTGAGTTCGAATCTCACCGTCGGTACGTTATGACAGTGCCCGAGTGATGAAATGGCAGCCATGCTGGCCTTAAAAGCCGGTGCCGAGAGGCGTGCGGGTTCGAATCCCGTCTTGGGTACGATAGACAAGGGGTCGGACGGTTTCGTCGGGTAGCTAGAACCGCACGTCGGAAGTTGCCTGCACCCGGGTTCGATTCCCGGCGGCTCCACGCAAGAAGCAAGGTCTGTTAGCTTAGCCTGGTTTAAAGCGCCACCCTGTCACGGTGGAGATCACGGGTTCGAATCCCGTACAGATCGCGGACCTAGAGGATAGCGAGATCGTATGCTCGCGTATCGCTAGGACAAGGCGGACCCTTCGGTGGTCCGCCCCAAGGAGATGTGGCAGAGTCCGGTTTATCGCGCAGTCCTGCTAAGACTGTGACCCCTAAAAAGGTCCCCGAGTTCAAATCTCGGCATCTCCGCGCAGCTCGCTGGCCGTTCGATTCGGCCATAAACTTGGCGTTCTAGCGAGCCCTTGGGAACGTAACTCAGTCCGGTTAGAGTTCCGATCTGATACGTCGGCGGTCAGAGGTTCAAATCCTCTCGTTCCCACGCAGCAAGAGTTCGTATGTCCCAGTAGCTCAATTGGACAGAGCGCTAGCCTACGAAGCTAGAGGTTGCAGGTTCGAGTCCTGCTTGGGATACGTAGCGGGATATAGCTCAGCTTGGTTAGAGCGCCGGTCTGGGGGACCGGAGGCCGTCGGTTCAAATCCGGCTCTCCCGACGCATGGTAGGCATCCGGCTGGATGAGGGGCCGCGTTCGAAGTGCGGTAGCGGGTCAAACCGTTGTGGGTTCGAGTCCTACGCCTACCGCGTACCTGGAAGATGACCGGTTGGTCGAGGGAGCACGGTTGGAAGTCGTGTACGTCGCGTGAGCGGCGCCGGAGTTCGAATCTCCGATCTTCCGCGTGATCAAGAGATGGTTCAATCGATGCTGGCCACAGTATCGGCTATGCGTTCGTCCCTGGTGCCTGCGCGGGCAGGCTTACGACCACCGCTGCTACAGGCACCAGGAATTGCCCTAGTCGGTTAACCGTCCGGCCTCCTCGTCGACTACGGCGTCGGCGACCGCGGCGATGGCGGCGGGCGTTAGGTCCACTGGCCCCGCACTGGAACCTCCGTCAGAGTCGCTGGCGAAGTAGCCAAAGAAGGTCGGGTCGACATCGAATACCGTTACCCATGGCTCGTTCGGTAGAGAGATCGAGCCGACAACTGTGGAGTAGATCGGCTTGAAGACATCGCCGCCTGGAGCGTGGCTGGCGTTGGTCTGTCGCCCCGACCACCACCAACCCTGACCGGCCATGGCGGCGGCGTCTCCGACGACAGCAATCTGCCCGCCCAGCGGGACTCGGTAATACACGCCGTTCATGCGGCAGAAGATGGTTGGCTGCACGTCGTCCTCCTCGATCGGGGGTAAGGGTGGAACCGGCGGTGTTGGCGTAATGGCAACATATCGATAGGCCTTGTAGCCAGGAGTAATGCGCTTGATCTCTCGTCGGACGGGGCCATTTACCCCGCCAGCCTGCTCCCAGATGTGGAGACCATTTGTAGTCCAGCCGTCGAAGAGCTGGATATGACCATCGTCGCCCGCGGTGCCTGGGCCGCAGAGACCGATAGCATCGCCCGGCTGTAGGTCGCTGACAGGAATTTCCTTCATAAAGCCCCGGGTAACAAGCGTGACCGTGTTTTCCCCGGGCGGTGGCGTCTTCCAGCACATGGAGACATAGCCGGAGCAGTCCTGGCGATATCCGTCCGGCTGGTGAACGAGAGCCTGGCTATATGGCACAGACCTCGGAGGCCAAATAGTGGCGGCCCTGACTAAGACTTCAGAACGAGCGACCATTCAAGACCTCCTTGGCGGGCGCTAATGGTCAGACGGTACCGCATTAGCTGACAGTTTCGAGGCACTTGATAGACATGGAGACGCCAGCCGATAGGCCGCCGGCCGCGAGTTTGAAGCTCGTTAGGGGTTAACGCCCGTGAGAGTTCGAGTCTCTCCGTCTCCGCCCAGAGGGCTCTTGACCGAACCTGAAGGTCCGGGGTACTCTGTACCCGGACATCCCCCTACAGGATCGGAACAGTCATGAACACGAAGATCAAGGAATGGCTCGCGACCGCCGGATGGGTCATCGCCATCCTGCTCATCGTCCTGGTCGGCACGCTCGCATCCCGCAACCTCCAGGTCACGCCTTCCGGCTTCAAGGCCATCGCACAACAGACGTTCAAGGAAGTCCAGGTTCGCTTCGTCGTCAAGGTCGAGGAGCCGACTACCTGGATGGAGGTTCGGCTGTACGAGCTGGGCGAAAGCCCAAGCTCACTGGAGGAGACCCGGTCGACGCCGTTCATGACGGCGCGGGACTGGTCGTACACCGTGACCATGCGCAACGACATGTATACGGTCATCTGGCCGCTTCTCTACACCGGCATCGCTGGGCAGTCGGCCGGCGGCCGAGGGGTGTGCTGGGTCGAGGTTGACGGAGTCGAGGTCCCGGGCAGTCGGACCCAGATACCGTCCGGCAGCATCGTCCTGGCAAAGTGCGAGTACCGGGTCGACTGACAGGAAGTCGCTCGCCATTGGCGAGCGCAATGGGCCGTTAGCTGAGTGGTTTAGCTCCGGGCTCTTAACTCGGAGAGGAAGGTTCGATTCCTTCACGGCCTACGCAACAAACTCCCTGGAGGAGGAAACATGTGGTGTCTAGGGCTGCTCTGCCTGGTCCTAGTGCTCATCGTCGTCGGAGCGTTCAGCAGACCTGACGACAGAGGGCCCCTGTAGCTCAACGGATAGAGCCGCGGGCTTCTACCCCGCGAGTGTGCGGGTTCGAGTCCTGCCAGGGGCGCGTGCCGTGAGCATGGATGGTTATGCTCCGAACTTTTAATTCGGAGAGCAGGGTTCGAGTCCCTGGCGGCGCACGACACAGGCCGCTATGCTTGCACGGCAACACATCGACGCGGAGTAGAGCAGCTCGGCAGCTCGCTAGGCTCATAACCTAGAGGTCATCGGTTCGAATCCGATCTCCGCTACCATGCTGGTCCCGGCACGAGGAGTGTCGGGCGTAAGCGCGGCATACACTCCGCGGCCCGCAGCAGTGCCCGTATAGCTCAGTGGCGGAGCATCTCTATGACACGGAGAAGGCCCCTGGTTCAAGTCCAGGTGCGGGTACGTCAGTCGATGGGGTCGTAGACTAATTTGGATAGGTCTCCGCTCTTTCAAAGCGGAAGGTGCCGGATCGTGCCCGGTCGACCCTACGCACAACTTCATTCCCCGGTAGCTCAGCTGGTAGATGCATCCGCCTGTTAAGCGGAAGGTCCCTAGTTCGAATCTAGGTCGGGGAGCGCGGGCGTCAATGCACCGAACCATCCGGTAGATGGATCCGATCCTTATAAGTTCGGAGGGGCGGGTTCGACTCCCCCTCGGTGTACATAATCAAGCAGATGTGGCCAAGCGGCTAAGGCCCCTCTTTCACACAGAGGAAATCAAAGGTTCGAGTCCTTTCATCTGCACGTCGAGCCAAGGAGGCTCCACGATGGACACTGGCTGGAACACTGTCAGCACCGAGACTCTGGAGTTGTTGCGTAACAACTTGATCCAGGGCCTGAAGAAGGTGGCCGCGCACATCGCGGCCGGGACGTTCGAGGAGATCCCGCCTGGGAAGTCCTCGCCTCCGTCCCAGTCGGGCCAGCTAACCCTGGCCTTGCTCAACGAAATAGAAGCCGAACTGGCCGACCGGATTGCACATGTGAACACGGGTGACCAGGTAATGTGAACCCATGCCGATGGCGACCAAGGAAGAGCAACGCAACTATCAGCGCGAGTGGCGCAGTCAAAGACGCTTGGAGTGGATCCAAGCACACGGACCCTGTGTCCACTGTGGGGCATCGGAAGAGTTAGAAGTCGATCATATCGACCATAAGGAAAAGTTGCTAAATCCTTCTTACTTATGGTCTTTATCTAGAACAAATCCAAAAAGAATCGCGGAACTGGCTAAATGCCAGGTGCTATGCAAGAGATGTCATGACGCCAAGACCCTTGAACAGCTAAAGACCTACAGGGGATATTGCCGACAGGGGCATCAGTTGGTTCAAGAGAACGTCTACCTCCATCCTGGATCTAGACGTAGGGAATGTCTTATCTGTAAAAAGACTCGCCGCAGGGCGAATGTCCATGGTGGCCGTAGCTCAATTGGTTAGAGTGCTGGGCTGTGAACCCGGAGGTTGCGTGTTCGAACCACGTCGGTCACCCTCCACATTGCACCTCCCTACAACAGCACATGAAATGGACCCCGATGTTCTTCAATCGCCGTCTAGCCGTCTTCATGGCGGCAACCTGCATGGCCGTCTCGGTGGCCGGCTGTGAGCCGATTCAGCAGGGCGCGTCCAAGCCGGGCACACCCGAGGTCGTCTTCGAGATAAGGTCCAGCCCGCCGGGGCTGCTCGCGAGCATCCACATCGACGCCACGTACCCGGACGGGAGCCCCGTCCTCAACGCCGATACCGGCATGCCGTACCCGATGGACGTAGGCCGACGGACGCCGTACAAGCACACGTTCGCCTATGAGCCCGGCGCCTACGCGGTACTCAAGGTCGTGGCCATCGTCGTCGGCGAGCCGGGCGATGTCGTCTCCTGTTCGATCACGGACGACGGATTCACGATCGAACGACCGCAACCGAAGCCGGTCGCCGAGATCCCCCCCGGAGTGATGGGGGCAGAGGTGGTCTGCATCTACACCACCAAGTAGGCGTCCCTAGTCGGGGTCACATCCGACGCACCGCGGGACCGTCGGGGCGAAGCTCACCTGGCACCTTGTGGTGACGAGCTGAGCCCCGACGTACGGGAGAGTTGGGCAATTGGTTTGGCCCAGCGGACTGTAAATCCGCCCCAGAAATGGCATGCAGGTTCGAGTCCTGTCTCTCCCACGTCATGTCAGGTAGCTCAACTGGAAGAGCACGCGACGGCGAAGATGGTCGGTTCGAGTCCGATCCTGACATGACCTCATACATATCCCTGTAGCTCAATTGGACAGAGCATCGGCCTCCGAAGCCGAAGGTTAGCGGTTCGAATCCGCTTAGGGATACCACTATCCACAAAGGAGGGAACCATGGGAACGTGGTTCACGGCCGATACACACTTCGGCCATGCTCGCATCATCGAGCTGTGTAACCGGCCGTTCAAAACGGTCGAGGAGATGAACGAGAAGCTCGTCGAGAACTGGAACGAACGAGTCAGCCCCAATGACGAGGTCTTCATATTGGGGGACCTGGCACTGGGAAAGCTCGACGAGAGCTTGACCTGGGTCGGGCTGCTCAACGGCACCAAGCACCTGGTGCCGGGCAATCATGACCGCGTCTGGGAGGGGCACCCGAAGAAGGGCAAGCCCGTCCGGCCGGAGGACATCGTCAGGTACGAGGCGGCTGGGCTCAACATCATGCCCGGCACCATGAACTTCATCCCCGAGGGAGAATCTTTCCGGGATCCATGGATCTTGTGTCATTTCCCGGACGTGGGCGATAGCCACGATGCGGACCGGTACGACAGCTGGCGGCCGAAGCCCAAGGTGGGTCAGGCCCTGATCCACGGTCACGTGCACGAAAAGTGGCTCACGAACGGCCCCAGAATCAACGTGGGCGTTGATGTATGGGACTACCGCCCCGTACATCAGGACGAGGTCGCCGTCCTCGCTACCGTGGCCCTGAGGGGCTAGTTAGCCTGTCACGGTTAGAAGTGACTCGCTGTAGATGGTGGCGGCCGATCCTTGGATGTTGACACCGACCCAATACTGTCCGGCCGGAACCTGGGTCGATACCTGAGCATGTAGCTCGGTCGGAGTTTGCGAGCCGGTAATCGTCAATCGGTACGTGTCGTTTGATGGCCCCAGAAGATAGACCTTGTTCGGGGAGTTGAATCCGTCGCCGCTGATCGTGAGCGAGGTTCCGCGGGTTGCCGTGGTGGGACTGAAACTGGTTACGTGGATGGCAGTATCGACCGCATCCACGGTGCAACTGCACACAGTCCACGCATAGCCAGGAGCATGCAGGGCTGGTATCCAGGTTCCCACAGAGAGCGGAGGCGTGGAGACTGCCACTTCTCCCGGGTTGTGTGGAGTGAAGGCCACTGCCTCAAGGATGGCGCCCGTAGCCTGGTCGGTGAATTGAATGCCATCAACCGCATTGATCTCGAAGCTACCCGACAGAATCAGAACCTCCACGGAATGAGCGGAGATGGACGTCGGGCTCACTCCCGTCAACGCAGGAGCGGTGCCGGGATCTGGGTTCGGGGTCGTGGGGTCGTAGCACGAGATGATTGGCACCACGTAGACCTCAGACGTAAGCCCGGTGGTTTGATCCGTGAGGACGACGAGGAATGTGTGTCCGTCGGAGCCGTAGTTGTGTTCGTAATCGTCTCCATCCACAACCCCAGTAGTCGTGGTCCCGTCGCCCCAATCAATGGTTGCCGTATTGGGCGTAGATACGTGCACGCCGAGCGTCTGCCCGTCGTCGGCATGAAGGTGCAGGATGGAGGGGCCGCCATCTAGAGTGAGAGACGCGACGTCTCCTGGGCCAGCGCTAGTGGCCTGCGTCCGGCCAACGTGATAGGCACTCAGGATGTTGGGCCCTTCGTCAATAAGCCGAAGCGCACCTTTAGTGGCCATGATGCTGCCCGGGATGACGATGGACATATTGCGACCATTGCTGTTGGTTTCAATGAGATGCGCGTCCTCTCTGGCCCAGGCCAGGACTCGGCCGGCAATGTGTCTCACGAACTGTGGGTACTCGGCGATGATCCTGAAATATCCACAGCCCATGACGCACCTCTGTCCCGTATTGCACACTTCCCCCTGTAGCATCCCACCGTCGGTGACCAATAGCTAACCCTTGCGGAAGTCGACAATCTGATTAGCAAGCCGATGTGCCTGAGTGGTCCAAAGGGGGCGCCTGCAAAGCGCCTATTCGCCGGTTCGAATCCGGCCTTCGGCTCAAGAAGTGCTGTTCTGCTGTGGGCCTTGGCGAGGGATCAGGGATCAACGGTTACTCATAATGACCGTCGGCCGGGATCAATACCCGGACTCGCTACGTGAGCAATTCATCTGACGACCTTCCGGGGTCGATGCGAGAGGCTTATCAACGTCTCAGCAGCGAGAACTCGATCAAAGATCCTCGCGTAGCTGTCGCTTACGGCGGTGGCATGTGTCCTGAACAGCACTACGGACACCTGTTGGACGGCCGACCGTTCTATCTCCGGCTGCGCAGCTCATGGGCGGAGCTTCAGGTCGGGCCGCCGGGCTCCAAGGAGGAGGATCTACCTCTCACCAATCCGCTATGGGTCCGAGACGATTTCGAGGCCGCCCTGGCGGCCGGCGAGGAGTATCCACACTCGTTCTGGCTACAGCCAAGACCAAGCATCCAGGTGTACCCGATCGAGGAGATCGGGGGCTCGTTCCGCACCGACGAGGATCTCCAGGAGACATTCACCAAGCTCCTGGACATGGCGCTCGACGAGCTGGGGCAACAGATCGCCGTCGAGTACGCCACGGTCGACCGGACCGCACATCAGACCGCGGTGGCCGCCGCATTCGATCGGATCATGGCCGACCCGAAGCAGGTTGAACTGCTCCGACGGTTGGGCGAGAACCCAGACGCTTGACCCTGACATGGGGGTGCAGCTAGCATCACAGGATGGGATCTCGCGGATACGACCCAGATCTGATGCTGCTCAAAGGATCGTTGGCCTTCTGGACAGTCGTCGTCACCACTGCCGCTCGCGCGAAGGCGAACGCGACATCCCCGTCAGGCGTCTTCGACCCTGACCAGTACGCAACGGACTACGAGACTGCCGCTGACCACCTGGAGGCGGTACATCCATGAGTCCGCTCTGGTCATTCTTCCTTGCCACGATCGGTATTACGGGGCTGTTTATTGCAGCCAATCGACCTCGGGTCGGGTGGTGGTTCAACATAGCCGCACAGGTCGCCTGGCTGGTCTATGCGATCGGCACACGCCAGTGGGGATTTCTTCTCACAGCTGTCGCCTACGCGCTCGTCTACATCCGCCTGCTGCGGCGGGCATACGCCGAAGCCGAGTACCGAGCGCGGGAGGACGACGAAGAGGCCCGCGATGCCTGATGCCGACGGTCTACATCTCCTTGTTGAAATGCACCCGATCATCGCGGTAGTACGTAGCGCCAAGGAGGACGACGAAGCCTTCGCTCGCCTGGCTGCCGCGAGCCTAAAGCGACAGGACTACGACTATGACCCCGCCGAATGGGTCGTAGCTCCACCAGAGTGGGGTTGGTTTCGAATCAACCCCTGTAATTGCGGCGAGCATGCCTGGCATATCGCCACAGTCGATGGACCGGGACGGGGGCGGTGGCGCGGCTCGTATGTGCGCGTAATGCAGCGCTCCACCGCTGTCTCCGAACCTACAGGAGGTCCATGATGTCCAGTATCGACAGCAAGTCCCGACTGCGGGAAAAGCTAGCCGCGGCGGGACTAGGAGGCAACGACCAGCCAGGCTATGGCGTCGCGACTGACGACGAGATCGCTGAACGGGTGCTTACGATCGTCGCCGACTGGCTACGCGATGAAGCTGTCGAGTTGTTCGCAGCGGCCGAGCGTCTAAATTCGCGCGCTCCGGGCGTTGCCACCGCCTTCAGGCATAAGGCGTTTGCTCTTGAGCAGCGCGCCGTCGCCATTGAGTCACAAGAGGATCGCGATGACTACTGACTGCGTCTTCTGCCGCATCATCAGCGGTGACGAACCGGCCACGATGGTCTATCAAGACGGCGAAGCCGTCGGCATCGTGCCACTCACCGGCCAGGGATCTGTGTCGCATGTGCACGGCCAAGGAGACGCCGTGACCCTGCATGAGGACATCAAGGCCGCCGTCGAGAGGCGGCTGGCGGCGGCGCGGGCAGCCACGCCGGGGCCGTGGGCAGCACGAACTGGCTATCCACAATGCGTCGTTTCGCCACTCTGGCGAGAAGGTGAACCGGAAGATAGTCCGTACGTCTGGCTCATATCAACCACGCTCACCGATAAGCCGGATGTCGACGCCGAGTTCATCGCGGCCAATGGCCCCGACCGGATCATCCGAGACTGCCAGCGGGACCTGAAGACGCTCGCGAGGCACGTGCCGACAGGGCTGGAGTCGTACGCATCGGGGCGCCCCGACGACTGTATGTCGTGCTCTGAGCGGATGCCTTGTGACGAGATTTGTGATCTTGCTGATGATTACGACATCTAAATAAGCGTCCCTGGACAGCAGAAGCTTGCCGAGTCCAGTTCCAAGACGTACTACGAGGCGCTGTTTCATGAAATCCGAGAGGGGACGCGCGTAGATCCGGACCTGTGGCTCAATCCAGATTCTGGCGAAGTCGAGCCCCGCGCTGGATGGTGTGCACCAAGCCCATGAACTGGCATGAGGAGTTGCGAGCCGCCATACAGGCTCGTACGACGACGGCGAAGAAGGTCCGGCCCAGGCGCTGGCGCCAGTACAACGGCAATGGCGGTCTCCAGGGAGTCCACGATATCTTTGCCGTCCATCACAGGGACATGCGCAGCTTCGATCCAGGAGAAGAGGGGCTGGCTTTCATGGTCGGAAACGACCCAGCCCGCATCCTCCGTGACTGCATCGAAGATCTCGACGTATTCACCAGACACGAACGAGACGAGAAGGTACCTGGGAACTGCTTCTGGTGTAGCGAGGACGGCTTCACGCCCATCAACGTCCCGTGGCCATGTCCCGAGATCAGGTCGCTGGCGCGGCGCTACGCAATCACAATCGAGTCTCCGTCTCTTGACTGACCCCCTCATGGGGGTATAGATTCATCGACATGAGAGCCCTTACACTCGCGCTGCTTGCGCTGTTCACTTTGGCCGCGTGCGGCCCCATGGACGGCTCCTCGAACGGAGCCCCGTTCCCGCCGGCCTCAGACGGAGCCGGTGCCCCGATCGAGCGCACAGTCGGCATTCGTGTCACCGTCTACGGCGCCTCAACGGCCGCGAACGCACCAGGACCCGAGGTCCCGAAGCTGGTACGGCTGACGCTCACCGGCATGGGTGTCAACGGCCGGGATGCGATCGTCCTCGACGAGCGCACGGGCGCCGAGGCCACCAAGCTGGAGGAGTACGTCCAGACACCGCATATCCACTGGGTGACCCTCGGTCCCGGCATGGTCAGCATCAACGCATCCATCGAGCACATCGGCCCCGCTGGCGAGGTCAACGTCGGCGAGCAACTCGCCTGCTGGATCGTTGACGAGCACGAAGTCGAGATCCGCGGCACGAGAGACATGAAGCCGGTGACCTCGGGCAGCAACGGTCTCTACGGCGCCGTCGTCCGCTGCGGCTTTTCCTACTAGCTCCCCTTGCACTACCCCCACATCGGGGTGTAACGTTCCTCGGGTCAGTGGCCCCAGTGCCGCGCCCACGTGAAGTCCATAACTCCCTACCGAAAGCGGGACCCAGTGGCCAACCTCAAGCTCAATCAGATCATCGCCTTGCAGAAGGGCGCCAAGGCGGCCGGCGAGGGCGCACTCACCAAGGCGTACCACGACCTCCAGAAGTCGACTCTTCTGACCGGCCTCACCAAGACCTATAAGTCCCGCGACGACGAGGGCGAGAGCCTTCCGTCCGAAGGGGTCAAGCTCCAGCTCCGGACCAGCGAGGTGCTCAGCGACCTGAAGGCTCCGCTGAAGCGGCTGCTGGATCTGACCGCCACCCTCGACGCCGGCAACCAGCAGGCCAGGGCCGACGTGGTCGTGGACGACGTGGTCGTGCTGCCCGGAGTCCCGGTGACCACCCTGCTGACACTGGAGAAGAAGCTGGTCGACCTGACCACCTTCGTGTCCAAGCTGCCGGTGCTCGACGCAAGCGAGAACTGGCACGCCGATTCGACCAGCGGCGCCTACAAGACCGAGCCCGACGTCAAGACGCGCAGTAAGAAGGTTCCGCGCAACCACCTCAAGGCCGCCGCCACGGACAAGCACCCGGCCCAGGTCGAGATGTACTACGAGGACGTCGTCGTCGGCGACTGGACCACGACCAAGTTCTCCGGCGCCATCCCCGAGGAGATGCGTCGGGACCTGCTCGCCAAGGTCACGAAGCTGGCTGCCGCGATCAAGGTCGCTCGCGAGGCGGCGAACATGACCGAGGTCGCGGACGTGAAGATCGGTGACTCCATCTTCACCTACCTCGGCTGGTAGGACTGCTACGCTGCAAACGGCCGGGGTTCCCGCGGGTCCCCGGCCCCCAAAACTCCCACCTCTAGGGTGGGTTGGCACAAGCTCAAGCTGAATGTAGTGGCGTTCGAGGTGGCCCAATGAGGGTGGTGCACCCGTAATACCTCGACTAAAAGCACCAGAAACTGAAGTTCTTGCCACAAACTCAAGCATTGCCGCAATTCGCTACATCGAACGAACGTGATCAAACCAACCGAAGGCTCCGGTTCAAATCCGGACGGCGCCGCCAAACCATGGCGCCGTAGCTTAGTGGCAGAGCGTCGGTTCCGCAGACCTTAGACACGTTCTTAAATGTTGGTAGCGATCCAAATTGGCGGTACCCCGAATCACATGTAGCGCAATGGATAGCGCGACAGCCACAACAGCTGTAGTTGCCGGTTCGAGTCCGGCCATGTATTACACATTCGGTTGGGGGGCGTCTCCGGCTATGAGGCGCCCCCCTCTCTAGCTTTATCCCCATGTGGGGGTGTAGAGTGGTCGCATGACCTCACAAAACCCCTACGGATCGTCGCTCCTGGCCTCGTTCAACGAGCTGGCGGACGCAAACGCCACTGGCGATCGCGAGCACATCAAGGCCGCAGAACTGAAATGCGCTGTCAGACTCAGACGTCCGGGGTGACTTCCTCCGGAGCGCCAGCCACGATCTCGACGCGCTGAGCGTCGCCAGCGACGACGCTGATGAGCAGGTCGCCGGTCACCGTGGTAGCGCCGTCAACGGCCTCCACGTGAACGGTGGCGTTGCCTAACGTGCCGGTGGCAGCGGCCACGGCCGTACCGTCACCGTTGTCGGTGAGGTTGATGATGGTCGGGTCATCCACCGTGTAGGTGACGACTGCGCCGGCCGGCGGCGCGGGTACGGGGTTGCCTACCTCGTCGGTGTACTGAACCGAGAGCGCAACCTTCTTGTCTGCCTGGAGATCCATGGCGACATCGAACCTTCCTGTTGTGTTCTGGTAATACGGGGGTGGGGCAATTACTCGATCCTCAGGAACTGTTTCCCGAGGAACACCAATACGCCAGGCCAGTTTGTAAGTCTGGACCTGGCAACATTTCGGGTCCAGGGTCAGGCGCAATACGGTGCCGCCGAGGTCTATCTCCACGGCACCAGCTTAAGGCAGTCAATCGTTGATCGCGAGATAACGGAAAATGACTATATGGCAAGAATGGCAGGCAACGTGCACCCCGATTGGTGTCCTTATTGCCACACGCCACCCGGGCCCGACTGTCCAAATGTAGGAAAAGATGGCCGGACTATTCGGCGCCGACTAAAGAAAGACCTGCAAAAAGAAATCCTAGAAGCCACCACTGTTGTAACTGCCCGCGTCCTGCCATAGCGATTGCAGCGTGGATGAGAGAGCGTCGCGCGGACTCGCGATCCGAGCTTCTTTCTTCTCGCCATCCATGAGGTAGCGGCAGGCGTGGACAAGGGCATCCAGGCGGTCTGGTGACTCGTTGGTTCCCCAGCCGGTGAAGGTCGACATCTGGTCTTCGAGCTTGGGCATGTGGCCCACCATGTGCAGTCGCCCTTGCTCGCAGCGCATGGCCACGGGCTCGGCGCGCGTCTTCTTGCCGATCTTCGTGTCGATGCGGACCAGGGGCGGCTTACTGCCGGCGGGGAACAGGCCCTGGCCGACCAGCTCGAAGTAGGCGTCGTGGAATACCTGCTGCATCCAGCGCTTGCCGAGGTTCTCCTCGCACACGAGCTTGTCGGCGCCGAACTCGGCCACGATGCGCCAGGCGGCCAGCGCCGCGGCCCTACCTACCGCCATGGCGGACTTGTCGGCCTGGACGTAGAGGTGCTTCTGACGGTCGCGAGAGACCACCACAATGCCCATCTCGTCGTCTTCGCCAGTGAGGCTCGGGTCCACGCCTACAACGGTGGCGATGATGTCGTCCGGGATGTCATCGACGCGGCCGTTCTCGATGTCGAGGCGGGCGAACAGGGCTCCGTCGAATGCCTCGATGACTTCGCCGTACAGCTCCTGGCGGCCGACCGCAGTGCCCTCGTAGCGACGCTTCAGCTCCTGGATCACCAGCGCCGATAAGTTCGCCTGGTTGTCGAATGTCGAGCCGCGCATGAGATGGACCGTGCCGTCGTCGCGCTTGAGCCATTCCTGGATCAGGTCGATCGGCTTCGGGGTGGTGGTGACGAATGCCCGGGGGTGGTCTCCGACGAGGTCTGCCCGCAGAGACGGCATGATGCCCTCGTACCAGGAGCGTCGAGGGGTTCGCCACTTTACACAGTTATGGACTAAGAGGCCGCCAGCGAAGAACTCTGGCTGGCCGTCGATTGTCAGGTCATAGACCTTCGCGGGAGCGGAGACCTTCTCGACGGCGAGCACGCGCGTCTGACTGAGCTTTGCGCTGGGCGGCGGATCGGCACGACTGCCCGCACCACTTGGCGCGCATGCCGGTGCTGAGGTAAACCACTCCGCACTCCGCGCAGACAACTTCCCTAGGCTCGCGCCGCTGCCAATAGGCAGTAAGGCCAGCGCTGGTTCGTTCAGATCTCCCCTCAGTCCAGGCGGGATCATCTCGTTGCGCGCAAGTGAGTCGTTGGTGTGCTGCAACAGTAAGGAGTTCGAGGTTCTCCAGGCGATCGTCCCACCGGCAGCGATTGATGTGATTGACCTCGTGGCCGTCCGGGATCGGGCCGTGGACTTTGATCCAGAGAGACCGGTGAAGGAGGGAGCCGGCTCGATTGAGGTGATAGCCCATGCGCTTGTTGAAGTACCAGCGTTCGCCGTCCCAGTCATAGAAGGCGGGCTCGGCGCTGGCGACAGGGGGTTCGTATCCATTTGGCGAAGACATGTAACCATGCTATCGCCAGGGACTACGTCCTTGGCGTTTTTCCAGCCGCGGTGAGTCCAGACCAAATGGGTCGGCGTCACGACCACGGCACCAGAATCGGTCACGATGCGGATGACAGACGTGCTTTCGGATACGACCCATGCGTCCGTTACGCGCCGGAAGCCTGCGCGAGTTAGGGCCAGATCGCCGATTCTGACCTGCTCGATGGGGATGGCGCCGCGGGCGGTCGTAACTAGCTCGCCCTCGGCTACGCACTCATCAAGCCAGGCGCCCGATGCGTTGTAGCCACGGCCTACGTCAGGGTCATCGGCGCCCTCGGTGTAGATCTTCGCGCCGGATGGGAACAGCACCATCGGACGTGGCGACATCTTGTAGCGGTGCCGGATCTTGCGCCGGTTAAGGACCTGGAGAATGCCCGCCGGCCCCTCCATGCAAATGGTGCGGGCGTCAGAGAGCGTCTCGGCAATGACGAGCCATTCGGTCGAGGCACCGCGGTTGTCGTAGGGGTGCTTCAGGACCTGATTCACGACCCACTCGGATCCGGCTCGACTGTTGTGGGTCGGAATCATCGACTCACCGATCAGATACATGGAATTCGGCGAGTCGACCGTGATGCAGCGCATCGGGGTCGGATCGATGGGTTCGACGGCCGTGATCATCCGATGGTGATTGCGCAGGCTTTGGCTGTTTGTCGGTGCGTACTTAGCTGCTTTGCGCGGGCTGCTGAATGGATTGAAGGTAGGGCGCCAGGTCACCCTGAAGCTTGGTCCATGATCAACGCCGTTGAGTATGGCTCGACCTTCGTGCAGCACTGCTTTTTGACTAAGAGAGCGGGCCAAGAAGGCGACAGCTTCGGCCAGCTCTCGACGCACCGAAGAGAACTCCACCTTGGATGCCTCGCCGTAGCCATCCGAGTCCATGAGTCCAGCCAACAGCTCCATGCGCTGTCGAGGAGATGCCCAGAGGTACTGCTCCGGGACATGTTTCATGCCAAGTACGCCCAGCTTCCGAAGCAAAGTCACCAGTCCGTAGGGACTGCCGCGGAAAGACCCTCCGGACTCCTGAGTCAATCGAGCATCAAACTGTCCGGCGACAATGCGCCGCTGAACATGGTCCGCGTCCTGGGCATTCCCGACTAGCTCGCCGCTGTTGGTGCTGCCGTTGCCCAGCCAGTAGCCCAGGAGCCAGGGATCTATAGGGAGATCGGCGTCAGGCAGTTGGAGGGGACCTGCGACCGGGATGCAGTGATTGAGATCGCCGCGGGAGCCATAGGTCATCGTGTTGACGATGTCCTGGGTCGTTCGTATCCGGGGACCGGCGCCACTCTCGTCGCGACGTAGCGTCGCCCCTCGTTGGCGCAGGGGGCGCCAGTTGGCCCAGTCAGTCGGGAACCGAGTCACGTCACCTTCGTGGCTGGAGCGTAGGAAGGACTTCCTGTCGCGGTGCTCCCAAGTCACCCATTGATGCTCGGAGCAGGCGTCAATGGTGGAGCCGTCAGAGAACGTGATCCGGTAGGCGGTCGCTGGAGTCTGATTAAAGACGGCAGTGACCGTACATGGCGCCCCGGTCTCATCGAAGACTTGATCCCCAATCTCAAGGTCGCCCATCTTCCTGAACCCACTGGGCGTTGGGATCGGGGTAGAGAGAGCCACTGCCTTGCCCCACCCGCGCCCGGCGAGTGCCAGACAGACGAACCAGTTGCCAGGCGGAGGAACCTGCTCGGGACGAGCTACCCACCACCATTCCCCCCGGGCCATTTCCTCGACGAGATATGGCGGTTGTTGAGTGAGCCAGTCGAGGCGTTCCCTTTCGGGTAATGCCGCAACTCGATCCTGTAATGACAGCCCCATATCCCCCAAGTTAAACCCCAAACCCAACCCTTGTCGATCTTCAACCCAACAAACCTCGCGCCCACTTTCCCCTACCCCCTTCCTCCCGGAAGTTGATCTCCCAGGACTTGATCTTTCAGGAATAGCGTTTCGGTGCT